ATCCAGTATTCATCTCAAAGAGATAAATAAATATAAAACTAATATAAATGTCTCATACTCTACGAAAAATTGAGATGATTAATCTTCCTGTATTTGGGGAGGATTTCTGATGGCTAATGGTACTTGGTCAGTAAAATCTACAACAATTCCAACAGGAAGGGTGAAGATAAACAAACCCCCTAATGGAAAATCTATGCAATTAGATTGGACTGAACTAAAAGTAAATAGTGCAAATCAAGCAGTAAAAAACTTAGAGATGAGAGTCAATGATGTGGATACAATTGAATTTAGATATCCCACTACTTCAAATCCAAATGGATGTCGTGATGGATCAGGGCAGTGCGCAACTGCAGATAGTGTACAAGAAATAGCTGATGATAGTTTATATGTGGCTAATTTTGGGTATAGTAATACAACTACTTTATTAATACAAGAATCAACACAAAAAATACTGGCAGATAAAGCAAAGTCTATAGATTGGACTCCACCACCACCACCACCACCAGATAATAACACAGGCAGCGGAGATGATGAGTCCCCAACAGACATAAGATCAATTTCATCACCAGAAGAAATTAATTTTGCAAAGTCAGGTTCGCCAGAGAAAACATTTGAAATATTAAGATATCCAGAAAAAATTGCTGAAAATGGCCAAGATTATATAAAATTTGAAGTATTTGAATATATTTCACAGACACTATCAGACAACAATTTATTATTTGAACAGAGAAGTTCGTATCCCAAAAAGCCCATCGGAACGATAGTTCTCCCAATTCAACCAACTATAAATGATACAAACACAGTTACATGGAATGATTCTAAAATGGGAATATTGGAAATGATGGGAGCAAATATTAGTCTCGGCGTAATGAATTCAACTGGAACTGATTACATGACTCAAATGGCAAATAAATTTGGTGAAACAATAAGAGGAGTAGAAGGAGAACCAGTAAGCCCAGCAGTAGTAACTGCAGTTCAAAAATACATAGCAAAAATGGCAGTGAGTTCAAATACTAATTTATTATCCAGAACTGCAGGAGCAATAACAAATCCAAATTTGAATTTATTATTTGAATCACCGGACCTGAGAAATTTTACTTTCAATTTCAAACTTACTCCTAGAACTGAAAGAGAAGGTAAAATAGTAAGAAGAATAATAAGAAAATTTAAAGAACACATGGCAGCTCAGAAATCTGTCGGAAATTTATTTCTAGAAACTCCAGATGTATTCAACATAAAATATATTAGAGGAAAAGACGAAAAAAATAATGCAGATAATACGACACATAAATCATTGAATTTATTTAAAACTTGCGCTCTAAGAAGTTTTGGTGTTAATTATACTCCATCTGGTACATATATGACATATAATGATACTGCTGGTACTATGTCATCATATGATTTAACAATGTCGTTTACAGAACTAGAACCAGTATATTGGAATGACTATCAAGATAAGGACATAGCAGACGATCAAATAGGTTACTAAAAATGGCATCTTATTTTAGAGGTATACCAGATTTTGATTATGTGAGTCGCTTACCCGACGCAAAAATATCAGACTATATCACAGTAAAAAATTTATTCAAAAGAGGAAAACTCCGTGAAGATATATTTGGTGATCTACAATACTTCACCAAATACAAAATTATCGGAGACGAAAGGCCAGATAATGTAGCTTACAAAATTTATGGCGATGAAACTCTTGATTGGGTGATACTTCTTTCAAATAATATTTTAAACATTCAAACGGAGTGGCCATTACCGCAAACTGCATTTGATAGAATATTATTAGAAAGATATGGATCTTATGAAAATCTTTATAGTGGAATTCACCATTACGAAACTACCGAATTAAAAACTTCTTCTGGGGAAATATTACTCGAAGAAGGAATCATTATCAATAATTCGTGGTCTCAAAATGGTAATTTTATCTATGGATTTGAAACATTAATATCATTTACAATTTATGATGCACCAACTAGAACTTTAACAATAATTCCACAAGTTCCTATTAATAATATTAATGTAAATGATGAAATAGAACTCAAAAATTTTGATAATAACTCCTTTAATGGTAAATTTACTGTCAAATATGTGATAGTTAATCCTGGTACATCTCTTGTAAATTATTTACAGTGTGAAATTCCAAATACTACGCAAGAGCCAATTCTAACTGGGAAAGAAAAAATCATCTATACTCCAGAACAAAAATACACAAATAGTAACGTATATTATTATCAATATTATGACAGCAAAAAAGGAGAAGTAATTAATATACCATCATCTGAATTTACTGTACCAGTAACTAACTACGAATATGAATCTAAAATTGAAGATGATAAAAGAAATATATTTTTACTAAAACAAAATTATCTGAATGTAATTCTAAATGACGTTGAAGTAAATTATCCATACAAAGAAGGTGGACAACAATATATAAATGAAACGTTGAAGAAAGGAGAAAATATAAGATTAATGAATTAAAAAAGGAGCCTTTCGGCTCCTTGTAAATTATTCAGCTAGTTTACTAAAATAAGCTAATGCATCTTCTTCGTCCTCATCTTCTTGTTGAACTGGAATTTGAGTAGAAGTAGATTTAATTCTAGAGTATGATTCTTCTAGTTCTTTCATGATATCATCTTCTTTAGATGTACTTTCAACTAGAGATTCTAGTTCATCTTCTTGCTCACGAATGGAACTTAAGGCAGAACTTGTTCCTAGAACATAATTAAGTCGTTTCTGTAGATCATCAGAGGACTTAAATTTATCACGAGAGATCAGTTCTTGTAGTGAAAACTCTGATTTCCAAAGTTTTTCTAGCTCATCATCATCCCCATTTAATAGTGCTGATGGAGACTCAAATACACTATCATCATAATTTGGATAGCCAGCAACTTGCTTTACGCGAAGTCGGAAATTAGCACCTCCCCAGAAATCAAATGGATCAATTACTGGATCATCTTCAAATTCTGGTTTCATTGCAGATTTGATTTTATCAAATACTTTTGCGCCAAACCTGAAAATTTTAACTTGACCTTCAAGTGAAGGGTCAGCTGGATTACTTACAATGTAAACATTTGCGTAATAGCTAAGCTTGCGCTTCCTTGCACGAGCAATTTCTTTATCCGAATCTAGTCCGGAGTTCCAGAGTTGACCATTCAAAGAACAAACACAACACTCTTCTCCAAGTGTTGTTGGACAATTTTCAATAAACCAACGATTGTTTACCTGAAACCCGTGGTTATACAGTTTCACAAAAGGAAGATCTTCGTTTTGTGGAGCAGGAAGAAAACGAATGACTGCACGACCATTTCCTGCTTTGTCTGTCTCTAATTTGAACAGATTTGGGTTGTCTCCAGCATTTGCAGCACCCATTTTTTCTGCTTCTTTTAGAAGTTTTTCAGTGAGGCTACCAAGTGAAGACTGTTTTTTTAGATCTTTAAAATTCATGTTACGCTAGATACGATTTATACGATTGGCGACTTTAGGGTTCCAAAGCCCATTCACATTATAGCACAACCTCAGTCATCCTGCAACTGCATTTTGATTGTTTTAATTAAGGTTGTAATATTACTAAAGACTTGATTTATATCTGACTTGGAATCAATTCCAATTATTTTAACAGATTCATTTAATTTTTGTTTCATATCGATTGCATCTGGATCGTCAGAAAGACTCAATCTAGTATATAAAACTTTTTGTTTTTCAAGTAAAGACTCTAATGTTTTTATATGTTCTAATTTAATTTCTTTTGACATCGAACCAAAAGAAATAACATTTGAGGCTATCTTTTCTTGCAAATGGCCAATTTCTTTTAATTCTGCTTTTACTATATCTGATTCAAAAAAACTCACAATAATACTTTTCGTAGAATATTTTTGTATTTATCCATATCTACTTTTAAAAATGGAGAATATTTTTTTATCTTTTTAGACACTAATTCCCAAACTGGATCAATTAATTTTAAATCAAATTTTTCTCTATAATTTAACATTTGATCTAAAATTACCATGGTCTCTAACATCAGATTATCAGACAAGTATTCTTTTAAAATCTTAGGATGTTTGTTATTTTCTATATTAAGAAACTCAAGGAAATTTTTTCCTTCAAATACTTTTCTCAGATCTTGCTCAAACAAATAACTTAATGATTGTGTTTTTTTCTGCCAATCTAAATAATTTTCATTTCCATTTTTAATTATATCACCAATCCATAAAGAAGATGGATCATGTGAAGATATAAAATTAGAAACAAAAAAATCTACAATTTCTTCGTCTTTATTTTTTCTAGATAGTTTTTCGAAAAACAATCTGTCTTTTCTTTTATGAAACGATTCAACTGAAGCTTTTATTTTCCCATTATATTTTATGAAATCATATGTATCATTAGTAAAATGTTGCTTAATAGCAAGATATGTTTTGTATGTTTCATGTGGTGTCACTTTCATTAAATTATTATAATGGTAATTTTGCTCTAGAAGTTTTTTTAAGAAAATTTAATTGAATAGCATCCCATCTTAATTTTTCTTTTAATGGTTTGGAAATTAGCTTAGACACAGATTCTATGTCAATATTATTTCGTTCACAATATTCTACTATTGCATTGATATAGTTATATTCTGGATTTTTTTGCACAAGAGTTTCTATTTCTTGTGCAAATTTATCTTGACATAAAAACTTTTTCTGTAGTTCCTTTTTTAATTCTTCAGACGGATTCATATTCTTTTAACTTATCTTGAGTGAATTTTTTTACATATTTTACAAGTAATTTAATATATTTGGGGATGTCAGTTTCAATATACGTCTTAACTTCACCATTCTCACATGCCATGATAATTACAAGTTGTTCTACTTCTTTGCCAGTCAACTCTTTTAGCATAAAGCAATATGCTGCAGCTTGAACAAAGTAGTTTTCAATCCATTCTCTTGGCTTTGGTTTTTCTGATGTTTTATAATCAATAACACTTAATTTTCCATCATATTCTGCAATAGTATCAACTGTACCAGCCAATTGAAAATATTCACTATACATTGAACGCTCAATTGCTATGATATTATCAATCTTATTCAACTCTGTTTTTGCTACATCAAATAACATTTTTGGAAGAGGAGCAAAAGATGTGGGAATGTCTAAATTCAAAAGATAATTTTCAACCAAGAAGTGCATACCAGTTCCACGAGAAGTGGCAGCTTTTGTGATTAAATTAGCTTTTTCTTCTCCTACTCGTTTTCTCCACTGAGCAAACTTTTCTTTATTATAATGAGAAGTTACAGTTGTAACAGAAATAAATTTTCTTGGCGATTCGTCACCTACAATTTTATAATACCTAGAACCATCAATAGTTTCTCTTTGCAGTATTGGGAATTCAATGTCAATGTGATTGAAATTTTTTCTATCGGGTTTAATATTTAACATTCCAAATAAAAATTGATACTCATATTATACCACAGGAAATTTTCTGTGTCAAAGGCCAAGAGAGTGTTTTGCAACCAAATATTCTTTAACCAAACCAGATCTAACGACATCATCAATCCCAAATTCTACGCATTCAAATGATGGCATAATGTTGAGAACTTTCATGAAATCATGAATTCCGTTTCTTTCATTTTGACGAACTAGATCACTTTGAGTAGCGTCTCCACTAAACATAATCTTACAGTTTTCTCCAACTCTGGTAATAATGGAGTCATTTTCGTGTCCATTCATATTTTGGAATTCATCTACAATGATAATACAATTATCAAATGTAGTTCCCCTCAAAAAACTAGAAGACCAGAATTTAATAGTTTCTTGTGATTTCAAATTGCCATATAGCATTTCAAAGTCTTCATCTGATGGAAGTTGGAACATGTATTTTACCATGTTCTTATATGGAATTTCAAATAATGCACTTTTATCTTCGTGTCCACCAGGCAAAAATCCAATCTCACGAGTTTGAACTAGAGAACGAATAATATAAATTTTTTCATATGGAGTTTTGTCATTCAATACTTCTTGTAATGCCTTATATAAGATCACAAATGTTTTGCCAGTTCCAGCAGCACCATATGCAACTAAATGTTTTCCTTCATCATAAAAATCAAATAATTTTTTTTGATTTTCTGTAAGTGGTTCTATATCTAATAGCAAATCAGAATTAATTGGTTTTCTTCTTTTCATCTGCTTTGCTGTCATACCAACTCCAATAGGTTGGTATTCGTCAGAGGTCTTTCTTCTTCTTGCCATATCAATATTGCATTTTTGATTTACTTCCACCTGATCTGTCAGCTTTTTTCAAAACTTCTCCCCAACCAGGATGCTTATTTACCAAACGATTCTTCCAATCGCCAACTTCACCAGAACCTGGACATGTTGAGGGATCCGACCAATCTCGTTCCCAATCAGAATTATCTAGTTTCCATTGATCCCAATCATGGATACTCAAAGTGATTTCCTTTTGTTCACCAGTCTTTTTATTAATTATTGGATATATGGGCAAAATCAAAACTCCGTATAATATCTTTTATATTTATTCTATGCAAAGAGAAGGTGCATCATCACACTCAGCACAATCAATGCATTCATCAATATCAGGGTATTTTTTTAGAAAATCTTGAAATTCTTCTTCAGTAAAAAGAACCTTAAATACATGACCTGTTAAATGGTCTTTGACGCACCAACTTTTCATTGTTGTTTATGGAGATAGTCTTGCTTTATGTAGACGCTTTTCTTGGTAATATTTCCAAACATTAGGTGCCCACTTTTCAAGGTGGGGAACAAATTGTTCACATAGTGCTTGAATTTCTAATTGTGCATCCATCTTTGCTCGAAGATCCATAATGTGAAGAACAGAGCGTAGGTTAAAAGAAACCACAAAGTTCTGACGAATTGCTTGTGCAAGATAGTCCCTAATGTGTTCTTCACACATTCCTTTTTCGTATTTTGTTGCATAACGCTTACAACCTTCTACAATCCAACTCAATTCGTCATCATAATCTTCTTGAGTCCAATCATATTTCTTACCATAACGATTTGTATAGAATCCTGGAGGGCGAACGAAAAACACATCTTCTGGTTTTAGTTCTCCACTAGCAACTTTAATAACTCGTTTTCCAGTATAACGTTGCGATTGAACATCAAAGCTAACTCCAACTCTATGAGTCCTTGCTTGCATTGCAACATTGTGAACATACCCAGAAACGGAAAAGGTAATGGAAGGGTGTTCTAGCGGCCCCCAGTGGCCTTTTTCGTTGCTTAGAAGACGCTCTACCACCCATTCACCACATTCACTTGGTTTTGGAATTTGCTGATTGTGAATAGGTGTTTCAGAATAATCACATTTTCCTGCCTGATAAATGACTTGTTCTGGTAATGTATAACATTGAAGCATTACAACTTCAAGATTTTTATCTAGCTCAAGTAGGTCTTTTGCTTTAATTGGTTTCATTCTTTTTCGTTCTCCCAAGTATCTTTTTCTTTTTTACGAAGTTTTTTAAGTTCCTTCATCATCTCTTTAATCTCCTGATATGCAACCTCTGGAGACATTTTATCAGAGATCTCAAGTCCAACTACATATTGAACTTTATCTCCAAACCTAGCAAGTGCTCTTTCAAATGCAGTTAATTCTTCGTACATTAGGGTTCCTCATAATAATCTGGGTCATATTCGTCAACTGGAATTTGAGAGGATTTTAAAATATCTTCTATCTTAATTACATTATCCTCTTTATATTGTTTAGGCTCTTTTAATTCTAATTTCAAAGATTCAATGAGTAACTCCATATTTTTTATGATGAGTTCTATTTTCTTTCGATTCATTTATCCTATGAGTTTGTCTACCCATTTTACACAAAAAAAGGAGGATTGTCAATCCTCCAGTAATTTATGCAACTTGTGGCTGTTTTGCCATATTTAATTGTGCATCTTTAAGAAGTTTTTCCTTCTTTGCTTTTTTCTTAAGATAGCGAACAAAGTAAGTATTCATTTGTGCCCCTCCTTTACAAACTTAACACCACGATAGGTTTCGTTGTATTGTTGAGGTTGTTGCATCATTTGTTGTTGATATTCAAGACGCTTTTGGGTGTCATATTCTACACCACGATATACTACTTTAGACATTAGGGTTCTCCTTAGTTTTTTAGGTTAAAGAGCGTTCCTTCAGTCGGCGTTTGCGTTCGCTATTTGCGAATAGCGAATGAACGTTCCGTTCCGCGTCGGCTTACTTCCGTCCCATTTGGGATGAACGTAAGGTCATTATAGACCTGTTAGGTTATATAGTAAAGTTCTTTTGTAACTTTTGTTACAATTTATCTTTCAATATAACTTAGTGTATGGTTATTAGCATACAATTGCTGGATAATTATATCACAACCAATCTTTGGATTGCAATCTCCACAAGTATAAACATCTACTGCTGCTTTACCTTCTTCAGGCCAAGTGTGAATTGATATATGACTTTCTGACAATAGGCACAATACAGTAACTCCTTGCGGTTCAAATTTTTTAGAAATTGTTTGAACTACAGTTGCACCACTCGCTTCTGCTGCGTTTTCTAATAAATCTATAAGACAACGCTCGTCGTCCAAAAGAACAAACGAGCATCCATACAAATTAAGTAGATAATGCTTTCCCATTACATTGGATCCTCTTCATATTCTTTTATAAGATCAGAAACTAATGATTCAGTTCCATCCATAGTTTTAACTTGATATAAAGAAGACTTCATATATTTTTTAATTTTTTTATATTTTTTTAAGAGCTCGTTTACTTCATCTTTATAGATTATTATATTAGGCTCTTTATTATTAAAACCGTTACTCATTTCCTTTTTTTATTTTCAGATGGCTTATATCCCCAGATTCTTGGATTGACTTTACCATATCCAAAATCTATCTTCTTCAATTTTTTTTCTTTATATTTATCATAATATAAATCGAAAATATCTGCTCGTTTTCTTCCCCTACAGACATCTACATATTTTTTACTATCAGTTTCATAGTAAACAAGATATGCATCACTGGGAGAAGAAGAATCTTTAATTTGCTCAATAGTTGCCTTTTCATAAAGAATTTCGCAACCATAAAATAAATTTATTTGTTGTTTTTCTTCCTTTGTCCATTCTTCCATCTTATCCTTCTTAGCAATGGTTTTCATGATCTTCCTCCCCATTGAATGTCAGGATATGCTTCACTAATAATAGGAAGAGATATTTTATATTTAGATGCAAGTTGTTTATCTTTTGTTAAAATTAAAATTTCCGCTTCTAGAGGATGTAATCCTTCTAGAAGATTGATAAACATAGTTTCTCTTCTAATTTTTGAAATATCATTATTACCACCTTCAATAAAGTTATAAAAAATACCAGCTTCTCTTCTAAGAGAAGTTCTTTGTCCATTACTATATGAATCTATAACTTGGGGATTATTAAGTTGTTTATCTATAGTATTAGATAACGTATCATTACCAGAAGTCTGATCTTGTACGCTTGAATATGGAACAGGACCTTCAGGTAACGAAGAACGAATACTATCATCAAAATTCCAAATCAAAATAGAAACGAGAGCATCATTGCGATACTCTCTAAGAACTTCTATCTTTTTTTCTTTTGTTCTTTGCTTTGAAACTAATTCAAGAATTTCATGTTGAAATGGATTTGGCTGTAATTTTGGTAACTGTTGCTCAGTCTTTTTCATTTTAGTAGTTGTCATATCAATCAAGTAATATTAATATACATTAAAATAGGCAATTTTATTTAGTCGTCATCTTCATCAAATTCATCATCAAAATATTCGGGATTAAATGATATCGCAACAACTTCATCTGGGATTATATTACCATTGTCATCATAGAACTCTGGATGAAGTTTTGGAATCTCACGATAATTCATCATATATTCTCTAGCTATCCATCCTCCCATCATCCCAACAATAAAAAACATAACGATTAAAAATGAACCAAAAACTAAACTTGTTGCCAACATATTCTTTCTCCTAAGAACTTCTTTTCTTTAAGTGAATCTCTACGCGAAAATGAAGTTCTCTCCTAAAAAGTGAAACCATTTTAGCATAGATAAAACTAAAAAATTTTGGTTCCTCCTCTATTTTTTTTATATTTCGGAGCATTAGCTCCATACCTCTATTTATTTTAGGTCTTTTTCTTTCTTCCTGGTTTTTTGTCATGTATGTATTTTTCAGCATCAATTAGAATTGAATTAACATAATTACGAATCTTTCTGACAAAAGGCTTGGATAAATGCCCATATGCTTCTCTAAGTTGCTTATGGGAATTATCTTGACCTCCCTCTAAATATTCATCTAATTCAAGTATTAGATATTTTAAATTAATTGCTGTGATACTGTTCAAGAATTGTTGAGTTTCAATTCTTTTTGCATCTTTGCCTTTCAAATACTGATAGAAATTCATTACAAATTTTTGCTCAACAAAAGCATAATCAATTGCTTTTTCTACATCATAACAATATTCGTACATTTAAACAATTCCTTTTTCTTTTAGGTATTGAACAGTATCTGTACATCCACCAAGATGATGCTCATTCATTATAACTTGCGGAAATGTTGATCCTTTTCCAAATTCAGAATAAAATTCATCTCTTGTGAAATTTTCATCCAATGTATATACAACGTGATCAAGATTAGACAATTTCATAACTTGTTTAATCTTATCGCAGTATGGACAACCTTTTTTTGAATAAACTGTAAATTTCATATTTTTAAACCTCGTCTATTAATAATTAGTTGGTTCGTCTTTTTGTACTAAATCTCCTTTCCCTTCCAATGTTTTTACAAATAGTTCAGTGAATCTTTCCATCTTTTCTGGATGTACAGTAGCAGGATATTCATCAATTGCATTTTTTAATGAATTTAGCTCATCCCATTCTTCAACACTTAACATAAAATCTTGTACTCTATTATTACAATTTTATTTAACTACTAAAACATTCCCCCTAGAAAAGACGGTCCACCATTACCATCCTTTTTCATTTTTTCCATCATTTCTTCTAATTTATCTGAAAACTCTTCAGATTTAATAATTCTATCGATAGCTACAAGAAGTTCAGAAATATTATAATTTACTGTGGATTTTTCAGATCGAGCAGCATGTGCAAGAGCAGCTCTCAAAGATCCCTTTGCTTCTTCTAAATTTTCAATAACATTTTTAGATAATGCCATAATTCTCCTTTTTGTATACTATTATTTTAGCAGATTTACAAATAAATCCTAGTCGAGAAATCCGTACCTAATATTTTTCAATTGTATTATATATTTCGTATATTACATTAGAAGTTTCAACTGATTCTGATTCGAGAGTTGTAATTCTTTTTTCTTGTTCATCAAGTCTTCGAATGATATTTACAATAGTATCCATTAAAGAATATTCAACTCCAGTTACTTCATCAGTAATTTTTAGATTTACATCCTCATAATCTTTTAAAAACTTATCAAAAAAATTCATGGTTTTTTAATCTGTCTAAATGGAATATTTAATGTCATCTCATAATTAACTGGACATCCATTCGTTGATTTATACTTAGACACCCATTTGTTTAACATGATTTTAGCATATTCAGGACGAACTGAAAATGCTTTTCTCCTACAATCAAAATACTCCTGAGATTTTTTTGGGAAATTTTCTGCCTCTACCAACAAAGAATATTCTAATGAATTTAACTGAACTTCAAACTGGTTTTTATTATTCTCAGTTGGATCATTTACAACCAAGTCAATTAATTCTTCAATCATTTTCAATATAGTAAAATTTTTTTTCAGGGTTTTTTAGTTGCTTTTTAATAAATTTTGTTGCCGATTCTAATGAATAAAATTTAACCATTTTTGGGAAAACTTCCATTTCCATGAAGTTCCACCAAATAAAAAATTTTTTATATTGAGGAAAGAAGCAGACTTCTCCCGATAAATCTGCTTGTTCTACTACTCGGTATTTCATTGGTTTTTGTTGATTGTTGGTACAGTATACTCTACATCATTCCAATGTCGAACTACTCCAGCAATAATAAAACAATTTGTAATAAGATAAGTAAAAAAGATTATAGATCTTATGACTGCAATTTTATCAGACTCACGATCGCATTTTGATGCCTTTTCTCCCAATGCTTTTGCCCACCATCTCCAGGCATTTTTAGATTTTTGTTTTTTCTCTTGATTCATGTCCTAGTTTCCATGCGGTCTGTAACCATTCTGTTAAAACTTTTCTTTTTACAAATGGATCTGGGCACTGGGTATCATTAAAGAACTTATCTGATCTATTGATGTATTCTCCTTCTTCATAAAACCAATCATCAAAATCTTTATAGCTAGTCATATTCAGGTTTTTTAGGTTCAGTTTTAGAAATTTGACATCCCTTTTTATTTAACTTGTAACGAGACATGTATTTGTCTAGATGTTCTTTACAAACAAAGTAACAAACTTTATCCTCTTTACCATCCTTATGTACAAGTTTTATAGGAAAGGTTTCATGAAATGGCAAAGTCTCAATTACAACTTCCTCTTTAGGTTTTTCTCTTTTAGCCTGTGGTTTTAGTTTAACTGGTTTTTTCTTTGTCATTTAAAACTGATTTATAATAACGGTTGTAAGCAAGAAATCTATTCATACTAGGAGTTACACCAAGAGATTCGCAACACCTAATATAAGATACAAACTCAAACCAAGGAGCAGTAGGATCCGTATCGCTCATAGTTTATATTCAACACTTCCTTGGTGTACAGTAGATTCCTCATCCCAACCCTCTTGTTTCTTTTTAAGATACCATCGAGTTGCTCGAATACAATCCTCTTCGGTAAGGCTAGTAATAACTCCGTTACCTTCTTTGTCTGTACTTTTCCAGGTTCCCCAACGAGCTTTCTCTACCTTAAAAGCATCGTCAATCCAATTGATCTCTTCAGGATTCTTTTGGTGTTCCATAATAAGCTTTATCCTCTCGGTATCGTGTAATGATTGCAGATGCAAATTCAACAAAATTATCCATGTTAGCCTGGACTTGTGCCTCACTATCATCAAAATTATTAGTGATGCTTTCGATCATCTCTTCTGATGGAATTTGAGACATTAAAAGAGCAAGAACTGCAATAATATATGAGGCAACATTATGTGCAGCACTGACATCTCTCATGGCAAGAATGGTATCAAATGTGCTAGGAATTCCTTCTTCTTCATTTCCATCCTCATCAGCACCATAAGAGGCAATTGCACCCATACCACAAATCCAAATTAATTCAAAACACATAAAATTTTGAACATCAGGAGAAATTAAAATTAGTTCTTCTTTGGTTGGGATTTTACCTTTTCGTAAAGTGTCAATGATATGGTCTGGAATATCTTCTAACTCAATATCTTCTGGAAGACACTCGTTTAGATCATGTCTTTCCATTAGACACTCAAGAAAATCATAAGTAAAATCGGTGATCTCTTCTCCTTCCTTTTTAATTTCGTTAATTCTCGATTGAAGTGACTTTAGGTCAATCGAATTGGAATCGGTACTCATGGTTTTCAAACTTCAGATTCTACCTTACCAGATTTTTTTTGATTTGTCAACTCCTCGTGTAGCTCTTGTGCCAGTTTTTCATATTTGCGCTTCATGATAAAATTTGTTATAGGATTCTGTGGATGAAAACGAATCATCCAATATAATCTTTCTATTTTAACCAAAATTAATTTAAATGACAAATTTATCCCATCGGATACATTTTTATCCACGATCATCATGTAAACAATGATCCCAAATACAATTAAAATAGTTGATTGGTATGTGTTCATGACTATAATTTAGATTGACCATCAAGGGTCAATCTAGTATTGTGTAGATATTCTAGCACAAGATTTTGAAAAATTGACAACTCATTTTCACATTGTTGAGTTTTTGCTTGAATTCTAATATCACTATGTGGAGTTTTAAGATCCTCTATAAGAAGATCAATCGCTGCTAGGTTTTTATTTTGGTAATCCATTTTAGTTTATGTGTTTTGTAATATCTAACATTTAGTCTCTTCGCATGGAATCATCATCACTTTTAAAAAAATTGTAGAGATCATCAACATCCATACTTGAATCTAAATGAGTAGATGGATCAGGATTACCTAAATCCATGATCTGCATAAATTCGTCTAAACTACCTTTTTCGCCTTCACCTTGTATTGCTATTCTTCTTGCTTTTCTTATAATTTCCGCAGCAGAACGATTTACATTAGACCATTTTTCAGCAAAAATCATATCTTCTAAACTTACTTCGTCTCCCCTTTTAATGGAATCAGCAATTTTTTCCAAACGAAGTCTTACTTGAGTTGAGAGCATAATATTCTCCTATTAACAGGTATTTATCTGGCTTTTCTTTTACTTTTAGGCTTATCTTCACTTCCAACAAAAACTGTACCTACTCCTGCTAATGTTGATCTATGCGCTTCAATAAATTTTTTTGCTTGTAGTTCAGTATTGACAACTTCTAATTGCTGCCCATTAAAGATTATCATTAGCTGCTTTTTACCGAATGGAATTGCAGCATAATAATCTTGTGTAACAAATCCTTCTTTCATACTATGTTTTTACGAGGTCGATAAACTTTTAATTCTTGTCTTGATAATTGTGTTCTCCATTTTTCAATTTCATCAAGTTTTGCATCTGAATAAAATTGCTGTCTGTAGAACCAATCATAAAAATCATCATGTGCCTTAGATCGATTGCAAGACTCACATGCACAAACTACATTTGTGATGTGATCTGTTCCACCTTTTGCTTGTGGTATGATGTGATCTATTGTTAGATTTTCTTCAGATTCACAATAAGCACATTTGTGTTCCCATTTTTCTTTAATTGATTTTCTCCACAATCTTCTCGCTTCTGATGGAGATGATGTTTCTAGGTTGTAAAGATAGTCTTCTGATGAATTGTAAAGTTGCATTCTTTAAATGGGAACTTATAATATCTATAGTTTCTTTGATGGTAATATAGATGTAAATAAACTCTATATGATATGAAATATCTTTATCTCTTTCAAGATATTTTTGAATTCTTTTTAGCACAGTCGCTCCTTGCCCAAATACGGCTTAGATTATTTAAATAAGAACAAGACTTTTGTTTTTTTCCACAATGTGGACATACTGCATCTGGTGGATCTGAAATGTATCCTTCTGGAGTATACATTTTCTTTGATTTTTTTTTTCTTGTTTTCTTTTGCAGTGATTCATATAATCACTGGTTTTTGTTTTCCTTCTGGTAATTTAGATTGATTTGGTTTCAGTGAATTATCAAAATATTCATCAAATTTTTCTGCATTTACTGTATGAACAGCAACAACCTCATTTGTAGGAAGTGCCTTTGGCATTTCAAGGTCTACCACAGGACCCATCATAAACTTATTTCTTGTGATGGTGCGATTCTGTGGATCAAATGAAACCATTGCAATAGCATCTAGCTCATCACCACAATCTACAATTTTCCTTCCAGTTTTTTTGTCGATAACTGAGAAATAATCTTCACTATTGTACTTTTTCATTTTTAGATGTCTTTTGATTATTATATGGTACTTGTGGTCGTCTGTAAAGACCTGGCCAAGTGTCTCTTATGATTTCAGCATATTTATAAGGAGTAGTGGAATTTATCATGGTAATGTCCATCCCTTGTGGTGATTAAGTTTACCATAAAGTACTTTTCTAACGTGACTTGGATCTAAATTATTATTTCTTGCAAATTTTTTAATATTTCTTGACTCCACTATTTCTCCTTCTGGTGATTTTAGAACAAAATCTTTAGCGTACTTCTCCGCAATAACCATATTTCCCTTTCTACTAGCAGCTTGCCTTTCTTCAGGTGACATACCATGAATGCCTGTGCCTAATTCTTTAGATCTTGTACCGTTTTTTTTACCCATGCAACTTAGTTGTTCTTTTGTCAACCCATGAATACCCAATCCAAGTTCTTTAGCTTTTTTGCCGCCACTTACACATGCTTCTATGTGGAATGCTGGAGCTGCATTTCGATTTAAGATTAAATCTGGAAATTTTTCCCATCCAGTTTTAATCATCTCAACTTCAAGATCAATCATTTCCTTTTCGGTTTTACAAAGTTTTAAGATGTGCTTAGTTTTAGTTAAGCTGGTATCTTCCCACAAATACTTAAATGTTACTGGAGATCCCATGTATCTGGTATCCTTATGTGGTTCAACTTTTGAAGTTCTTTTTCCGATATAAAATCTACCATCGCAAAATCTGATCATGTATATGTAATAATATTTCATAATTCAAGTTATATTAAAATACCTTATTATAATTTATACAATATACTATACCCTATTGGGCGTGTAGTCAATATCCTTGAGAATAGTGTCAAGCATTTTTCCATATTCTCTAAATCTTCTATCTCCTGCAATAAAACAACGCTGACGCACCCATACTGCATCAGCAAGGAGTTTGATTTGATCTTCAGTAAATGTTAAAGTTTTCATGCTTATAAAGTAACATATCTTTATGTAGTAATATTAAAGATCTTGTGTTATGGACATTATAAACATAAAGAAACCAAAGAGAATGAAAAGTGTGAGAATGAGTAACATAAGTTAAAAGTACATCATCGAAAGAGTGAATATGACGAATATGATAACTGTGAACATCATAATTCCTACGCCTGCCCAGATTATCCAAGGTTCCATAGGATGATGTTGTGGATTATGTGACATAAAAAAAGGGTTGTTATACCCTCTTAGTTATGTCAGTTATTTAGATTTTATCACAAGGCATTTCCACGAGGTAGAACCTCTTCTGGAAATACAAACTGCTCATGAGGTTGATCTACTGGTGCCATCCACGCTCTAAGACCTTCATTAAGTAAGATATTCTTCGTGTAGAACGTCTCAAACTCTGGGTCCTCCGCCGCTCTAATTTCCTGAGATACAAAGTCGTATGCACGTAGGTTGAGAGCAAGACCGATGATACCAATAGAAGAAGTCCAGAGACCCATAACTGGTACGAAAAGCATAAAAAAGTGCAACCAACGCTTATTACTAAAAGCAATACCGAAGATCTGAGACCAGAATCTGTTAGCCGTAACCATTGAGTAGGTCTCTTCCTCTTGAGTTGGTTCAAATGCTTTGAATGTATTTGCTTGTTGTCCATCTTCAAATAGAGTGTTTTCTACAGTTGCTCCGTGAATCGCACAGAGCAGTGCTCCTCCCAGTATACCAGCAACTCCCATCATGTGGAAGGGGTTCAGGGTCCAGTTGTGGAAACCCTGAAGGAATAAAAGGAACCTGAAGATTGCTGCTACTCCAAAAGATGGAGCAAAGAACCAACTGGATTGTCCCAGAGGATACATCAGGAATACAGAAACAAAGACTGCGATAGGACCAGAAAATGCAATTGCATTGTAGGGTCTGATACCGACTAGACGAGCAATCTCAAACTGACGAAGCATGAATCCAATCAGGCTGAAAGCGCCGTGGAGCGCCACAAAAGGCCAGAGTCCCCCAAGTTGGAACCACCTGACGATATCCCCTTGAGCCTCAGGACCCCAGAGAAGCAGAAGAGAATGACCCATAGCATCTGCTGGAGTACTAACTGCCGCAGTAAGAAAGTTTGCACCCTCCAGATAGGAACTTGCCAAGCCGTGAGTGTACCAACTCGTAACGAAAGTTGTCCCAGTAAGCCAACCACCAAGAGCAAGATAAGCAGTGGGAAAAAGAAGAAGTCCAGACCAGCCAACGAATATGAAACGATCTCGTTTAACCCAGTCGTCCAAGACATCAAACCACCCCCTTTGTTGAATAGGTTTTGTAAGAGTTGAAGAAGTCATAACCTCCTAAGTAATTTCTCATATTTATGTTAACATAAGTTAACAAAGGAGTCAATGGGTATTAGTGCTCATTCTTGTCCTTGAAGGTAAGAAGAAAGACTTTCCAGATACTCTGCCGCTTTATTCCAATCGCCATCAAATCTTTTGTTTAAATGATTGTAAAGTTGTTCTGCCTTTTCAGGTTCAAGCCCAGTTGATTGAATAAATCCTTCTTTAGTAATCATAATGTTTTAATGTTTTTTCTGTAAGGTTGATGATTTCAGTTATGGGTAATTCTACCACATAACACTCCGTATATCCACTGTCCGTGGTCTCAAAATCAATTTTATAATCTTGATATTTTTGATGAATGAACTTTTCAAGGTGATGTACTTGATAATGTATTCCTTTCCATATTTTAATTACACTATGTAATTTATTTTTAGTGTGGTTTGATAACTTATTAAAACTTCTACCCACCTTATAAACCAATTTACCCTCAAGATAAACAATAACCAAATACAAATAATCCACATCGAAATATCTTTTGCTCCAAGGATTTTGATAGTTATTTCCTTTTAACTTTTCACCATATTTTCTAACTCTTTCATCAGTTTCTTTGGTTAATCCTTTATTCCAAGATACTTGTGCTCCTTTTACTCCCTTATTCCAAGGTTCTTTTCCTATTTGCCATTCCGACCAATTTCTAGAAATATCACAAGATTTTATGTGTTTATATACCGTTGGTTTTGGAACTTTTAATTGTCTGGAAATCTCATAAGAAGAAAGACCAGACAAATACATTTTCTCCCAAAGTTTTTTATCGTCCTCAGTATATTTCACATTCATTATGGTCTGCTCATAGTTACTATTATTTATAAAAAAGAGACCTTTGCAGGTCTCCTTATTATAACACTATTGAGTTTTTATATCAACCGATTGCTGGAGCAGTAAGAGCAACTGGTGTTGCCTCAGTGCTGGCCAAATCAAGAGGGAAATTCGTGAACTCCATAAGTTTACTATCCTTATGGCACAGACTATATCATCAACCTTTGTTATTAGGTTGTCGGGCGCTTAATCCTGTTATTAAGAAGACTGAACTTCTCAGGTAGTCGTTGAACCTTTCTTAGATGTATCTAAGACTTGGCTGCTGATTGCCCTATTTTTTAGAGGGTTTCCAGCAATTCACCCGATTTACACTTATTGATTACTCAATAAGGCCACCATTTCTAATGGGCATTTCTCTCGTGCATTACTTCCATTCCGAGACCTGCTCGGTTGAGTACATCAGCCCAGGTATTAATTACCTTTCCTTCAGAACTCATAATGGACTGGTTGAAATTAAATCCGTTCAGGTTAAATGCCATAGTGCTAACACCAAGGGCAGTAAACCAAATACCAACTACTGGCCAAGCGGCCAAAAAGAAGTGTAGTGAACGGGAGTTATTAAAGGACGCATATTGGAAAATAAGTCGTCCGAAGTAACCGTGAGCCAATTATCCAAAAGTTTCCTTAAGGGTTGGACTATATCTTCACCTATTAAAGGTGCTGGGCGCTCTTGCCTGTTATTAAGAGAACTGTATCCCTCAGGTAGTCTCTGAACCTTTCCTAGATGTATCTAGGACTTGGATGCTGATTGCCATATCCACAAAGGACTTAGGTTTCCAGCAGTTCACCCAGTTTAGCGTGACCCGCTCTGTCAAGCCACGATATTATAAGTCTCTTCTTCTTGTCCGAACTTGTAACCATAATTCTGTGATTCATTCTCAGTGGTTTCACGAACCAGTGAAGAAGTCACCAGTGAACCGTGCATAGCACTGAATAGAGAACCACCGAATACACCAGCAACACCAAGCATATGGAAGGGATGCATAAGGATGTTATGTTCTGCCTGGAACACAAGCATGTAGTTGAAAGTTCCGCTAATACCTAGAGGCATTGCATCACTAAAACTACCTTGACCGAAAGGATAAACCAGGAATACTGCAGAAGCAGCAGCAACAGGTGCGCTGTAAGCAACACAGATCCAAGGGCGCATACCTAGACGGTAAGAGAGTTCCCATTCACGACCCATATAAGCATAAATGCCAATAAGGAAGTGGAAGACAACAAGTTGGAAAGGTCCACCATTGTAAAGCCATTCATCAAGACTTGCTGCTTCCCAGATGGGATAGAAGTGAAGTCCGATTGCGTTAGAAGAAGGAATAACAGCACCAGAGATGATGTTGTTTCCGTACATTAGAGAACCAGCAACTGGTTCGCGGATACCATCAATGTCTACAGGAGGAGCACCGATGAATGCGATGATGAAACAAGTTGTAGCAGCAAGTAGGCAAGGAATCATCAGAACACCGAACCAACCAACATAAAGGCGGTTATCGGTTGAAGTCACCCAGTTACAGAATTGTTCCCAGGTATTTTCGCCAGAACGGCGTGAAGCGATTGAAGCAGTCATTTTTGAAAAAGGGTTAAGTAGTAGTTCGTGGGGACGAACAGGGTTCGATATTTCTTCTCACCCCTAGAGAAGATATGAGAGACGGATTTTACTTGCCCATTAGTCTCGGTGGGGCAAGATAAAAAGAAAAGTATTCTATTTTCAATGTTCGGTGATAAAGTTTGTCAGGAAACCCTGACTTCTCTCACCGACTTATTTATAGTACCACGAAATCTCTGGGCTGTCAACCCCCCCCCCCCTAAGATCAATAAATCTCTCTCCACTGAAGAGAAGCAGCAACGTTAGCACTAACATTACCTGTAGATGTAATTGTTCTTACAACAAGAACATAAATCTCGGAGTTTGATGAATCTATATTTTGAACAATAATGTTTTTCTTTGCCTGACTTAATGTTCCTGAAGAAACTGGTGAGAGTGAGTTTTGTGATGCACCAGAAGGAACATAACCTGATGCAAAAACATCACCATCACTATAAGTTGTAGCATCAATACAATATTCAACACCACTATTTGCAGAAGCAGAATTCCAAGTTAGAGTTCCTGCATTACTCAAATAAGCAGAACTTGGAAGTTTTATAACCTTATAAACAATACTATTTGTCTCACAGAATAATGAAATATTATTTAATTTGACAGATATTCTATTTGGATATCCCTGAAAACTATTTTTGAGACGAATAGCAACCAAAGGAAGTTCTGTTCCTGATGGTGTTGGTGTAGTTCTTGTGGTAAGCATTGTATAAGCAAAATCAATACCACTTTCTACATATCCACCTTCAGACATCACAGATGCACAAATCTGGTCAGATGATGCTCCAATACCTACACCAGTATTTCTGATTTCACAACGAACTGGTAGGTTTGGGTTTGAAATATAGACTGTTGGGCTATTGTTAGAATGAAAAAATTCGTGTGCTGTAATAAGTTGTCCATCGTGAGCAAAACCACAACGAACTCTACCAACACCTAACCATTGAAAATCTATAAATGCAAGTTGAGTTTTTGTAATATCTAAATTAAACCCAGAAGTACCTGTTCCATCACATTTATCTCTGTTCCATTGTGATTGTGCAATTCTGGTTTCTGTTGCTATACCACTCACAAAAGATCTAATTACCCAGTTATGAGTTCCAATACCTGGATTTATCCCATCAGAAGTATTGAGTCCAACCTGCTCAAAATAAATTCCATCTCTATCATCAAAGTATCCAGTTCTTTTAGTTGCATTCCTTTGGGGTGCATAAAAATTAAAAGAACTAAAAATTAGTTGTCCCTTTCCTGGTTGATAATGATGATAAAACTTTGTTTGGTGAACACTAAATGCTGTTGTTCCAATACCAGTTTGTAATCTTGCACACGCTTGGTTTTGTAAAAATGATACGGTTGAACCTGCTCCAGAAACACTATCTAAAAAGTTTGGGTCAATAGCATACAGGTGCTTATAATCACCAAGAGTAAAGGGTTCAGAAACTCTACCTCTACCAAATGCATCAACAGCATTTGTATCTGGATTGATAGTTATAAGAGTTTCAGAAGAAATTCCAACCGTTCCCGTAACTGGAAATGGGTTATCGAGTGTAACGACTTCACCATTTTTATTGGAGATCATATTCACTTCAAAGAGACTTCTCTCTTGATTCAAATAATCTTGACTTATTTTATTAAATTGGGCCATCTATTACCTCAAATCCACTCTAATTTTGATGGATGATATCTTTTTACTTCTGAAACTTTATATGAATTCTGTGTTGGAGTCAAAGGATAAATGTTATGAACTATTGCACCAGGATATTCATTTTGAATTTGTTCTGCTAATTTTTCTCTGCTCGGCAGAACATTAGAATCTGATACTAATTCTATTCTATAAAGATTACCTTCCCACATAAAATCGGCACAAAATTGCTCACCAACAGGAGTCGGCTGAGAATCAGAACCATTTATAATCAAAGTACCAACAGAAGCATTACCAGAAATATTAACTCCCTCAGAAAGAAATTGCTTATAAGTTTTCATATTTGTTAAACTTTCTTATGTTTTATTTATCGAAGTCACATAAATACATAGTATTCAAGTACAAATAGATGGGAAAACCCAAAAATAAAAAAGGCAAGTCAGCAAATGCCAAACAAAATTCTGGGAATGCGACTGCGAAGAAAGCAAAGAACGGCGGCAAGAAGAAGTGAGGAAATATGCCAAGAGAATGGAATACTCCAAAGCGTGAGCCTTGGAATTCTCCTATTCATAACATTCTCAAAGCAATAGATAATCACACTCAAGAGTACTTCAAGAGTGGTGATATTTGGCATCTACAAAAAGCAGATATGTTAAGAAATTATTTACATGAACTCAAAACTTGGATTCATAAACAAGAAGGAAGATGAATGAAGTTGTTTGGTCTATAATCATAATGTTAGGTATTGGATTGTCTGGAGTTGCTTGGATAATCTACTACATACTTAAAGAAGCAACAGATGAATTAAATGTATCAATACAGGATCAAGAAGATCACTAGAGTAGTTGATGGCGATACTGTAGATGTAGATATTGATTTAGGATTTGGTATTACAATATCTCACAGAATTCGTCTCAAAGGTATCAATGCACCTGAGACAAAAACATTAGATTTAGAAGAAAAGAATAAAGGTATTCAGGCAAGACTTTGGTTGGAAAAAGAACTTTCTAAATCAGGTGAATGGATCATAGAAACAACCAAAGAAGATAAATATGGAAGAATGCTTGGAACTCTTTATCTTGTAGGAGAACCAGTTACAGTGAATGAAAAAATGTTAAACGAAGGAATAGTAAAACCATTCATGTAAAATGAAAAAACATTTTCTCATCGGAATGTTGATTATGAGATTAATCACAAATGATGGAGTGTTTTTAAATGTCAGAAGACCAATCCCCAAAAACCAACCAGGAGAAGTTAGACTCTTCATCCGCAGACCATGTAAAAGAGGCAGAAAAAAAATCACCTTTAGAAAAGGTGATTAGTGTATTATTGGGTGCCGTAGTATCAGCAATTATTACTTTAGTATTTTTCAATTACTTGGTATGTAATATCAAACATCCATTAAACTTACAATATCTCTACACTGTAAATGGATTGAGTAAAGATAGAACTCCACCAAGTAAATGTGATGACACCAATTCAAAATCAGTAGAAACTTTAGTTGGATTGCTCGCTACTTTGATTGCTCTTAAGACTAAACTTTAGACCACAGAGCACCTTCTGCTCTTCTTCTACGAAGTAATCCTGCCTCTACCTTTGTTCCAGGATTGCGGTAGAGTTCTAAAGCAGCAGGAACATCGCCCCATCTCTTTTCCTTGAGTACTTTGGTTATCGTATTAAAGTTAGGGCTTCCATAAAAAGCTGCACCAACATTATAAGCAAAGCAAAGTAAAGCCCCCCTTTGATTTTCATTCATCTCTCCCCAATGTGGTATTTTTGAAAGTGATGGCAAAAATTCACGACGAAGTTGATAATACAAAAGATCATCTGCTTCATCTTGAGTAATAGTATTTCCAATCATAAAGCGAGTGCCATCTTTTCTGCGAGTGCTTCCCCACCCAATCGTAATTGGAAGACCACCAGTAAGAGGATCATAATATGACTTTAAATGACATCCTTCGAATTTTTTTATTAATTCTACACCAGGAATTGGAAGTCCCTCAAGTGTAGGTTCTATCTTCTCATTACGAAATCTTCTTGCGAACTCATCTAAAATTTCTTTATGAACAGTTGCTTGAAGAAATGTCCAGGCATCATTTTGGTGAGGTAAATCTTTATGATTTTTCACCGCATCAATAAATTTAATACTCATGTAAATATTCTACCCCAACCAGTTTTATCTTTTCCTTTCTCTAACCAACGATAATTCAAATCTGATTTCTTGTATACAGCACCTTTACCATTTGTAACTGGTCCAGTATAGCCATCGTTCAAAGACCCATAAGGATCATTTACAACATAGTCTTCACCTTTCTTACCAATCACTACAACCATGTGCCCACCAGTAGGTGCAGATAAAGTACCGCGATGAAGGATCCCGATAACCACAGGTCTGCCAGCGGCAAGCTCATTATCAAGGTCAGAAAAAGAAAGGCTGTAACTAAAGTGTGACTTAATACCATAAGAGGCAAGAACTTTAGTCTGAACCAAATGATCAGTTGTGTCGCCAATTGCGAAAACTTTTTGGACATAGGCATCATCGCCCTTTGCTCCTTTGAGTGTACCTGGTTTTAAATACTCTAAAACCATAGCACATGCAGATGAATTGCAGGTGCGATTAGCATCTCTGTAATTATCTGTCTGCGGATAATAAGGAACAGATAAAACTCCTGGAACAGTTGGTTTTGTTCTAAAAATTCTAACCCAATTTGAAGTATCTTCAAGAAGTGGAGAATTCTTTAAATCAACTTCCAGTTGCTCAACTGCTGCAACATGCTTTGGATTATTAGGATCGTAGTATTCAAAAAAGTTATGAAGATCTATTTTCATTTTAGTACCTAAATTCTTCTATCTTATCTAGTAGTTTATTAAAATTGTACCTGATCAAAAAATTTTTAAATTTAATTTCTGTAAAAAATTGTATTAATACAATCTCGATAAATCTCATGATATCCACAATTTTTAAATTTATCTCTCAATTGTATGCATTCATCTACTCTTTCTGTATATCCCACATAATCTACATTATCATCAACTAACTCAATTATCATCATTTTGGGTGTCCAAATATTCAAATCGAAAGAATCAAATATATCTTTTTCATTGCCTTCAACATCTACAACAAGAATGTCTATGTCTTTTATATTTTCTTCAGTTAAAATTGTGTCCAATCTTACCTGATTACACTTTTCTTCGATAAAATTATAATTACTTGACCACCATGTATTAGAATAAATTTCTAATTGTTGTGAATTTGCTGTGGTCAATTCACCAGCAAATCCTCCAACATATAAAGACACTTCTTTTTCTTCTGATCCAACTGAGCAATTTAATACTTTCACTTCATTGTCTTTATGTCTATCTACACACTTTAAATAGTGGTTTTGTATTGGCTCAATGTATATTCCGCTCCACCCTGAATCGGCTAAATGTGAAGTATTTGAATACGTTTCTCCATCAAAAGCTCCAACTTCAACAAAAAATCCTTCATATTTCCCAGGAAAATAAAACTGATATATTTGATTTAAATTTGGTATTTGACAAGTATGTATTGGAAGTTTCATGAAATCAAAAAAAAATGTTTAATATCTAAATTCTTCTATCTTGTCTAGCAATTCATTGAGATGTTTATTTGCAATTGCTTTTGGATCTGAAGTGAAATGATGTTCATTCGCAACTTTATTTTTTTGCTTCAATATCAATACTTTAATCTCATCTTTTGTGATGTAATTTCTAGGCATAAACAAAAAAACTCTGCCCATTATTTAGGACAGAGTATCATCATATTAATTATTATTTCAAGCAATCACTGCTTCTCTTAATTTATCCCTCACATACTCAAGAACATTATCCGGAGTAGTCTCCACATATGGATCCGAATCGGCGTTGTCACGCATACCTGCCTCAAGGAAAAGTTTAGTGATGATTCCGTTATCCACGACCATAGCATAACGCCAAGACCGATCACCGAAACCAAGGTTAGACTTATTGACAAGCATTCCCATAGAACGTGTGAAGTAAGCATTGCCATCTGGAATGAGTTTTACTTTTTCGATGTTCTGGTCTTGTGCCCAGGCATTCATCACAAACCCATCATTAACAGAGATGCAGTAAATATCGTCGATGCCAAGACTAATAAAGTCGTCGTATCTCTCTTCGAATCCAGGTAGCTGATAGGCACTGCAAGTAGGAGTGAAAGCACCAGGCAAACTAAACACGACCACACGTTTTCCATCGAACAGATCTGCAGATGTTTTAGTTACGAATTCACCAGATTCACGAAATACAAACTGAACCTGAGGAACCTGATATTGTTCTTTACGCATTTTTACCTCCATTTTAATTGTTCTCCTTAATATTATTGAGGGGGTATTATAGTATAACCCGCTCTTTCTAATGTTTCAATAGATTTTTCAATAGAAAGTTCAAAGTTATACCAATTATCTTGTCTCGTTGACCATCTTAAATTTTCTAATCTATTATCAGTTCTATTTCTATTGATATGATCAACAACAGTTAAGTTTTCTGGATCTGGATTTGGTAGCAATTGTTCTGCTATAAATCTATGTACCTGTTTATTAACTCTCTTTCCATCAATAAACATATCAAACTGTAAATATTCTTTTTTATAATGTTTTGATGGATTTAGTTTAGTACATTTATATTTGGTTTGCGACCAAACTGTTCCATCAGGACGAGCAATGTAAGTTTTTATACACAGTCCTTTTTTTCTGCCTTTTGTCATAACCTGTTGTTATTATCTTATACTATTTATAAAACAACAGGTTTATAGACCTGGTATATTACCAGATTCCCGGAATTACTTGACCAGTTGTAGCATAAGTTCCGACAGCAATGACAAAACCTAGCATAGCTAGACGAGCATTGAGGATCTCTGCCTCAGGGGTAAATCCGAATTTCATTTTTGTTCTCCTTGATAAATGTGTTTTTGTTTGAGTTCAGGATTAGGTTGAGAAGGAACCACAGGATTCCTTGATTTATTTTTAATAACGATGAAAGCATCGTTTTGATAAGTCACAGTTCCAAAGGGTTTTGCCCATTTTGGATTTGCATCTGGATGAGTTGCAGTTCCTGTAACTGCTACACCACCGATTTCTACAGAAATTTCATCGTTGGCATCCCACCCAAGTTTCTCAAGGGCAATAGCAAACTGCCCGAGCATCCCAGCACTCACAGGTTTTCTTCCTGTTCAGTGAGGATGACGCAATCACTCTTAGGATATGCCACACAGGTCAGAATAAACCCATCAGCAATCTGTTCATCATCAAGAAATGATTGTTCTTCGTTATCTACCTCACCACTTACCAGTTTACCTGCACAAGAACTACAGGCACCAGCACGGCAAGAATATAGCATATCCAGGTCTGCTGCTTCTGCTGCTTCTAGGATATATTGATCGTCTTCGCACTGAATTACATTCTCAGTGCCATCAGGATGTTGAAGAGTAATGTTATAAGTAGCCATTAGTAAGTTTCGGAAAGTTGGTTTACAGAGTGTGCCAGTAAAACGAAAAAGGCAACACTAGTGATTGTAAAGATAATTTCAGTCATTGTCAATCAATTGTCAGAAGATCCCGAAGAAGAAGTTACCAGTGAGAGCATAAGAAATAGCGCCAGCAATAATGCCGACCATTGCCCAGCGTCCATTATAGGTCTCCTTCCATTCGTTAGGGGTTTGCATACCGTAATTATGGTAGTACATGGTAGGTTCTTTGGCCCACATATTTTGTTGACCACGATCATTAGTTGTTACAGTCATAATAGTTTTGTAAAGAACTGTTACAGATTATATAGCAAGAATCATAAAAAAGCAAGGGGGGAAACCCACCCTTGTCAGGAAATGCTGATTTTAATAAGTATTAATACTTATATCATTGACCGATTCGGTTTACGGCGATACGTGCTTTGTTAAGCACAGAACCACTCAAAGGAACATATCCAAGGTCATCAGCAATTGATTGTGCCTTAGAACTCAGAGCATAATTTAGAGCAGCACGGATATCATTTGTCTTGGCACCATTGCCAGTCTTATAAGCAAGAATCCAAGTCAAAGTGGAAATTGGATATGCAGTTGCTCCAGCAGGATTTGGATTTTCACCAGCAAGGTTTGCATCCAGTTTGATACCATTCAGTGCAGCAGAACCAGAAGCAGCAGTTGGAAGAACAAACTTACCTGCCTTGTTTTGAAGTGCTGCTGCTTGGAGTTTGTTTGCTTTCACAAATCCAGTATTCACATAACCAATAGATCCAGGAGTTTGTCGGATACTACCAGACACACCCTCATTACCTTTAGCACCAATACCAGTAGGCCACTTTACAGACTTACCTACACCAGCAGTCCAACCACCAAAGGCATCTAGGGAATTAGTAAATGCATAAGTGGTTCCAGAACCATCTGCACGATATACAGTGCGAATAGGACCAGCAGCACAACCAAGTGCTTTCCAATCCTTAATTCGTCCAGAGAACACATCGACAGTTTGCTTTTGCGTTAGTTTCAGTTTGCAACCAGGTTTGTTATAAGCAACAGCAATCGTTCCACCCACCATAGGGATTTGAACGACACCACGCTTCACCTTTGCTGCTTCTGCTGGTTTGATTGGTTCGTCACTTGCTCCGAAGTCAACTGTGCCCGCAATGAATTGACGAACACCAGCACCAGAACCAACGGACTGATAATTAACCCTACTCCCAGAAGTTCGTGCATAATCTTGGAACCAGCGTTGATAAATTGGTGCAGGGAAGGTGGCACCAGCACCATTCAGAGCAGGTCCAGCAAGAGCAGCAACAGGAGCAGCAACCAAACCAACAGCAATAAAATTTTTGAGTTTCATAAAAAGTGAATAACTACAAAGTAATTCTACTAAAACAGTAAATTAAAGTCAACTAAGAATAGGTTAAGGTTTCCATTACCTAATAAAAAAGGTCACCCCTTTTGGAGTGACCTAACTCAACTTATGAGTAGTTTATCAACCAATAATACTATCTTTCCACTCTTCACTCATATTCACCATAATTGCTTCTGCTGCTTCTGGTGTTTCAGCATAACCTTCATCAAGTAGGTGTGAGAGGATAATGTCATAGATGTCTACTTCTTCTTTCATTCCTCTCTCCAAAACTTCCTTTCTAAACTTATCAGATACAGACATTCCTCTTCTTTGCATAGCACCATATTTACCAGGACCCGTAGGTCTTGATTTTGCTTCTGGTTTTTTTTGTCCCCTCATTGCTTTATGCATCACTCTTCGTGATTTTTCCAATTCAGGTTCAGTATGTGCATCAGGATCTCTTGAACTAACTTTATCTCTAATACGATCATTTCTTACTTGTCTTTTTACAAGAGGAGACAATCCTTTGTCTATTCTATCTGCTTCATTAAGTTGCTGGTTTTCAACAACTTCTAAATATGCTTCTTGAAGATTGCGAAGTTCTTGTGCGTTCATTTTATGAAATACTTTTTAGTTATTTATAAATCTCAATATGTTTTAGTTTCAGTATTAGTATTGTAATCTTTCATCAACTTATTGGATATTTCCAAAAGTGCATTCTTTAATATCTCATCAGTTTGAAGTAATGCAACTTCTTTAATATGATTAGATTTTTCTACTTGCCAACACTGGTGTGCTTCAAAAATATTATCAAAAAATCCAAGATACTTTCTACCCATATGCGACTGGTAGTAAGTTTTATTACCTCTTATTGCTGGAGAAACACCAAGAGGATATTTCCCTCTTTTGGAATCACACTTAACAAGTAAAAGATTTATCTTATCTTCAACAAAGATACAAGTATTTGGTCCATATGTTTTATTTCCAGGAACAAGTATATCTTTATCTAAATGTTTTTCTTCCCAATCTTGCACTTCCATCCAAGATTTGAAGTTAGAAAAATATTTCCATTCATCCACAACTTTACAATCTTTATAAGTTGGATTTCTTAAATGTTCTTTTTCAGAATAACATCTTCGTATCATTTCTTTCCACCTCAAATAAAAAGGACAAGATATTCTTTGGTTTGTCCCAGATATTCTTGGTTTTACTGGATAGTTGGCATCATTTATACCGACACCATAAATAGTCTTTCTTTTAGACATAACCCTTGGTTTGTGTGAGATATTAATATTTATACTATAACATAAAAAAGGAGGTCCAAAGACCTCCCTTTACCTGATGAGTTCTCACACAAACCAGGTAAGTATATTTATACCTTAGAATTTGAATGTTGATTGTATAACAGCACCCCAGTTGGAGGAATCTTTAGCAAGACGCTGATTGTCGCTTGCGTAGAAGATTGCAGGAGTAATGCTGATGTTATCAGACACTTGATACTTGTAGAAGAACTCAAGCATCGTTGACTTCTCAAGGTCTTCTCCAGTAGGTGCTTGACCAATAGCAACACCAGCAGTATTACCATCAACAAACACATCTTCCCACTGAAGACCTGCCATCCAAGACTGACTGTTGGTAGCATCACTCTTGGTGCCACTTACGGTATTCCAACCATAACCAGCAGAGATGGAGGGAACCCAACCAGACTGAGAAGGTTGCCAGTATGCGTTCAGAGCATAACCGTTAGAAGTTTGACCAGGAGCAAGAGCACCAGAAGCACCATTCAGACCATTATAGGTACGAACACGAGTGCCTTCAGTACCATAACGGTAACCAAATGCAATACCGTAGTTATCACCACGATAGCCAATTTGTGCCAGAGTATTCAGAGCACCAGACTCATCAAACTCACCACGCTCACTATCTTGACCTGCTTGGGCAACATAGTTTACACCAGCAACAAGACCTTTCTTACCGTACTGGACACCGAAACCAGCACCAACTGCCTTGTTATAGACTCCAGGAGTACCACCAACTTGGAAGAAGTCAAGGATCTTAGAGTTATAAGCAGAAGGAACCCAAGCAATTTCAGTATTACGAACCAGAGCACCAGCAGTAATAGTAGTGCTGTTATTGAACGCAGGGAACTGATAGTACAGACGGTCGATAACTACGTTGTTACCAACTTCACTGGAAGTGTTGTCTGCTTTATCAAGTTTGAATAGTGAAGAACTGGAACCAAAAGGATCGCTACTGAAATTAGCAGAACGCAAACGAGTGCGAAGCAAATCCTTACCAGTAAACGAAGTATCCAGGTTCAAACGAAGATCATAGTTGAATGCAGCGTGAGTTACATCACCATCTTTGGTTTTGTAGTCATCAACATTACCGATCACGAAGTTTGCTTCACCACGCAGTTTGGTTGTGGTGGAGAATTGAGTTGCCTCAAGTTCACTAACTTGTGCTTCCAGTTTATCTACACGACCACGAAGAACAGCGAGTTCGGCGGCAAATTCGGTTTGAAGACGCTTCAGTTCATCGGTAACTTCAGTCACACGATCCAGGCAGGAATTGAGAAGTGCTGCTGCTTCATAACGAGTCATTGCCTTACCGCCACCATAGGTGCCATTAGGATAACCAGCAACGCAACCATAACGCTCTACAAGGTTGTTGAGTGCCTGATATGCCCAATCGGTAGGTTGGACATCAGAGAATTGAGTGACGCTTGTTACCTGCTCTGCGGATGCATATTGGTTTACTCCATTCATATTAAGGTCTGCTGACATCGCAGCAGGAGCAACCATTCCAAGAGCAACAGGTGCAAGCATCAGTTGTTTGAAAAATTTCATAGATTTATTTTTTGTTTGTACTATAGGACAAAAGTTAAGAATTACAACAAAATTCTTAACTGAATATTTAGTATAGCTTGGTTTTGATTTCTTGTCAAGTAGATGGTGGGGTTTCCTCACTTGTAAGTTGAACCCCAGGAGGAAGTGTTCCATAATATGGATCAAATTCAAACATATCGGACCAATTCGAAATTTTTGCTGCCTGTGTTTTCCAAAAATTCCATAACCCATCACGACTAGGAACATGAAATGTATTAATATGATCTTCATCATGAATCATTGAACCAAATTCTTCTTTAGAATAAAGAAGAAGAGGAATAGCATAGCAACTACCAGATTGATAAATTACATGTTCAGAACAACATCTTGGTCTAACATTGTAATCTAATTTATACTTACCATTTTTACAATAATATTGAACGAGTTTTTTAGCATGATGACGAGTAATCAAATAACATGCTGTAGAATAATCATTTGCAAATCTTCTATGTAGTTGCATGGAAATTTGAGATGGATTAATTATTGCAAGTTGAACTACATCGTAATCAAATGGAATTTTTGAAATAAAATCCATCCACGTAAAAGGCCAATGTCTAATTACTTCTAAATCACAGTCATCTTCCATAATTAACGCACACGGCGAATCGGAAGTTTCATACCAATGTTGAATTGCTTTTAAATGTGATGTACAACATCCTACATCTTTAGAACTCATTTGATCTGGATATTTTCCCTTAAGAATATCACTCAGATCATCGTCAGTTCCATCATATCCAGAAACACGAGTATAATTTTCAATTTCCCAATATTTAAATTGGTCTTCCATATATTTTTTTCTATCTGTACTTCTATCCAGATTAATATAGTAGATTGGAGGAAGACCTTGGAGTTTATACACTGCTTTATTTTTATCCATCATGCGCCAATCCAATCAAAAAGATCAACTTTTGGTTCCCATCCAAAAACAGTTTTCAATTTTTCATTGTTTGCAAGAGTAGTTCTTGCTTCTCCAATTCTTGGTGGAATATTTATTGTATTATTTGAAATTGCTTCTGCAATTTCATTAATTGAATAATTTACTCCATTACCTACATTATAAAGTTGACCATAAAATTCATCGTCAATATTTTTTGTTGCTGCAAGAATATTTGCTTGAACTATATCAGATACGTGAGTAAAATCTCTTCGTTGTTCGCCATCACCAACAATTGTAAGTGGTTGATTATCTCTTTTTTGTTGCAAGAAAATTCCAATTACTGGAGCATATTGACCTTTAACTGGAGACCTTTCCCCATAAACATTAAAGTACCTAAAAATAATTGTCTTAAGACCAAATAGGTCAGTATACATTTTGCAAAGTTTTTCACCAGCAACTTTTGACACCGAATAAGGATTCAAACAATCATCAGGTTGATTTTCGTCATTAGGTGGTTCATTAAATCCATAACCAGAAGATGTAGAAGAATAAACTACCTTTTTTACTCCTGCTTCTCTAGCACATTGGAGAACAGTACAAGTACCAACACAATTTTTGGTAACTGCTTCAATTGGATTTAAAATTGCTGGCTGAATTCTAGATTCAGCTGCAAGATGAAAAACATAATCGACCCCATCATAAAGAGGTCTAGTTTTTTCATAATCGCAAATATCATACTTATAATTTTCTGCTTTATCATTCCAATAAAATTTTTCATTAGATTCTGCACTTTCATTGTCAATCGTGACAACTTCATGTCCCTGTTTGATCAATTCATCAACAAGATTTGAACCAATAAATCCTGCTGCACCAGTAACCAAAGACCTAATCATAATAATTATTTTCCTCCTTTTTTAAAATACTATTGTGAATTTTGTTTTTTAATTTTGTAGTAGAGTAATCGTGATTTCGATTAATCCATACAATATCTATTGGTATATTAGATCCAGTATATTGTTCTTTCTTATAATCGGTTCCCAAGAACCTTACTCCATAACTATCACTTTTTAAATAATCATGGAATTGATCTTCAGTCTTATATTCAATAACTTCATCGACATCCTTCAAAGAAAGTAATATTTCTTTTCTCTCTTCTACAGTTTGCACAGGAGAAAGTTTATGTGGTCGTTCAAAAGAAGGATCTTCATGTAAGGCAACAGTCAAGTGAGTGCAATTCAGTTTACACTCTTTAAACATACGAATGTAACCAGGGTGAATAATATCAAATGCACCAGCAATAATACCTTTTACTTGGGGGATTTGTTTTTTCCACTCATCAATATGAATTCCCTTATCATCAACAAATAAATGCGCATGTGGTTTTATATGCATCAAAAGTTCATGATATTTTACTCCCCACTCTGATAATTGTTTTTTTGTAATATCAGTGTGATCAATCTTACTTACACATCCACGAGCGGTCATTATTTTTATTATATTACCTTCACCATAAAGACGATTAATTTCATTTATAACAGTAATATCAGGTAAAGCCAATTCATATTTACTATCATTAACAGAACTACAAATTGTACCATCAATATCAAAACAATAGATCATACTACTCCATGAAGAAAAATTTGATGTACACATTCAACAATACCATAACTTTTACTATTAATATGATAATCAAATAAAGCATTTATTGCAATGCTTCTTGCGGAATTATCTGAGTTAAATCCCGTTAAAATTCCATATGGTTTATTGGTATCTTCGCACCATTGAATACAATTCAGGATATTTCTAGATTCCCCACCGGAACTAATTAAAACAATAAGAGTATCATTTTTCGCATAATATTCAAGAAATTTACAGTATGCATTTTCCATCCCAAAATCATTGATGAAACAAGTCAACATAGATGGATCAGAAAACACTAATGAATTTTTATTATGAAATTTCACGTAATCTTGAGAAATATGAGAAGCAACTGAATTGCTACCTCCATTACCAAGAATAATAATATTCTTATGGTTAGTAAATGCATCTTGAAATTTTTGAAACTGCTCTTCTAAATGTGCTCCTTGAAGTGCTTCAACATACTCTGCGAAAGGATTATTCATAGTTTTTTTCCGATAACTCCATTAGATTCCACATCTATTTTAACAGATGGAAACGGAATTTTCAAGCCCCCAGAATTAGAAAAAGTCAAGAAAAACCCACCATTTCCAGCTCCACAAAGTTTATGAGCAAGAACAGTTTTATTCTCAATCAATTCGTTGTCAATATCCTTTATAATTTGAGATTCAGTAATTGTAGATGATGTTTCTTTTTTCTGAATCCAACTCTTATTTAAATAATACAAAAATTTATCATATTCATCTTCAATTAAAGATGAATAAGCATCATCTACTGTTTTAAGAAGAGGAACTGATTTATCAATATTATTTGTTACGTCTTTAAGAACATTTTTAGAATTTCTAGTAACACCAGTAAAAACTAAATGTACATCAAAATTTTTAAAAAAGTTGGCAGAAAGAAAATCATATTTAACGATTCCACCCTTTTCAAATTCAATTCTCTTAAATCCACCAATACCACACCCATATGGATCTTGATAACCACAATAAGGATTAAATTCAAGTTCTAATTGGTATGCAAGTTTACAAATTTCAATATCTGTCAAGTGTAAATCATTAAACAATGATATACACTTGATCAATCCAATCATATAAGATGAAGAAGATGCTAAGCCACTTCCTTGTGAATAAGCATCACTTGTCATACTAACCGTAATAGGAAAACTACCAAAGTAATTAAGTACAGTTCTAACAAGGTCGTTCCGAATATCTTTAACGTATTCAGTTTCTTCTCTTCTAGAATAGTTTACAATGTACTTATTACCCTGGACATTATAGCCAAATTTGTCTACATGTAATGAAACATAAGTTTTCAAATCACAAGTAAAACTAATAACAGACCCATATCCATATTTTTCAATAAAATATGGATTATCAGTAGAGCCACCAAATAAAGAAACCCTCAAAGGGCAAGATGCAACGTACATTTTATTGATATTTTTTTAAGTATTTTTGATTACTATAATATGATTCAAGTTGCTTTTTATTTAATCTTTGTAACATCTCCCACAATTCAATATTTTCTTGCATATGTGGATTAGTTTGATAGGAGACCGGCCAAGAATTAGATCCTCTACTATGCTCCAAATGATATATCCAATGGTCCAATCTACCTACGTTATACTCAAGAGTTGTAAATCTATGATGTCTTTCTTTGTCTTCTGGTGATGACCCTTTAAAATTTTCATTTTCCATTCCACCTTCAATATACGAAGACCTATTAAAAAATTGAACATGTCCATATTCAGAGAGATTCACTATATGTCTTTTCTCTAAAATAGAAAAATCAAAATCATTGGAAAGAAATTCAGAAACTAATTCATCATCGGCAAAAATTTGCTTTTGCCAAGAACCAAATCCATAGGGGTAAACTACATCATAATTGTCTTCTGCAATCATTCTACAAGATTCAATGTAAGTTTCAGGTTTCAATAATACATCGCAATCATAATTGACTACAATGTCAGTTTTGGACATTGAAATCATTTGATTTAGTATTCTCATTCTATAAAAAACTTTTTCATCAGATTCTTCAAAAATATGACTCAATCCTTGAATATTGCCGCCAAAAAATTCTTTTATTTGAGGAAGAGCACTCTTTTCAAATATAGACTCAGTGTCAACTTCCTTTATAATTACATTAGTATCAAATGTGTTTAACAAAAAACAAACTACTGTAATTATATTTCTAAGTCGATCGTCAGATTCAATTCTCAATGGAATTATAAAAGTAGTATTCGATAAATCGTATTTCATTTTAAAAAAAAATTATTTTACCCAAGTACCATAATAACAATCAGCAGTATGAAAATCTATAATAGATCCCCCTTTGTAAAGAGTACCAAATTCTTTGCCAAAAATATTAGTAAAAAGTTCCTGTGTTAAAAGATGTGGGTGAGCAAGTTCAACAGGGTAGTTAATTGGTTCAAAAATTCTAACAACTTTAGAAGTTCTTTTTGCTTTCTTCAATTGTTCTTCTGGATCGATTACATGTTGAAGAACATTAAAGAACCATGTTTCATCAACTTCTTCTTCAATTTCTAAATCTTCATACGGCGTCGTTTCAATTTTAATATTTTTTTCATTATAATAGTCAACATATTCCTGACCCCACCTATAGATTAATGGTTCCACAATCATAGCACTAGAAAAATTTTCAGTCAGGAGAGTTACACCTAAAGGACCAGGACCAATCTCAATAATTGATTTATCAACAAAATCCATGGCAAAGTTTATATTCATTAATTTTGCCATGGTAAAATACATTTTTTCATAGTACCTAGGATTAATATCAATAGAGGAAAGTCTCAATTCTTCTTCTTGAGCTTGATTCCAACGTTCTTTTGTAATTGCAATAGTCATTTTTTCCAAGTTCCGTAGTAACATTCAGCTTGATGAAATCTATCAACTTGATTTGGTTGATATATAAATCCAAAATCTCCCATTACATTAGTAATAGTTTCTTTTGAAATAATGTGAGGATGCGCCTCATTAATAGTTAGTGGAATACCATTTCCCCAGCCTATTGGTTCAAAAATTCTAACAACTTTAGAAGTTTGCATAGCTTTCTTTAATTGTTCTTCTGGATCTATTACATGTTGAAGAACATTAAAGAACCATGTTTCATCAACTTCTTCTTCAATTTGTAGATCTTCATAAGGATGAGAAATCATTTCTAATCCTGCATTCAAACACCTATCACTATACTGCTTAGGCCACTTATCAAAAAGTGGATCAATTGCGATACCTCTTTTGAAGTTTTTAGCCCAAAGAAGAGCAGGATAAAATCCAGTTCCAATTTCAACTAATACTTTATCCACAAAATCATTACCTAGGTCAGCACCTAAAAGTTCAAATGTAGATCTTACAGCATATTCGTAAGCACTTTCACCGGGATCTGTAGTTTCATTTAATTCCGCATATTCGGCAATTTGAGCCTTTTCCCATCTTTCTCTAGAAATTTTCATAATAATTTCCCCCCACTTAGAAGTTTACTTTTTACACTGTCAATAAATTCAGAATACTCAGAAGAAGTAAAATATACATCACCATTAGAAATATTATATTTTCCTATGGTGCCATCAGATTTAGATGCAGCACAATAGGATATAATTTCCGAAATATCAACGTATAAGTTTTTTATACTATAATCATTTTTTGGCAATCTGTCAAGTAAATCATTTCTAACAAAAAATGCATTACCAGTGTGTGCAACAAGGGTATATCCTTTTTCCTCAGCAAGATTCACTGCACTTTTCAGAGAACACCCAGAATCATAACTTATTAATTCATAATTATAACCATAATATAAACTTTGATTCGCCGTTTCAATAACAACTACTTTTGGATTGTATTTTTTTAGAGAGTCAAAAATATAGTAATCACAACTATCGACATCAATAGAAATTAAAGAAAAATTATCATCACTCAAGTCAAAAGATGATTTACTTAAAATATTATCAATAGAATGTTCACTGTTGACATCAGAAGAAATTAAAATATTATAAACTTCTACATTGTCGTAATTTAATAATAATTCTAAGCATTCTTTTGCACGGGATGAATCCGATTCAATCAAAATAGAATCATAATTTTTATTTTTTAAATAAAGATTTGCAATATTGCTCAAGTAAATTCCATCCCAAGCGCCAAATTCACATAATACTCCTCCATTTATTTTTAAATCATCAAATAATTTTTCAATGATTCCATCTTCTCCATTTTGAGAAAATATATTTTTAATAAAATTTAAATAATAACTTCTATGTTTACTCATTTAACTAACTTTCCTATTTTCTATGATTCGATAAGCATCTAAAAAGTCTTTATATCTATCATAAAATATTTTAACATTTTTATGTTGAGATTTTAAGTACCAAGGAGCAGGAGATCCATTAATTCTGGTTCCACCCCATTCATTTTCAGATTGATAATTGATCCAATAACATCCACAAACTTTATTAAGTTCTTTTCTTGCTCTAAACATAAGATCATGGTCATCCATATCAAGAGGAGCATATTCCTCATCAAGATAATTTAGAGTTTTAAGATCATCTAGTTTTATCATTAATGGTCCTCTATTTACAGAACCCCTGACAGCAAAAGTATCTCTTGGTACATTAGTTTTATCTGCATGATCGCAATGTATTAATATGTCACAATAGCAATCATCAAGATCTTCACTCATTCCAATATGTTTTGAATCTTTATTATATATCCAGTTATGGGAAGTCCTAGCAGTTACGGCAAAAACATCATCAAAACAATTGAATGGCTTCTCTAGTCTCCTATTCCAACCAATTTCATCGATTACCATGTCATCTTGAACAATGATTACATATTCGCCATTTGCTTCTTTGATTCCAACATTATTTGCTTTTGTTTCATAAATGTCTGGAGTTTCTAATACTTTAATAGGAATAGATTTGTATTCGTTAACAAATTTTTCAACAATCTCACAAGATCTATCAATACAACCATCAAGGACAATAATTAATTCATATTCACCTATAGTATTTTTCTGTATCCCATTTAATACTTTATCAAGTAAAAATTCTTTGTTATGTACGGTAAGAACAATGCTATGGAAAGTTCTATTGATGTAAGGACATATATCAATTAATTCTAAAAGTAACACATCAATTTCTCTACAAATTGGAGCCTTAGAATCCAAGTATCGATCATACCAAGCTCCAGCATTACATTCAATATAATTTCTAATTGTGCCATCATCCACGGATAGACCATACTTAATCGCTATGTTAGTTAAAATGCTTTGATCCTTACCAGACCATCCAGTAAATTCTTTAAAATTTTCTTTTCCAGAAAAATTAGAGTCTTCCCCATTAATTCTTTCATCTAAACAATAATTTAACCATTCGGAAAGAATTTGTTTAGATTCTTCGCACACTCTCCAAAATGTAATTCCTGCCTCTAATTGCACTGAATCCCAGTAATCTTCTTCGTCACAATCCATAAAAACGAAACAATCTCTTTTCGTTTGCATTTTTTGATTGGATCCACCCAACACAAACAATGAAGGGTCATCTCCCATGATTTCATCTACATAAGAAAATGTATATGGATGAATAATATCATCTACATCACAAAGTACTATTTTATCACCTTCTTTCAATTTTTTCATTGTTTCAATGATAAGAAATGGTTTCCAAGCACACCACCCATACTTATTTTCTCTACGTAAATAATTTTTATTATCCTCATAAAATTTAGTATTTTTCAAATAAGACTCATCATAATTATACGAGTTTACGTTATGTTTTTCCAAAAAAGAGGATAAAAATAATTGTGCTTCATAGTATTGTTTCGACCCATATGAAAAAGTAATTAAATTCCAACTCATGTTTATTCTCCTAAATTACAATCCAATCACTTGGAATAAGATCTTTCGTATTGTTTTTTGCTGTATCTCCAGTTGTACCAAACCATTTAGTTGGGGCAATTTTTACGATAGAGTTAGATAACCAACATCCCCACCAAGAATACGAAGAATTAGCAATAATATGACCATTACATAATGTCATCAAACATAAATCTATCGCATTATTTTTAGATTCTGATATTAAAAATCTGTCTGATTTAAAAATTTCTTGAGCTTTACACCAATCAACATCATCAGAAAAAATAATTACTCTAGCATTTTCATCAAAATAATTTAATGCTTGACTATAGTAATCTAAACTTAAAGGAGGATGTTCAATACAGTTAGAAACATAATCCGTTCTTCTTACGTGCAACGATATACAATCACCAAGTTCATCTATCATTTTTTTACATGGATCGATTATTTCATCCTTGAAAGAAAAATCTTCTCGGATTTCATTTTCAATATGTTTAAAATATTTTTCTGTTTGAAAATATCCATATAAATTAATATTATCTGGACATGTTTCAAATAGTTTTTCATCAAACTCAAATCCTCTTTCTTGTATTATAGGAAAATCTTGAGGTAAATACGAAATATTAGTTAATGATGGTAAATTAAAAATTTCAAATAATTGATGTTCATAATAGGGATTACTGAAGTTACTTGGTGGTATACACCAAGTGTATCCATGTTTTCTGGCAATTCCTTTTAAAGCAGAATATTGAAACATTTGATTGGCAAGTCTACCTTGCTTACCAAGATAATTAAATCCTATCATTTTTTAAACCCCATTCATAAGTTTTTTTAATTCCCGCATTAAGAGAAATTTTTGGTTCCCAACCAAGAGATTTAATCTTATTAATATTCAAAACTTTTCTAGGAGTTCCATTTGGTTTTGTCGTATCCCATTCAATATCACCCATAAACCCAACTACTCTAGAAATAGTTTCCGCAAGTTCTTTAATTGTTATATCTTCTCCAGTTCCAACATTAACATGTTCTGGTTCATCATATTTTTGCATACAAACATAACAAGCTTCTGCAAGATCATCAACGTGTAAAAATTCACGCATCGCAGAACCATCACCCCAAAGTTTTACCGAACCATACCAAGGACCTCCCATGTCAATAGTATATTGATTCTTCTTAGCATGATGAAACTTTGCAATCATTGCTGGAAGAACGTGAGAGGTTTCCAAATCAAAGTTATCATTTGGTCCATAAAGATTCGTAGGCATCAATGAGATAGCATTAAACCCGTGCTGCTGACGATATGCTTGACACATCATAATACCAGCAATCTTAGCAATTGCATAGGCATCATTAGTTGGTTCTAGAGGACCACACATCAACTGATCTTCAGTAATAGGTTGAGTCGCAAACTTCGGATATATACAAGAAGATCCTAAAAAGAGAAGTTTTTTTACACCACAACGATAAGCAGAATCAATAATGTTAGTTTGAATACGAAGATTCTCAGTTAAAAAATCTGCCTTATAGTTGCTATTTGCCATAATACCGCCAACTTTGGCAGCAGCAACAAACACATACTCAGGTTCTACAGATTGAATATACTCATCAGTTATTAGTTCATCTGTAAAATCTACAGATTTACGAGTCCCTTTGATGATGTTGGTATAACCTTTACTTTCAAGATTTCTCACGATTGCCGAACCAACCATTCCGTTGGCGCCACAAACTAATACTTTAGAATCACTGTCCATTAATACACATATCCTCAACTAATTGTTTAAAAGAAATTTTAGGTTCCCAACCTAGTTTCTCCTTTGCCTTAGTGGCATCACCTAATAAGGTCTCTACTTCAGCAGGTCGGAAATATTTAGGACTCACTCTCACAACCTCTCTTTTAGTATTCTTATCAATACCAACTTCATTAAGTCCTTCACCTTCCCATACAATATTCATACCAAAGTATGGTGCTGCTTCCTCAACAAACTCACGCACCGAATACTGCTCTCCAGTAGCTATGACATAATCATCTGGTTCATCCTGTTGGAGCATCAACCACATAGCCTCTACAAAGTCCTTAGCGTGTCCCCAGTCTCGTTTTGCGTTCAGATTGCCGAGATATAGTATATCTTGCTGCCCAGTTGAAATAGATGATAATCCTCTAGTGATTTTTCGTGTGACAAAAGTTTCTCCTCTTCTAGGGGATTCATGATTGAAAAGAATTCCAGAACTTGCGTGTAATCCATAAGACTCTCGGTAGTTTTTGACAATCCAGTATCCATAAACTTTTGCAACTCCATAAGGTGAACGAGGATAAAAAGGTGTAGTTTCTTTTTGTGGAATCTCCTGAACTTTACCAAACATCTCTGAAGTGGATGCTTGATAAATTCTAGTTTTATTTTCCATACCCAGAAGACGAACTGCCTCAAGAATGCGAAGTGTCCCTAAAGCGTCAGTCTGTCCTGTATATTCAGGCATCTCAAAAGATACCTTTACATGACTCTGTGCCCCTAAATTATAAATCTCATCAGGTTGAACTTGTTGAATGACTCTTACAAGATTTGTCGAATCTGTAAGATCTCCATAATGAAGCTTAATTTGATCGTAAATATGGTCAATCCTATGTGTATTAATTAAAGAAGCACGTCTAATAATTCCATGAACTTGATACCCCCTTTCAAGTAATAATTCTGCGAGATACGACCCATCTTGTCCTGTAATTCCTGTTATTAATGCTGTTTTCATGACTTAAATTCTCCCATACTCATCTTCAAGTCTAACAATATCTTCTTCATCACAAATTTTTCCTAGTTGGATTTCAATTATCATTATACCACAACTTCCCCCAACTATACGATGTTTAGCTGTCATTGGAACAAAAATATAATCGCCTATTGAAACATCTTTAACTATTTCATTTAGTTCAAACTTACCGTCACCAGACACTACAATCCAGTGTTCATTTCGCTGGATGTGATATTGCAAAGATATTTTTTTATTTGGCTGAACATAAAGTCTTTTAACTTTATATCCAGTATCTTCCTGTATATTTTCATACCAGCCCCAAGGGCGATTAATTCTTTCCATATAAAATCATATAAAAAAAGAGGAGCAAACAACTCCTCTTATAAATTTAGGTCTGCCATGCACGCCACCAATTCTTTGACTGGAAATTGGAAACCAGGCGGGAGTAATCTCCATCCGCACCACTTGCCTTTTTAAGGAATGGCAAGAAACCTATTTCGTTTCAGAAACAAAGTCATTAATCACTTGTGCTTGCTGAAGAACTTGGTTTAGAGTTGGAAATTCTGGAAGATCCATCTTGACAGTATTCATGGAATTGTCATTCCATTCTCGCACATAATCATATTCAACACAGAAATTATCATTAAGCATCTTATATGCTTGCTTAAAGATTTCAAAACGAAGTTCGTAAGGTGTTTTGGACATAATTAATCTCCATATGTGTGTTTGTGTGTGACAATAGGGTCATAATTGACTCCACCAGTACTTTTAAAGTCTCTCCGTGACTATGCTCCGACCAGTACTTTTAAAGTCTCTCCGTGACTTAAGCTGCTTCCACAGTTTCCAGATCTTGTGCAACATATTCCATTAGAATTTCATAATCATCTAATGGATCACCGGAAAAAACAATGCCTTGATTTTCATAAAATTTAAAAAGTTTTTTGTAAAGTTTAGGGTTTTTTACATCTAGATAAAAGTCACCTTTTGCTGCACCACGAATGGCTTGCATGTCTTTTTTAAATTTTTCTGTAATTGACATTTGAGTTGATTGATCTAGTAACTATAATTGATTGTGAATGAAAGACAGCTTTTACTGTCTATGGGAACGCTGGGGCTTGAACCCAGAACCCCAGACTTATAAGGTCTGTGCTCTGACCAGTTGAGCTACGCTCCCAATATAACCTAATATAGCATATCAGGTTTTGTTTGTCAAGTCATTTCAACTTGCTTCTTCATGGTCTGTGTGAATTTTTACAATATCATCATGAATTGAGTCTACAGACATTAGTATAGTTTCATTATATGGAACTATGACGGCACTGTTTTTACCATCTTTTATAATAAAAGATTCACCATTTTCTACTCTCTCCATAAGAGTATCAAATTCATCTTGGAATTGCTGCACAGTATATGATTGTAATTGATCTAGTTCTTTCATTTTTATGAAGTGAGGTTATATGAGTCGGGATGACAGAATTCGAATCTGCGACTTTCGCTTCCCAAAAGCGACACTCTATCCAAGCTGAGCTACATCCCGTTATTTCTTATTATGTATGTACATTATACCGGCAAAAGGAACGACTGTCAACCCCATCCCACAAAGAAAAAGAAAAAATGGGCTTGCCGCAAGAGTTTCCACTAAATGAAACATTTTATTAATTCCTATGTTTATCTTACATGATGACCGCCAAACATATATCTCATACCATTTAGAATCTTTGCTCCGAACGATCCGAGATTGCGTGAGTTAAATCTTTCAAATAGTGCAGTAGTAATGACAGGAGCGGGAACCCCCAAGTCCACAGCGGCAGAAACAGTCCAACGACCCTCACCGCTGTCGGATACACCTCCAGAGAACTGTTTAAGGCTACCATCCCTGCGTAGCACATCAGCAGTAAGGTCAAGTAACCAAGACCCAACCACGCTACCGCGACGCCATAACTCAGCAACCTCAGCAACGTCAATATCATAGCAGTAACTTTCTGGATCTGCCATAGGGGCAACCTCTGCATCTCCTTCTCTGACATACTGAGCACCTGCATTAGCGTTCTTGATGATGTTAAATCCTTCTGCATATGCTTGCATAATGCCATACTCAATACCATTATGCACCATCTTTACAAAATGTCCTGCACCTGGACCCCCACAATGTAACCAACCAAACTCTGCAGATGTTACATCCGAGTTAAATTGAGTCCTTGGGGCAGCATTGATTCCTGGAGCGAGGGCATCAAAAATGCTCGCACAAGTGGCGACTGCAGTATTTCCACCTCCAACCATAAGACAGTATCCACGATCCAAACCATAAACACCACCGCTAGTGCCACAATCAATATATTCGATACCAACTTTTGCCAGACGTTCTGCTCTCTTCCGACTGTCTTTAAAATTGCTATTGCCATGATCAATAATAATATCTCCTTCACTACAATATCGTAGTAACTCATTAATCGTTTCCTCTACTGTTTCTGCCGGCACAACCATTTGAAAAATGCCTGGTTTATTATTTCCTTTAACTACTTGAACAAGGCTTTGTATAGAAGTTGTAATACCATTAACATATCCGTTTTCATACGCTTTGTTTGCTTTTTCATAGTTTCTACGATACCCCCAAACTTCTATTCCTGCTTTCATCATACGACGAGACATTCCTTCGCCCATTCGTCCCAGTCCAATCAATCCTACTCTCATTTTTCCCAATCCTCGTAAATTTTCCTGAAGTATGTATCAACTTTAGCCAAACTATCCAAGTGAATATCGCAAACATAATCATGATCATCACACCACTGAAGTGCAATCTCATGAAACTTTTCTTCACTTATAACTTTCTTAACCCCATACAACCTAGCAAATGATGACATTACAAAATTCCAGCATTCGTGTTCTTTTTTCATTATTGATACGCACTATTGAGTCCCCAATAAAGAAATATTCCAACAAGTCCAAATATTATTATAGTATTTAATATTAAACTATTCATATTCTTCATCCTCATAAGATGACGGTTCTTCGAAAAGTTCTTCCATTTTTTGTCTTAAAATTATTTCTTGTAGTTGTTTTAAATCTTTTTCTGTAATTGTTATCATTAGATTAAAGAAATATTAAACCATGGAAATAAAGGTGGAATAACACCAATAAGTCTTAGTAATCCCTCAGCAAATAGAGCAAGAACCACCCAACCGACGCACATGCTAATGATAGAAGCATTACGGTTGTGTCTTCGTATAGCAGCATCAATCATCTCCTGAACTTCTGAACGAGTAATAAATTCGTCGGGAGGTTCCATCATTTTTCATCTCCAAGAAATTTCGCTAAGGGATCCTTACCAGTTTTTACAATTTCACATGCTCTTTTATAAAACATATTATCTGTATTACCAGACTGTTCAAATGTATTTTTTATTTTAACCCAGTTTTCAAATGTTCTACTATCCATTGAAACAGTGGCACATAATAAGTAATTATAACTAGTAACTTCTTAATGTCAACTATTTGTCTTGATACAAAAACAAATCAATCAATAACCGTGATTTTTGATACCTTTTGTGTACTTTCTTAACAGAACTCCTGCTAAAGAATTAGCTTCATTTTCACACTCAGATCCATCTTCACCACTCATTTCTTTACCACTTTGTTTTTGGTGATAATGAACAAGTTCATGTGCAAGTGTTCTGTACACATCCAATGGATGTCTCTGTGCTATTTGAACTTTAATTTCATCACTACCTAAATTAAAACAACCAAATGTCTTATTGTCAATAGAAAACTGTGGGTCATCTATTATAATTACTTTTGGTAATGATGGCAATCCAAGTTCATCTTTTACAAAATGCATAAAATCTTTAACTTGAACCTTTTTTGATTCAGCAAGAAACTCTTTAAATCTCATGAGTTTTTTAGCTATTTATTAACAGAGAATAATGGAATCGAACCATCAGGCGTGAACCTGGCCACGCTTTCAAGGCGTGTTACTAACCATTAGTGCTATCCTCTTTACTCTATTAACGAACTTCAAAATCCAATTTACGAACTTTTCTTTGGCGTCTTGCCTCTTGCCACATAATATCTTCGTTAGTTAAAACTCTGTTGGATTCCTTTTGTACATAAGAATTCAACATAACTATCTTAGACAAATCTAGTGCAGATATTTTATCTCCCTTGATTGTAGCCATATTTGGACATCCACATGATTTGGATTGTCCAGGATGTGCAGAAACTTCAGTATTGCACTCTTTGCATCTTATCTTTAACATTTTTTCTCATGATGTATTTTTAGATCTTATTATTTATACAAGAAAAACTCACCTTTTACAAGGTGAGTTATAAAAATACTTAAGCCTCTGTCTAGGAATCGAACCTAGTTTCCATGTGTGTTGTCCACCCGTCCTTACCAATAGACTACCAGAGGTTGTGGTAGGTGTTGGAAACTTTACCTATGTCCCCACTCTTGACATTCACCCAAGCACCAGTTTAAACATCGACCTGGGGAGAGGTTTTGGCACCTACAATACGAGCAGGGGTGATCAAGTCCCCGACCTAAGAAAACTTAGGATTTCGTGAGTCGGATATGATGATCCCGACTCTTATGATAGAATCAGACATTTCCAGACCTTCCAACTGGGGCGGCAGGGATCGAACCTGCGACCTAGATGTTAACAGCATCCCGCTACTACCGCTGAGCTACACCCCATTATATTGTTCGTAATGTATTTCTCGATGGCAGTTAGCACATACAAGAATACATTTATCTGCTTCTGCCTTCTGTTTTTCGATGGCAGCGGTGGTCCCAAGGTTTTTAGTTTCCTTGGTAGTGGGGTCGAGATGATGAAATTCTAAGGCAGAGACGCACTTATCATATCCACATCTTTCACACTTGCCACCTTTATATTCTACCAAAAGAAGTTTGTTTTGCTTGCGTCGTTTAATAACGCTTGCTTTGTTTGCTTCTCTACGATCAGCATAAGTTCTAGTTTCTTTTGGCATTTGGTAGAAGTTTTATTGTTCTACCATTATTTATAGAACCCGAAGGTTCAGAGCGGGTAACCGGAATCGAACCGGTGACTCCAACTTGGAAGGATGGCATTTTACCCCTAAACTATACCCGCTTATGAGACAATTATAAACTATTTAAGTTTAATTGTCAAGTGTTAATAAAATCATTTATTAGTCCCAGCATAAGGATTCGAACCTTAAGTTTTGATACGCCTACCTCAGAGATTAATCTCCTTCTGGATCGCGTGGCACCACCACTGCAAGACCGTTACCAACGGTGTCGCTGGGACTAGATAAATCAAACCACCTTCTTTACTACAACCTCAAGATCAACACCAATTGCTCGAAGCCAAGTATTTAGATTCTCCATAAGAAATTCACTATCAGGATTTTCAAAATTAATTCGAATATCACGAATTGTATCATGATTTTCATTCCTGGCAGAATAACCAAGATCATAAGAAGTGTTGATTGTTTTGTTTTTTGCCATGATTTAAGAAAATACAATATTTAAATGAGATGGAGTAAGTGTGATATACCTCATAAGGATATAACAGGGACTTACCCTCTATCACTTTTATATATGGAGATAATCTCCAACAGGCAAGGAGGGACTCGAACCCCCAATCGACATCTTAGAAGGATGCTGCATTATCCATTATGCTACTTGCCCAAGAGACCTCCCTGTTTGTGCATCGTTGAGAGGCATGGGAGGGGTGAGACTTATACGAAGTGTGGACCTCCGTTGCTCATAAGACAATCATACCAGTTAAGGATTTGATTGTCAAGTGGGCAGGGAGGGATTTGAACCCCCGTAGGCAGAGCCAGCGGATTTACAGTCCGCCTCCATTAACCACTCGGACACCTACCCATAAGACAATCATAAGACATAAAGTCAAAATTGTCAAGTCCTCGTTCCCAGACTCGAACTGGGACTCCTTTCAGAAGCGGTTTTTGAGACCGCTGCGGCTACCGATTACGCCAAACGAGGATGTAAGAAGTATATCAATGTTTCGTGCAGCTGTCAACCCATGGAGCACATAACCGCATTTCCCCACCAAGTGATTTACATTCATCAGTGTAGCACACTGATTCATCTATGTCAAGTTCACTGTATATAGGTTTGTACTTTTTGTCTGCATCTTGTATGATTCTATCATACTCTGGGGTAACTTTCGTCAATGCTGATTCAACTTCAAGTTCTACTTTTGCATCTATTCTTTTTTGATTATCAATTATTTCTGGGATCTCTTGTTTTAAATTTAATCTTTCAATCAGAAGATGATATATCTTCCACAAATCTTTTTCATTGATATTCATCCAACCAGATAAAGAAGCAATTATTATAATAACTATAGAACCAATAAAAAATCCTTTAATATTTTTTATTCGTATGGACGGTAAAACTTTTAATTTTCCTTCTTTAACTTCAAAGATTTTAAACATTTTGATTTTCCCAAAAATCTTTTAAAGCCGCATCTACTGTTCCTTCCACATCAATTCTATCTTTTTTATCACGAAGTTTTTTTGTGTCAAATGTTAATATAGGTGTTATATCTCCATTTTCTTCTACTTTAATTTTTGCACCAAATACATTCCCTTTAGGTTGAATGTTAATTGTATTTGATGATTCTAATGATACTTCCAATTTATCATTAGATGCCTTTAAATACCCTGCTTTAGCAATTATATCTACTGCGTCTTGTTCCGAATCTGGAAGATTATCTATTGACATAAGAAAAGGGAGTAGAATTACTCCCTTTATATATCAAACTTTTACTGTGATCAGTCGGTTAGCGTAGTCATGTGCATATGATGTACGAGCACCATGATGTCCCCAACCAATCCAACTATATGCATAGTCCATGTAACGATCGATAGACTTTCCAGGGACTTTCATCCTGTCTTCGATTCGTCTCCATTGAACCTCAGTTGTTAGATAACGAAGTTGCGTTGGAAGTGCTGATGGAGAACCACCAAACTTCTTAGCAAAATCACCCAATCCATAATAACGATCGGAAGATGTCCATTGAATCAGACCATAACCACGACCGCAGTTATGATACTGAGTCCTACTACCACCCTCACAAATGTTAGGAATAAAAGTTGATTCCTGACGGATATTACCCATGATGGTAGCAAGGGCGTTTCTGTCTTTAATACCACGATCCTGGAAAAATGCCAGGGTAGCATTCTCATGTTCATTACACCCTTTACAAATTAGCCGGTTCTCTTTTGGCTTTGGTGGCGCAACCTCGCGGATTGCTGTCTTCTTTTCATCTACAAGATCAAACTCTTTGATAATAGAAAAGGGCACTTGTCCTGTAACAGGAGGAGGTGGCCCTTGCATCTTATAGTTGACGAATGGCAGTGTTGCCGTAGTGGTTGTAACCGTTGCCAATAGAGGCATGGCTACTGTAAAGATAAATTGCATTAATTTTAATAGAACTCTACATCCGTATAGGTAAAGGAGAATTTCCCCTTCTCAGGGGCAGTACCCACGGCTCTAAATCGCACTCAAAATCTCATAACAAAGACCCTACTCATAATAGGGATTTTACATTATAAGTGATTATTTAGAATTTGTCAATTGACTGTGATAATTTCAATATCATCATCCAAATCCGAAGATAGCCACTCAGAAAATTCTTCTTCTAATGCGATTGCATTTTCAAATTGATTCTTTTTAGTCAATTTAGAGAACCTTTCGATGCTCCAATCCCTAATATCAGTGACTAGAACTTCCATTGGGTCTTGATCGTTGATCATAAATACTTTTTGATTCGAAATCATAATAAGCCATAGTCGTGAGGATGTCAAGTGTGGAACATAAAAGGAAAAGTTATTGATGAAGTGCCAGATGGCATGGAAGGATTTGTATATCTTATCACGAATCTGGAAAACGAAAAAAAATATATCGGAAAGAAAACTTTTTGGGAAAGAAGAAAAGATAGAAAAACAGGGAGAAGAAAGAAAAAGGAAAGTAACTGGAGAGATTACTTTGGATCTTGTGATGAATTAATAGCAGATGTAAAGTTATTAGGCAAAGATAAATTTCTTCGTGAAATATTATATCTTTGTCCACACAAAAAATCCATGAGTTTCTATGAAACCATGGAACAATTTAAACGAGATGTAATTTTAAGAGAAGATTATTACAATACTAATGTAGAAGGTAAATTCTTTAGTTCTGAAAAAGATAACATCTACGGAATAGTAATTAAATCAGAAGACTAAAAAAGGGAGCCGAGGCTCCCTTTCCTTTTGGCGATCAGCCTTCTAGATACATTTCAGTAAGTTCTATAATAGAATTTTCTGAAAGATTTTCTAGAATTTCAAGTGCATCCTCATAAGTATCAGCATAACCTTCATTGATAAAGTCTTCTAGGATATATTGTGCTAGAAGTTCAAATTCTTCTCTCTGTGTGCGTGCTAATTTAATTTGCTTTCTTCTTTCTGCCTGAATTGTACTAGGAGCAGTAGATTTCTTTCCGCTCTTATCTGGACCTTTATTCCAGGGAGTCAAAGCACTAGAAGCAGGAAGTTTTCCACCTGTTCTTTTCTTTTCGCTACGATTTGCTGCAGCTGGGTTGTATACTGGCTTTTGACCAGATGCTTCTAATTTCTTAAATCCAAGCTCAGGCTTTTTAGCTTCTGGTTTTGGTGCTGTAGATGAGACAGTACCAGCAACAGCAGATCTGGCAGCAGCAGCTCTACCAGCTTTTCTTTCTTCGTATTCACCTCTGGTCATACGATCTGGTTTGGCTTTTAGTTTCCCAGCAAGTGCCTTTCCAGCTCTTTGTAGTAACCCACCAATTGCTCTACGCTTAGATCCACCTGACTTTTCTACTGTAGTTTGAGTGGATGGAGCTGCGCCACGACCACCACCAGAAGTGGAAGTTGTAGTTACTGTAGTTCTTTCTGCTTCTTTTCCTGCTCTTTCGGTTGATCTACCTGATTTAATAGCTGCAGCTGCACCTTTACGAGCAAGTCCTTTAAGAGCAGCCATGGCTTTACCAGGAAGACCCTTAGCACGATCATATGCGCCAGCAGCAGCCTTTTTACCAGATCTCATCGCTCCCATAGCAGAAGATCCTACACCAGAAGCTACTTTTCCTACGGTTTCCCTGGCTTGTTTGAGTGCTCCAGTTACAGCAGCCTTTCTAGCTTCTCTTCTTTTAGTTGCTTCTTGACCAGCAGCTAGTTGCAAATTACTTCTCTGGCGTGCCGCTCTTTCTTCCTTTTGTCTTGGAGTCATTCTAGCTTCAGTTAATACTTCTTCTAGAATCACATCATCAGAAAATACACCTTTGATCAAACCATAAGATTCATCAAGATTATTACCATAATCCATAAATTCCCAGAGAAGAGATTCCATGACTTCCTCAATCTCTTCTTGCATGAGATAATCTACGAATCTTAGATTCTCATAGAATGTCTCATCAGCTTTTCTTGGGTTATATAGCTCACCGTAAGCTTCTGTTAAGTAGTATTTTGACATTGTTATACAAAAAATTCTTGTTTGTCTTTATATATTTATTAAAAAAGGGAGCTTATGCGTTTAATATAGTCCAACCTTTTGTATTCTTGCTCTTCTTTCCTAAAACCGCATCATAAGTTATTCCTATTTCTTTACAAAACTTTTTAACACCACCTTCTATAATGTATTTTTTACCATCTGGAGAAATGAAGATATATTTCTTTGCTCTTGGATTATTTTTACCAGCAACTTTTAATGAAGTTTTCTTTTTACTTTCTTCGCTATGTTTTCTACCACTAAATCCTTTAGTTTTTTGTCCTCCTGGTTTTCCTTCTCCACCAAGATTTTGATTTAATAAAACTCCACCATCACATTCTCTTTTCCAAAGTGCTATGTGCTTTACTTCAAGTTCTATTGCTTCTTGTTTAGTTAATCCAGATTTTACGATCCATCTTCTTTCTCTTGATGGCAATAGATTTGCCCCATTACTTCTCAAATGCTTTGCGTGTATTCTTCTTGGTTTACCATAACCAACATAAAAGGGAGAACTAAAGTCCTCCCTTAAATAATAATAAAGAATATAATTATCCATTTGAAACTGAGGTTGAATGTTATATTTATTTATATAACATTCAACCTCAGTTTTAAATTACAATTTGAAGCTAGCAAATGTATCTTCTTTCATGTCTTGTTTCAGTCCACCGACAATATATGTTTCCTGCTCCGTTTCTTGTGGAGCGACTTGTAGTCCTTTGGAAGAAATCCAATGTTCGGTCCAAGGAAGTGGATTGTTTTTTGCTGGAATATCATAAACTGGCTTAAGACCAATTGCTTTCATGCGACGATTTGCAATCCATTCAACATATTGCTGAAGAAGTTTATCGTTAAGTCCGATCATGCTGCCATCCTTGAACAGATAATCTGCCCACTTCTTTTCTTCGTTTACGGCACGATCAAACATTTTATAAACCCATTCTTCCTCTTCTTTTGCAATTTTTTGCATTTCTGGATCGTCACCTTCTTTCCATTTATTCAGAATGTTTTGAGTAAGTGCTAAGTGTTGGTTTTCGTCTCTTGCAATAAGTGAGATGATTTTAGCGGATCCTTCCATGAGCTTAAGTTCGCCAAAAGCGAAACTACAAGCAAAGCTAATGTAGAAGCGAATACCTTCAAGAATATTAACATTTGCGACTGCTCTGTAGAGTTTTCGTTTAACATCGTTGAGTGTTTCCTTTGCGTTTGTGACTCCTTCAAGTCTATACATCCAATCAGTAGATGTACCATAAATTTGTGCTGAATTAATAAAATCATCATAAGACTCTGTGACGCTCCTAGCACGCTCTAGAATGCGTTCGTCACCGATAATAGTATCAAAGACCTCTGTTGGGTCTGAATATACATTTTTAATAATGTATGTGTATGAGCGACTATGAATCATCTCCATGAACCCCCATACTTCCATACATGCTTCCAACTCAGGAAGTGAACAATATGGAATAAATGCCATACCAGGTCCACGACCTTGAACAGAATCTAACATGATCTGATACTTCAAATTAGAAGTATAGATATGTTTCTGTTCAGGACGAAGAGTATGATAGTCACCACGATCTTTTTGGAGAGAGACCTCTTCGGGTCTCCAGAAATAACCTAGTTGTTGTGTGGTGAGTCTATCAAAAACTGGATACTTGTATGAATCATATCTTTGAACTCCTAATGGCTGACCAAAAAACATTGGTTGTTTTTTCGTATTAACTTTTTCTGTATTAAAAACAGTCATACCTTTAATTTTAGTTTCTTCTTCAACTGAAGAAATTTTAAATTCCATACTAGTCTCCATCACATTGATTATTTAAACAAATTAAACTGTGCAACTTTCACATTCACTTTCATCTGAACTCATAATGTCATCTAAAAGCGAATTAAGTTCCTGTTTTGGATGTTCAACTACCTCATCGGTCTTGATATCATAAGTATTTTGATAATATGCGGTTTTGTGACCGTACTTGTATGTGGTCAATAGGTCATTCGCCATTACAGAAACTGGAACCTCATTGTCTGGATAATGCTCTGGATTATAGGACCAATTTCCAGAAATTGCCTGATCAAAGAACTTTTGCATCACAGAAACAACATTAATATAACCACGATTAGACTCCATGTCCCAAAGTAGCGTATAATTGTTTTTAAGAGTATGATATTGTGGAACAATTTGTTTGAGTGGTCCTTTCTTTGATTTTTTAATGGACAAGTATCCTCTAGGTGGTTCGATTCCATTGGTTGCGTTTGACACAACGGAACTGCTCTCCGATGGCATCTGTGCGGACAGTGTTGAGTGTCTGAGTCCATGTTCCAGGATAGATGACCTAAGAGATTCCCAATCATGTTGAAGTTTAATTGATGTGATTTCGTCTACTTCTTTTTTGTATGTATCAATTGGTAAAATCCCATCAGAATACTTAGTACGACCAAAATACTCACAATATCCTTTTTCTTTGGCAAGTTGATTAGATGCCTTTAGAAGATAGTATTGGAAGCTCTCAGAAAGACCATGAACAGCATCCCATGCTTCTTGTGAATCATACTTAAATCCAAGTTTTGCCAAATAGTGAGCAAGACCAATATATCCAATTCCAAGAGATCTACGACGCTTTGTGAAATTCTCTGCCGCTTTCACTGGATATTGTTGATAATCAATAATTTCATCTAGAGCACGAACCGTAAGATCACAGAGTTCCTCTAGTTCATCATCAGACTTAACTCTACCCACATTGATCGCAGAAAGAATGCAAGTTGCGATCTCGGAATAATTGTCATCATCAATATGTTGAATTGGAGTAGTAGGTTCAGTGATTTCTTGACAATTATGAACTAATATATTATTAGCAAAAAAATTATGAGCTCCTTCTACCGTAATATCATAAACTGGAATTTCTTCTTCTAGATATTCAATCTTTAGCATTTTTAATTCTCCTTTGTTTCCACATAATAGTTGAGTTTATAGATGCCTTTTGGGCAATAAGCTTTCTTTCTTCTACTGTTCTATAATTTGGATCAAATACCAATCCACTTTCTTCTTCTAATAATTTAGTGTAATTTTTTCTACTTCCTCCAAATCTATTTTTGGAAAAACTTTTAGGAAAATTTACATTCAACTCGTCATTACAAAATTTAATTAATCTTTTTAGTCCAGGTATAAAGTTATATTTTTTAATAAATTTCATACCAAATTCAATTAATTCTTCATCTGAATAACCAGAATAATTTGGATTATTGTGTCCTATAGTTCTTGTAGAAATACCATTTTTCCACTCTTCCTGGACTTTCTGTGGGCATCTTGGGAGCATCCAACCACCAGTTCCACCAGAAGTAGCATTATATCCTTTAGTATCGCTCTCAAAGAGTTTAATGAAGTGAGTTTCCTTTTCATTAATAAAGTTTTCATCTTCAGTTTGATAAGTTTCAATCACAGATAAGTCCCAACAATCTTCACCATATTTTCTAATCGCAGAATGAAATCTAAATTTTGAACCATTTCTTGCTGACGATAAATGACGATTCCAACGATGCTCCAAAGAGTATTCAGTTTTTCCTATGTAATTTTTGCCGTTTTTCTTATTGGTAATTTTATAGACAATATATGTTTTCATTATAGGAAGTGTAATCTCATGACTATTTATCAAAAATAACAAAATTACACTTCCTACCATACTAATTAATTACTAACTCATCAGTCTCTTTCAAATCTTTCGCCATCACATATCCACGATTTTCAGTAAATACTTTGTGTTCAGGCGTGACTACAATACTGTTACCACTGTTTTCATCAGTAATTTTCATTACTTTTGCTTTAGGTGACGTTTGAGCAAATGCGGTAATTTGATGATAATCATTTTTACGATTTGCACAGTCAATATTTTTAGAAAGCACTTCTACGCATTCCAATGAAAGACCTTCTTCGATAAATTCTTGAAGTTGTTGAATTTCAATTTCAAGAGGAGGAAGACGGTATGTTGTTGTGTTATTACCATCAACTTCTTTAGCAGTAGTAATTCTTACTTTAATCTTTGTGTCTCCAGCAACGCAAAGATTACTCATTGTAATTTGATCTTTATAAGAACTATGTGAATTACAATGATCAATGTTCATAATATACACTCGTCCTGTTTCTGCTCTTTCCTTGAGAACATTCAGAATAAGTTCTTGTGCTTTGATTTTTTTCTTTGGAATAGATGGATTATTTTCATAAGATACATAGAGGTCATCAAATGTAGGTAATCCGAAGTTATCATAAAGTCCAGGTACATCGTTTGGAGAGAAAAGCGTGATTTCTTCATTTTTGATGAACCTCTCATAAAAAATCTTACTAAACTGAATAGAATAATCTAGTTTACGAACACGATTATCCTCAGTTCCTTTATTATTCTTCAAAACAATAATATCTTCTATCTCTTGGTGCCAGATGGGGAAGTGGACCGTCGCGGATCCACCTCGTATGCCATTTTGCGTGCAACATCTGACAGTCGCTTCAAACTTTTTGAGAAACGGTACAACACCAGTGTGTTGAACTTCTCCACCTCTGATTTTACTGTTGATGCCACGGATTCTACCTGCATTGATGCCGATTCCCGCCCTCTGTGCGACATATCTGCCAATAGCCATATCACTGCTAAAGATAGAATCGAGGGTGTCATCAACATCAACAAGAACACAACTAGCAAATTGTCGAAGTGGCGTCCGCACTCCTGCCATGATTGGGGTTGGGATGTTGATTTTGTGCTTTGATGTTGCATCGTAATATTTTTTTATATAAGATAGGCGTGTTTCCTTTGGATACCTAGAAAACATTGTTAGCGCAATCATGATATACATGAACTGGGGAGTTTCATATAATTTCCCAGTACTACGATCTTGAACCAAATACTTATCTACAACCTGTCTGAGTCCTGCATATGTGAAGTTAAAGTCACGATCGTGATCAATCATAGAATTGATCTTATCGATTTCTTCTTTTGAATAATGATCATATACTTCATGATCATATACTTTAGAAGTCACGCAATTATTGATATGATCTTCTAGGTGTGGTAGATCTTTCATGCCACCAAAGATGCTCTTCCTAGTAGCATACATCAACAATCTAGCAGCAACATATTGATAGTTTGGGTGCTCCAAATCAATAAGATCACTTGCACTTCTAATTAGAATTTCCTGAATCTCAGCTGTAGTGATTCCACTATAAAATTGAATACCAGACTGCATTTCAACTTGAGAAGCAGAGACTCCAGATAGATTCTTACAAGCCTCTTCTACCATCAAATGTATCTTATCAAGATATAATGGTTCAATGTTGCCATTTCTTTTTTGAACCCTAATTCCTTCGGTCATACTTTCTTCCATTCGTTAAATTTAAGTTTTGCTACTAGTCCAGAGTAAGTATTTGATTCTATCACAGATTGGACATTAAGTCCAGACAAAACCATGTCGTTTATGTCTTTGTCTTTAATTAAACTTGGCCATATCACAATTGAATCCCCAGATTCAATTCTAGATTCCATTCTTTTGTGAATTTCTTGGTTTCTAGGTTCATTATCATAGACGTATACTGGGTGAGAAATATTTAGATCTTTTAGATTTAAATCGGATCCACACATTGCAACTGAATTTTGAATAAATGTGGAGTCAAAAGGACCTTCTATAATGTAAACTGATTTGTTCAAGTTTATTTCATCATATCCATATATCTTTGGAGCATCTTCCTCCAACATAATTGTAATATACTTAATTTCACTTGGACCAATTGATCTGCCCTGAAATCCTATTAGTTTTTTTTGATAATAAAGTGGAATGACAATCCTAGATTCTTCATACTTTAAACCTTTTTCATCAAATGTTTTTTGTACTGTATTTGTCCATTCTTTAAACTTTTCCGCATAATAAAAATTATCTGGATTCAATTTACGATTTTCTAAATAAGACTTAGCAACAGAAACTTCACTTGCTCTTGGTAAATTTAAAGTTTTTTTGAATACTGGTTTTTTGAAGTCAAACTTTGGTGCTTCGGCTGTAAAATTTTTACCGGTGAATCCAGCTGAATACTTCTCTAAACAATATTGCTGGTGTAATATTGGATCTATTTGTTTAAGATAATTGTTTAAAGATACATTCACTCCACAATTGTGACACTTGTAATTTGTATTATTTTTTACAGAATAAAAATATCCTCGTGCTCTTGATTTATTTTTCTGAGAGTCACCACAAATTTTACATCTACAATTATAGAGATTTGAATTCTTTTTAGTGAATTTTTCTAATCTTGTTGATATTAGATTAATATATTTGTCGTCAATCAAATCCATAATCTAGGTTTCAGCGTCCCCAATTCTAGCATGTAAATCCCAGTATGTCAATCCAACATTTTGGATTCCATCTGCATTCTGTGGTGTTGCTGCATTTCACTTGGCGTCCACCAACCAGAAGCTAAGCTAGATAAGGCCGCAGCAAGAACAACAAGAAGAGTCCCACATCCTGCAGTCATCCACTTTATTTTATTAATTTCCAATACTTTTTCTTCTATGGATTCTATTCTTTTTATTACTTGTTGGTGATCTTCAAGATTTTCTTTCTTGATTTCATCTATCATTTTTATTAGAATACTATCAGATTTATTGCACTGTTCAATTCTTTCATCATGAACAGCAAGCATTCTGGTTATATTCGTATTTACTTCACTCAACTTTTGAATGGCATCATCTAACTTATGTACGATGTTAGAAAAATCTAAAAGTTTTTGCTCTAATACCGCTAATTTTATTGATTCTTCTGACATTGTTAGTATAGTTTTTTTGTTAACTCGCCAACAAATAACCTTTAATATTACTATTTAGATTTTAAAGTAATCCCATTGACTTCAACCAAGATTCATATTTTTTACTGTATGTCTTTGACCTTCTATCAACTAATCCACCTATAGTTCTACGGAACATTCCTAATTCAACCTTTGGGTCAAATCCAGCTGTTGGTCCTTCTTGTGGAGAATTTCCCCCAAATCCGCCGCCACTACCTGTTGCATTTGCAACCATATTTTCTCTTATTAATTGTATAATTTTATCTAACTTACTCATTTGTAATTCTTTCCAGTTGTGACATACAAAAAATATCTATTGGAATATCATGTATATATCCTTTTGGATATTCTGGTAATCTGTTCAGAAAAACAACAAAAGTTTTCATGTAAGACCAAAGATCTTTATCAATTTTAAAAAATAGCATTGGTGTGGTTGCATCACCAAAAATATTATAAAGTATTATAAAATGGTTAATTAAAAGGTGTGTTTTTAACACACCTGTATTTTTGTATCTTCTAAGTAATCTTTTTATATACTTAAAATGATTCAAATCTTTTTCGAAATCTTCTTTCGTCACTGCCTGAGGATTCTCATAATTTTTAATAGCAAATAGGAGAAAATTTTCCTCATTCAGTTCAGTAAATATCATTTAATATCACACTAATGGATTTGCATCATACAAAGGAGTATTACCTGTTTGGATACCAGACATTGCTACGAATGTTTCTGTCTTAACTCTATATTGTCCTTGGGAATCAACATAAGTCATGATTCCTACCCAGCCACCGTGAGCTGGAGAATATTTAGTATTTTGAGCTGCAGCAATTCCAGCAGTAGATACACCAGCCACATATGGCTCGTAATTTGTATGAGTCTGGCTATACTGACTATCAAGAGTTAGGTACTTTGGAAGTTGTGATACGCTAAAATCTGTGTTAGCAATAGCTGCACCACTTAAGTTTGCAGTAGATGCAATAGATAGTTGAGTTGTACTGGCAATACCAACAATTACTGCATCACCAAAATATGTTCCACCAACAACTCCAAATCTAATAACATCTCCAGTTGATGCAGCACCAACTGCACCAAAGTTAGTTCCAGTGGCAGTTACAATTCTTGTGACATAATTTAGCCAAACTTTTCCATTGGATGAAATGTTGTCGTTATTTCCCCAGAGTGCCATTCGTTTTACCTTTAAAAACTATTTAATCTATAAAATATTTATGTCGTTATGATGTTTAATAAAAAAGGGAGAGGCAAAAATATCCTCTCCCTTTTTAGTTGAAATTAAATATCAGCAATTTTTTAGAAGTGCAGTTCTAACTGTGGTTGCAATCAGATTATCTACATCATTGTCTGTAGTTTGTACATAACGATCTAGAAGTTCGCATACAAGTCTTTTTGTGTGGCAAGAATTTAATGCTGCGAAAAGAAGTGGTTTTACAACTCCTACTAATACTCCCATGATGTCCTCCTTAATAATTTTTGGATATGCTCCAAAGATATTTATGAATCGATGATGCTTTGGTAGTATAGAATTAATTATTTTTCTGTGCTCTTAATTTTTGTATCATTGATTTTTTTGCTGCGCCAGTCAATTCTATACCAGAATTGGAAGTTGGAACAAATACTTTTTGCATCCGTCGATTAAATGGTAGATAAGGTTTAGATGTGTTTCCACCAAGTTTTTTCAATCCCAATTCAACTTTTTCTGGAGTTGGTTTTGTCACAACTCGTCGATTACTTGAACGACTATCAAAAGTTATTCCACCAGAAGGTTTTGGGGGTGTTGATTCCTTAGGTTTTGTTTCTGGTGCTCTCCAATCTAATTGTGGTCCAGTTCTACCTCTAGTAGATGATCTCTGTGGCAATTGTCCTGTAGGTCTATCTCTTCGTGGGCTAGATCCCCAAGTTGGGTATGCCTCGTCTATCCTAGCAAGAAATTGATTAAATGTGATAGACATATCAGTCCTTTTCTTCTACTTTTTTGGGAAGTCCTTCATGTGAAGTTTTCGCAAATTTGCGAATCTCAGCTTCAGACATTTTATCGACAATATCAAGAACTTCCTGACTTACTTCAGATCTTGGGGTTTCACCTCTTTTTACTGAAAGTGCAAGACCAAACAATTTTTGTTGTTGTTGACTTTCTGATTTTTCTAGAAGAAATGCTTCGATTTCTTCTCTGACTCCGGTAGCAGTAGAACCACGCATCAAACCACGAATAAATGTACCAGCAGCTGCGCCTGCTGCACCAGCTCCAGATGCACCTCTTTGTCTTGCTTTCTTGGCAGCATCAGTAGCATGAACTGCAGCCATTCCCGTTCTACCAATATCGGATTTTGCTTTATTTACAGCCGCACCAATCATATTAGTTAATCTAGCTTTAGTGTCAGGTGAGGTAGCAAAGTTTTTAACCTGACTAACAACTTTATCTATACCTTTTGGTTGAGTTTCAGCTGCAGTTTTAGCAGAATTATCACCTTGATCTTTTACAATTTTTTTTCGTACTGTCCCAGTTGGTCTAGATGATGAAAATCTTCTAGTGGTACCATATTTTTCTGCCGCTGCTCGAGTCGTTTTTCCCGGAGCAGCTTTCAATGATATACCTCTGTCTTTTCCTGTGGCTGGATTTGACTTTTTACCAAGTAAAGTTCTTGCCTCACTCAACATAAAATCTTCAGAAATATAGAATACATACTCAATGAATTTTTCGTGGCCAAGGTCTTCAATTACCATGGCGAGACCTTCCTCATTCAATCCCCTATCATAAAAATATTGAGCAGCAATATCAATAACTTCTCCAATATATTCTTCTGAAAGTTCTACACTCTCACCAATATTAACATTAGGATTAATGTCTATTTTATTATGAATGTTTGCTTTTTCTTTAACTTGTCTTTGCTTTGATCCTTCAATTTCATCATCAATATTTCCTATTGCTTCATATAGATCACTTCTCCAGTTTGAAAGTGATTCATCAACTTTTTTAGTTTTCTTTTTGAAGCTACTTTTTACTTCGTCTTTTTCATATCCAACTCCATCGCCATCATCATCCCACCATCTTTTTGGTTTTTCGTCTTCTTCACCTTCCTTATCTTCGTCTTCATCTTTTTCGTCGTCGTCTTTTTCTTCTTTCTCACTTTCTTTTTTATCTTCGTCTTCTTTTTTTGATGTCTTATACTTTTCTTCAACATACTCTAGATATTCATCTCTATTTGAAATGACATTGCCTGAAACAGATTCCAAATAAATCTGTTTCATTTCATTTAGACTTTCTACGATACGATCAGACATTTGTATAAATTTTTAAACCTATACATTTATTTATTATTTCTTTACGCTTCTCTTATATTTTTGAATAAAGTTTTTAATCGTGGTAGTACCTGTCATTTTCATAGTATAGTTTCTGAGTTGATCTGTTCCAACTAATCTTTGATCTGCAGGAACCCCAGAAACATCAGTCCATTCGGTCACATCTTTAATCCAAGACTTAAACATTATATTATCTTCAGTTACACATATCAAATAGTTTGGACCTCTACGAATTACCTGTCCAATTAATCCAGTATTTAAATTTTGAACTCTTTCTCCAATTCTAAAAATATTTTCCTGATAATATTGTTCTCTCAAACCATTTAGATCAAGTTCTGGTGCATATTTCCAAACTTCCGCTATATCTTGTGGTTCTTGTTGTGCTTCCTGTCCTTTGCCCAACATAGATCTTTGGACAGCAAAGAACAAAGCCTGAGCATCTTTATCTTTTATTTTTTTAGGTATACCAACTTTAAATTTATTAAAATCATTTTCAATCGCAGCTTTTCTTAGATTTGAAGATGAACTCTCTGCATCAGGATCAGTTGGACCAGAAGGTATTACATTTATTTCATCAAAATTGTAAAGTTTACCATTATGTTGACCAGAAAGTCTTTCAAATTCAGATACCCTATCTAATCCAGCAATAATATTTACTTTATCATATCCATCTTCGTTTGCTGACATCAACACATCAAAAATAGTTTTCATATCTTTATCATTGACAATATTATCTTTGATGTCTGGAAACATCTTCCTCATATATTTAATCTTAGAAGCAGGATCAAGTGGATTCTTTTCATTGTCCTGCATTCTAGATGGATATATCCTAAGTTCACCACCAGCTGCAATTTCTTTTGCCTTTCGGATTAATTTTTCGTGCTTTACTGATGGTGGGTTGAATTTAGCAAATACTATAGTAAGTGGGAGATCTTGCTCTATTTCTGGTGGAGCTGGTTCTTGTTTTGGTGCTGCAATACCTTTTCTTTCAGCTGGAGCAGGTGGCGGTTCAATTACTCTCTGTGGAGTCTTTGGTCCAGATGGAGCTGGCTCCGCTTTTTCTGGAGTTGGACTCTTTTTACGAATCATTTCAAGATCACCACCAACTGTTTGGGCTACAACTTTTCCACTCCTATCTACCCAGTTGCCATGACCATCCGAAGAGAGACCAAGACGATATGCCTTTTCTGATGCTCTCGATCCTCGAAATTCTAATATAAATTGCGAAAACTTTTTCATTCTTGTTAGGAATTCCTTATTTATTTATTTTACCTATTTTTTCTTTTAAATGTATCTGGTGCATTTTCTGCAGGACGATCCCCTCTCCATCTACCAACTTCTGGTCTCTCTGTCGTTCTGCTACTATCAGATCTTCTTTCTTTTCTAGTAGCACCAGATCTGATATTAATAGGATCTCTAGTAAAATTAGCAGCAACTCTAGTTGTTGTTCCATCCGAATTTCTTCTAACAACTGTTGCTCCCCTTTCAACTGATCCTACCATTCTAGTAGCTGAAGCATCCGATGCTCTTTGTTGTCTGGTAGGACCCAATCTTGGATCCCTAGGTGCTTTTGGTCCATCTTTTGGTGTCTGTGGTACTCCACCTCTTGCAATTCCACTTATACCTTGTTTTTGTGGTGCTGGTGGATTTTTCTCATTTTCTAATGAAATTTTTGATCTCATTTGTTTTATACGATTTGCCACATTAACCATTTGGCTTGGGTTAGCGGTACGCATTTGTCTACCCAAAGAAGATAACTTTCTTTCTGCTTTTGCTCTAGGACCAGCATTCCAGTCTATTTTAGCTTCTTCTAAAAATTGAGAGAAAGTCTTCATTTTTAATTATATTTTTTTTACTATTTATAAAAAAACCTCCCGAAGGAGGTTTAAATCAAGGAGTATGATTTTCAAGCTCTTTGTCTAGTTGTAGAATTACAGAACGAATGTCTGCAATACGAGGAGGTACACACACTTCATCATAAGTATATCCTACCTGGGATTCAAAAAGGATTTGACGAACTGCTGCTGCTTGACGAGCATCCATTTTAATTGTTACTTTTTTTTCTTTAGTCATAGATCTCCCTCTACACGATTTTCAGAACGATATACATCAAAAGTTCCTTCTGGATAACGAGCACTTAGCTTTTCGTAATTCATCTGAAGAATTTCATCAAAATTAGTATCAAGTGCCATACAAGCTTGAGCAAGATACCAACAGATATCTCCAAGTTCTCGTTTTAGGTGAAACTCAGTTTCTTGAGTGTATGGTTTACCTTGAAGAAATACTTTCTTCACAACTTCAGTAAATTCACCTGCTTCTGCACTCATACCAAAAGCAGCAGTTAAAAGTCGAGGAGTATCAGCACCGGAAGAAGTTTCAAGATCAACAATACGAGAAATCAAACTTCCGCTATTGCTACTAGCAGGACTTGTAGTTTGGCGAACAAAATCAATGTACTTGTCGCTATCAATTTTTTGTACCTTTTCCATTAGAATGTAAAACTCCTAAATTTATTTTTTAAATCAGATTGGTGCTCTTCGTCATTATACTCCTCTTCCTGTCCAGAGTCAAGTATGTCCTTTTGAGCCGATTGGTCAACATCGTATAAACGCATTTTTGCTCTATCTATTCCTACTACAAATTTTTTGTGTAGGGATTTATCGCTATACCTGTTTTTAAGTTGTTTCACAAGTATTTGATTTAACTGTTCTAATTCATCTGTAGAAATTAAAGCGAAAAGAAAATCAGCAGTTGCAGGCAAACCAAAAGATTCAGAAGTATCCGTCAACTCTGGGTCAGATGATGCAAATCCAGACCTAGTTGTTTGGGTTGCACTCATAATTGGAACATTAAACTCAACTGCAAGACCTCTCAGTTCTTCCGCAATAGATTTAACATAAGAATATGAATTTACAGATATATTTCCTTTGTATCTACTTGATGCGCAGATGTTAAGATAATCAATAAAAATAACATCTGGTTTGAATGATTTCTTCAAAGCCAATTCATTTAGCAATGCCTTGAAGTGTCCAGCATGTGCAGAAGCAGTTGGATATTCTTTGATAATTAAAGATCCCTGTGTCTTTCTTGAAATGGAATTAATCTTATTTTGAAATGTAGATTTAGGTAAATCTTTAATATCTTGAATATTAATATTCATTTGGTTGGCATCAATTCGCTCAGCAATTTTCTCTTCTGCCATTTCAAGCGTAATGTACAATACATTCCTTCCCTGGAGCAAGTAGGAGCCAGCCATGTGGCACATGAATAGAGACTTGCCGACATTCGTACCAGCAAGTGCGATGTTAAGAGTTTTAGGAGAGAGCCCACCGTTCGTAATTTTGTTAAAATATTCAAGATCAAAAGATAGTTTGCTTTCTTTTTTATTGTATAAATCATACCGTAATTCGTAATCTAGTAAATAATCGTGTCCAACATGGTTATCAAAACTCACTCCTAATGCATTTGATAGAATGGATGGGATTGAATCCCTGTTTTTCTTTTCGTCTTTTCCATCTGCAATCTGAATGGATTCCATAAGAGCAAGATAAATTGCCCTATCTTTACACCACTTTTCAGTTATATCAATCAACCACTGCAATTCAGATGGAACATTGTCTATTGCACTGATAATTGAAACTATTTCTTTGTATGAAGATTCATTCAGATCTGTCCTGTTTTCTACTTCAATTAATAAAGCCTCATTTGTTGGCAATTCATTGTATTTTAGTATGAAAGAGCTTATTTCAACAAAGATTACTTTTTGATTATAATCCTGAAAATATTCTTCTTTTAAAAATGGAAGTACTTTCCTAGTGTACTCTTCATTATAAATTAAATTTCTTAGAATCAAAAACTCAATCTTTTCCATCAAGTACCATAACTAAATTCTTCTTTTGCGATCTCATCCAATTTCTGCATTACTTCTTCGGTGAAGTATTCTTCAGGATTTGCGAGAATCTGCTTCCCATAGATTTTTTTACCGTTGATCTCATATCGACCTGAAACATTTTTCCATAAACCACCAATCTCACCGAGTTCAAGTAATCCATAATATCGATCAAGACCGCGTTCATCATAAAACAGACGAACCTCAACATCTTTATTCTCCTTACTCAAACGCGATTTAGCAGTCTTAGCCTTGATAATATTGCCGACCACTTCCGTTCCATCCTTTTCTTTTTTCTTGCTGAGATAGATGATCGTACTTGCTGCATATTTGAGTCCAGAACCTCCCCCCATTTCTTTAGTTGGTACGTAAGCTCCGATGACATCGTATGTGTGATTCGTGACAAGAAGTGGGACATTTGCTTGACCTAGTTTGAGTGTGAGCATTCGGAAAGCACCTTTGACCAGTTGCGATTTAGTCATATCACGAACTTGTTTATCGTTGAGTGCATCAGTAATTTCCTTTTCTGTTGAAAGCATACCTAGAGAGTCTAGCACAAACATACATGGTTTGCGCTCTTCCATTGGTTTTTTGAGATAAATGTCAACTGCTTTCAGCGCCTTTCCACGGAACTCTTCAACAGTAACAACATTAACAACCACAAGACGAGAAGTATCAATTCCACGAGATTCTACGAGTGATTTAGTAATAGCAGCCTCAGTATCAAAATAGAGACAGTAACCATCGGGATGAGTATCAAGAAAGTTCTTAACAACGGCGAGAGAGAAAAAAGTCTTTCCAGTAGAAGACTCTCCAGCAATAGCAGTAATCTTATTCCCAGATACACCACCAAATATGCTACCTGAAACCAGTGCATTAAAAATGTATGAACCTGTATCAACATAAGTTTCAGTCTCTTCAATATCTGATGCAAGTTTGGTGTATTCGCCACCAACTTCTTTTATAATTTCTTTAAGAAAATCCATGTGTCTCCTATAGTTGTATGTAGTATAGCACTAAAAGAAAAATGAATCAAGTGTGTTTTGCTTCTCAATTTTCCACCCAATAATGTCTAAGATTAATTTAAGAGGATTCAAAAATGTTTTCTCAAATTGCATATTGTAATCAATATACTTTTCTAGTTCAAATTCTGGTGGTAACTTTTGAATATAAGAAATTACATTTTCATGAATTGGATTTGGGAGTTTCAAATAGCAATACTTAATTTTTTCACCGTTCTTGATTATAGAATATTTTCTTTGTAGTTTTTTATCTTTGATGTAATGATTATATAGAATTGCTCCTCTCACATGTATTGGAGTTCCCTTTTGATACATCGTTAAGTTCGACATAAATTTGGTAACTTCATTTATAGATTTTGGGAAAGATACTTCTTCTGGTGTCAATTTAAAAAACTCTTCCCTAGTTTTAGCAATGAAATCTATCATTTCATTTTCATCGGAAGACATGATTAACCTAATAGCTTGTTTAATCTTATCCCTACAGAAAGCAGGAGTAGAAGACCTAATAGCCTCAACGCCAGTCATTGCTAATTCAGGTTCAGAATACCTAACTCCTTCATTATCCCAAACATTGGCAATATATCTTTTCTTAGAAATAAATACCGCTCTGTCTGTAATTTTCTCTCTCTTCATGTGGAGTCTATGAGCATATGCATTCAAATATTTTGCTAGCTCTTTATACGAATCATCTACATAATCCTGGATTTTTGTAGAAAAAATAGAATCAAGAAAGTCGATAATTTCAAGTTTATCTGGATTCTTATTTTTAAATATAAAATCAACAAGAGGTTTCATATTCAAAAATGCAGAATCTGTATCGCAGTAAACTACATAATCTATTCCATCTGTTTTGAGAATTTTATTGAAGTACTCATTAAACTTCTTTTCAATCCATCGAATTGCAAGTTGTCCAGTATATGTTACTGCCTCAGCATTTCTCAGATCATAAAATCTGAAGTAAGGATTACCAGTTGCTCCATAACATGAATTGAGACATACTTTAATAGATTGTTCCTTGACACTATACATTGAAATCTGTTTCTTCAACTTACTAGAATGTGATTTCTCATATTCTTTCTTAAGTTCTTTCATCTTATCCTTGTAAAATTTCCTTTTCTGGAACATCTTATCAAGAAGTTCTGGTAGGAAACCCATCTGATCCTTTTTATACATGGACCCATTTGGACAAACGGAATATTTAAAACCTTCAGGTATATTTGCCGTTTTTTGTAAGACAGAATCGATTGATATATTAGAAAATCTATCTTTCACTAAAGTATCTGGGCTGATGTTAAGTCCCATCATAATGTGTGGATACAGTGAGGTTAAGTCCATACTGACCACATAGTCGTAAGATCCAGGGACTGGTTCTTTCACAAAAGCACCAACAAATTTATCTGACTTTTCTTTCGCTGGTTCTTTTAATGGGATTACGATTTTTTTCCTACGAAGATAATTGTAGATAATCGTATCCCACATTCTAACTTGATAAAATACATCTTCAAAATTAGTTTTAGAGTCAAATGCAAGCATGATCGCCAATTCAATCATGTGGAGTTTGTCCTCTAACTTATTTACGAGCTCAGTATCAATTACATTATATTTTACAAATGTATTCCAGTCTTTATCGTAAAAATCTTTGAATGTCTCATACTCACTATGATCTAGTTTATTTTGACCTAGTTCATTAAATGCAATAGTATCCAGTCTAAAGTTTTCAGGCTTTTTAAACGAATACTTCTTATAAAGATCAAAATAATCTACAATTGAAACTCCAAAAATATCATAGACTGTTTGGAATTCATCTTTTCTAACTTCAGCTTGTCTATCTGAAATCCAACCATAAGGAGACATCTTTTTAGTCTCCTTCGTCCCAAGCAATCTATACATTCTTCCAATAATATATGGGAAGTCATAATAGAGACAATTCCATCCAGTAACGATTTCTGGTGTGTTCTCTTGCCAGTAGTTTAGAAAAGAATTAAGTAGATGCGCTTCGTCATGACAATAAAAATACTTGTGGTCATTTAAATTTTCTGAGAATTTTCTAGTTCCCCAAGTAAAGATTTTTTTAGTTGTATAATCTTGAATTGTAATTAACAGAATCTCTTCATCGCATGTCTTTGGATCTGGGAATCCATTTTCAGATGCACACTCAATATCAATTGCAAAGATCTTAATTTTGGTTATGTCGTAGTCAATTTGATCTTCGCTATAATTATCAGAGATGTACTGGTAGATAAAAGTCTCATTTCCAAATATTTCAAATCCATCTACATTCTTATATTTGGAAACAAACTCTTTAGACTCTTTGATTGTACCAGGATGGATCATTTTAACATATGATCCATCAAGAGTTTTATATTCACTCTTCTTATCAGTCTTTACATAGAATGTTGGCTTATATTCAACTACATCTTTAAAGTGTTCTCCATTATCATAACCACGAACATAGATTCGATTCCCAAGTTGTTTTACATTAGTATACCAACGCATCAGCTATTTACCAAATTGTTATACTTATCTAGAATTTGTTGTTTGGGTTCAGATATTGTCAAAATTTTATCTGAGCTAATCATAAAAACATTTTGACTAGTGTATGGAATCAACCATTGAGTAAGAGTTGCACTTTGAGTTACTTTATCGTAATTAATTACATATGGATCAATCAATCTACAGTTTGGTTCTCCAATATCAGCTGACACTTCTTCAATTTTCGATATCAGTACCTGATTTGTATGCAAAACAATAATGGATACAGTATCATAAATTTCAATAATCTCTTCATCCATAATTCAATAAGCAGCTGTCCAATCCATTATAGCAATAAAAAAGGGAGAAGTCAACCGACCTCTCCCGTAAATTTGATTCAATTAAAACCAAACTTTTTTCTTTTGATGTTCTGGAATCACTTTTACTAATTCAATGTTTAGTAGGCCATTATCAAAAGTAACTTGTTTCACTTCGACATCATCTGATATTGTCCAGGCACGAGTAAAGGCTCTTTGTGCCAATCCTTGATGGACATATTCCTTTTGATTGTCGTTTTCTTTTGTTCCTTCAACAAAAAGTTTATTATTTTCAGTATATACAGTAATTTGATTTTTGGTAAATCCAGCAAGAGCTACCTCTAATCTAAATTCCGTATTACTTTCCTTTATTACATTATATGGTGGATAATTTGATTCTGTTTGGTGTAAGGCAGAAAATCTATGGAACCATTCGTCCATTCCAATTGAATACTTATCTATATCATTTAAGAACTTCTGGATATTCCCAGTATTGTACCTAACTATTGTGTTCATGTTGTTTCTCCTTTTTAAGCAAGTTAAAAGTGTTGAACCCGAAGCATCCAACACTTAAATTATATATTGGAGAACATAAAAAATGGAAGTACGGAACTCCCTAAAAAATCAATCGGTTTCTACAACTTTCTTTTTTGATCCAATAGAATACTTTGCTTCTAGTATCCATTCGTCTTTTTCTTTGTAAGGTAAAACCTTTATCTGATTTAAAGGAGCAATATCAGATACTTTATCTGGATTTACTACAGAAACTAAACCCCAATCAGAAAGAAGTTTAATAATACGATTTCTACGTTGTACATCATTAACAGTTAGATTTGCGTGCTTACCATCCAAAGCAAACAATTCTTTAAAACTAACAAGATAGTATCTACCTTGTTTGTGTAAAATATGTACAGATTGATACAATTTTTTTTCTTTTCTTGATGCAACACCAATTCTAGTAAGTGTTTCTCTAACCTTCAAAAAATCATCTGGCTCAGATAAAGTAACCTCAACCATCATATCTGGAGTCCAGTTTACTTGGGGTTCATTGATAGTAGTCATTTCGTTCCACCGATATCAAGTCTTTTTTTAATAAAATTAATTTGATCTTTAGTTAAAATATTTAGAATTTGAGAAGCTTTCTCATCATTATAACCATAATATTTTTTTATATATTCTAAATTTTCTACCTTATTTTTAGTGATCCAAGAAGAATATCTCTTCTTTTTTCTCAAACTATTTAGATAAAATAAATACTGCATATCTTTATCAAGATTATTACTAATATTCATCTCATTTGCAAATAATATGCTATCAATATGAGAGGACAAGCACTTATTTATAATATAAGGTGGATATGATTTTATGTTTTCTGGATTAGATTCAATTAAATTTTCTTTAGTAAAATTAATTGAATTCATCCAATCTTTAAGTTCATAATTTACTTCCATTCTACTTCACACATAATTTCAGTTAGACAAGCAAGAAGATTAATCTCGTTATCCGCTACAAATGCACTTCTATACTGATACTTAGAAATAATTAAAATAGCAGATGGTATAGTAGATTCTACAGCAGATTCATATAAATTATCATAAATCTTTCGCAAAATTTTATTTGGATCATTATCCATATTTTGAATCACCCACTTTCTAACTTCAGTAAAATTTTTATCCTTCAAATTTTTAATTAAATTAGAAATTTTTATATCAGAAATTTGCGCTAAAATTCCAGAATCTATTTTTCCACTAGAAGAATATCTTTGAATTTCGTTGAGTGTTCTCCTAAAATCTGGAAAATACTTATTAATAATCGCAACTAAAACAGAAGTTTCATATTCTATTTTCTCTGTATCTAAAATGAGAAGAATTCTTTTCATAAAATCTGCCGCTAATTTTGGCTTTTCCTTTGGTGGAATAGAAAAGTCAATAGCAGCAGCACGAGAATGAATAGGTGGAATTAATTTATTTTTATAATTACACGTAAAAATAAATGTACAATTCTTTTGTAGGTCTTCGATAGAAGCTCTTAATGCAAGTTGAGCGTCGTGAGTTAAATTGTCTGCTTCATCTATTAAAAGTATTTTTTTACCTGTAGTTGACAATGACAAAGTAGAAGCATAATTTTTAACTTTATTTCTAATCACATCAATAGATCGTTCATCCGATCCATTTATTACCATAAAATCTCTTTCTAATTCATTTGCCAATGCTTTAATAGTAGATGTCTTCCCAATTCCAGGTGGACCAGAAAGAATCATATTAGGAACTTTGGTTGATTCCCTTATTTCTGTAAAAAACTTTTTCAGAGAATCCGGTAGAATACAGTCTTTAACTTTTTGTGGAGCATATTTTTCAACAAAAATAAAATCACGTACCATAATATTAAGAAAATTTTTTAAATAGAGTTACAGTCACTTGCGGCCTTTATTCTTCCGTTAGAACAAATTCACTTGCCATAATTCTTTACTTCACCGATAACATAAGAATAATTCAAATAATCCCAGAAATCATAATAGCAATCAGAGAAATAAAACCCAGGAACTGTACCATCAAAAAGCATCAGTTCTTTCCATAACATAAATGACAATTTAAAATATCCCATAATTAATTAAATCCAATCAGGTTTTCGTTGCGGCATACGAAGATAATTAGATGCAACCCAAGGTTTGGATGCGATATACATCTTGTAAGCAGTAAAAGTGTCAATGCTTGTGTCAAGTTTATACTCATCTGGCATTGCGCGAGCAAATGGAGTTACTTCTGTAATCTTACCTTTAGGGAACAAGTAGAAAGCATCTACAAGAGTTTTATAGCAAGAATGAGTTTTATTATACCGCAGGCAGTATTCATCGGACAAATTTAAACCCCACTTGATTAGCCAGTAGGCATTATGGATACTTTCCATTGCCCACTTGGTACAGGGATGATTGCGGAATGCTCCTTTCTCGGTTTTGTAAGGCGTTCCATCTGCCTTAGGAAGAGTGCCGTACCCGTGTCCCCATTTTTCTGATGCAACAATAGAGAGCATTTGGCAGCACTCTAGGGGCATCTTGACGATGTGCTTGTCTGGGAGACAAATGGCACTTTCGGCAGGCCAAGGAGAAGTCACAAAGATGTTCATGATGTAATATCTTATTCTTAATCCATGTAGGTCGAATCTGGCTCTAGAGCAATGTGGTACTTAACATTTCTTGATTTACTCTCAAATCTAGATAAAAGTTTATTGGAGATACAAACATTATATGCACCTGGGAGAATCTTAATATTTTCAACTTTAAAGTTGAATGTAAATACGTTCTCGGTCTCACCAACTACAATAGAAAACTCATTAGAAGTATCATTCTTCTTATCCCTAACTACTAAACTAATTGTCCCATTTTCTCCAACTGCTGCAAGATCTGGAAGTTGATATACTGCAGATGCTTTAAGTAGTTTTTCTAGTTGAGAATGCTCCAATTCGAATTTTACATCATCTGTTGGTAATTTGATCTCCTTTTCTGGTGGAGACACAATCACAGAAGGATCAGCAAAGAAATATTTCACTTTCCTTTTTCCTTCTAAAATATTCAAATAAGAATCATTTGAGAAGTCTAATTCTGGGTTGTCATGTAGACTAATCCCATTCAGGAATTGATTTAAATCGTAAATAGCAAAATTTTTGGGAAATTCTTCCTCTACAACTGCCTCTGCCAAGACATTTTTCATCACTGACATTGTGCGAAGGTTATTTCCTTTTCTAACAAAAATCGATTGATTAATGGAAGCAAAGTTCTTTAGAATAATAAGAGTGTCACTAGAAAGTTTCATTTGTTTTCAATTAGATTAAGATGATTAATTAGGAGAATAGTATAGTGGAGTACCTTGAATAAGTCTGCTCTAGGTGTTCCTTTAGTATCATACCTATCAATATATTTTGTGACATTACCTGCGCAAAATCCTTCACGACGATTATGTTTAATCTTATCTAAGGTTTGTTCGGTTCCACCTCCAGTTCGATCAACATAATGTTGACGATATGTACCTTTAATATACTCCTCTAGTTGTTTCAGTATTTTGTCTTCATTATATTTCCAAAAGTTGTTAGTGGATTCAGATGTATACATTTTATTGTCCTCTAGTGCATTAAAATCAAAAATAATTTTGTCGTCTACATTAAACAATATACTTTTTTCATTTGGATCATTAATGGCTGGGATTAATGAAAAATCATTTTGTTTCATGTTAAAAAGGGAGGAATATTACCTCCCTCAATTATATCAGATAGTTTCCTCTGAGTCAACCTCTTCAGTTTGATTAATCACAAAGTCTTCATCAATCTTTTCATAAAGCTCCATGAAAGAAGATTTAGTTTCTTCGTCAAATCGAGCAATACTATATTTGATTGCTTTTACTTTATTATTAAAGATCACATAAGCTTTCAGAAGATGGATTAAACGACGAGTGGAAATAACTTCATCGATTCCACCATCAAAAAATGTTTTACGGATTGTATCACTCCAATTAACAAGTTTACGAATAAAATCATCCTGATCATCAAGACCAATAGATTTTGCTAGTTTTGTGAGAATCTTAATTTCTACTGAGGTTGTTGGGTATTGTTGTTCAAAAGTAACACTAAACCTTTCTAGAAACGCTTCATTAAGTACATTAGTTCCAATGAATCTTCCGTCATCTGAACCTTTACCTTTTGTGTTAGCGGTGGCAATAATATTAAAACCTTGCTTAGGATGAATGACTTTACCAATCTTTTTAAGAAACAGTGGTTTGCCTTCTAGCACAGACTGTAGAACCATGATCTTATTGGAGGCTAGATCACATTCATCAAGAAGTAGAATTGCACCTCGTTCCATTGCTTCAACTACAGGACCATTGTGCCAAACTGTATCTCCATTTTGAAGACGAAACCCTCCAATCAAATCATCAGAATCTGTTTCTACAGTTACATTGAATCGAATCAATTCTCGTTTAAGTTGAGCACATGCTTGCTCAACTGCCATAGTTTTACCATTACCAGATAGACCAGTAATAAACACTGGGTAAAAGATGCCAGATGAAATTACTTTCTTAATATCAGAAAAATTACCAAAAGAAACAAAATTAGGATCTCGTTCTGGAATAAGATTTTTTTCTACTTCTGGTTCAACCGCTGGAGCAGAATATGATTTTTCGATTGAATCAATAGCTTCTAATGTGACTTCTAAATTCCATTTACCATGACCAGACTTATACTTTTCCAATCGACGAGTTACAGTAGGATATGAAACATCTTTCATTGCACAATAAGCTTTAATTTCTGCAGAAGTAATATTACTACCGAACATATCAAGGAGATCTGAAATAATGTTGTTCTCAGTCATTTTCAATTTCATGGTTTGGATTTGGAACTTTTTAATTATAGCAAGTCCATGGGAAAAAGAGGTAAGCCCATGGACGGTTTAAAAATTGGATTAGGCGATCAAATCTACGAATTGAGAAAGAATCTTTTTATTCATTTTTTTGGATTGCAGTGATTTTTTGAATGCATTTCTAATGTCAACGATAGATGGAGATTCGCTCACTTCAAACTCAGAATTGTTCCCCAAAGAACTGGAATGAATTCCAAAGTAACAATCATAACCAGATAAAGCCAAAGAACATGACTTGTATTTTTTCCAATCTGACATAATTTTACCATGCTGTTCAAGTGTGCAATCTTCCATATGTTGTTTCACAAAACTTACAATTTCTCCATTGGTTAGAAGTCGAATTCCAATGAAGTTAACTGAAGGGAACACATCTTTCAAATGTTTCAGGAGGACATCAGTAAATTTGTGACTTGCATAATAAGAATAACGAGGAAAGTTATAAGTTGTTTTTAAATTCCTATCTCGAAGAAAACAATTATTTCCAATTATTGAGCTACATTTTTTGCCTTCATAAAAATTGACACGATTAAGTGCACTAGCTTCTCCATCAGTTAAAACTACACATTGTACTTTTTGTACTTTGGTTTTTTTCTGGAATTCTGGAATGATTTGATGTAAAGCGATCATAGTTTCATTCAGTGGAGTCCCAGATAAAGATAATTGTGAAGGTATGTTGTAATTTGTTGCATGACTAAAGTAGTAAGCAAGTCTATACATATTTTTCATATGTTGCTCTAAAGTAGTAGAATTTACAGAACTAGAAATAAAATTCAGTAAATTAAAATTGCCATCAACTAAAATTGTATCGTTCTCTGCTCCTAGACATTTACCATAAGAATATGACCAGGAATTTGTAAATGCATATACTTCAAAAGGAATTGAAGATCTCTTACAGAACCAAATCAAATTAAAAAGTTGACGGCATGTCTCTAAGATTACCGTGTCCATTGATCCAGACCAATCTAAAATAAAAATCAATCCATGATTTTTACCTTCTGGTACCGTGATGATTTTTTTGAAAATATCTTCATTGTATTTGTAGGAATAAAGAGAACTACAATCCAAAACTCCGGTTTTAGATTCAGATGATTTGGAGTAGGCATCTGCAGCTTTTTTACATTCAAATTCTTTTACCAAATAATTTACTTCTTTCTTTGCAGAATTTTTAAATTTGATATAATCAGCATCCACAGCTGAAAAATCACACGAGTCTGAATGTTCATCCCAATACCTTTGGCACAAAGAATGAATTTTTTTTGTCTTGACTACTACTTGATCGAGATTTAACTTTGGTACTTCCAAATATGCAATATCCTTATTATCAGTATCACGCAAATTATTCACTGCCTTCGAGAAGGAATTGGCAGTTTTAATGTAGTTTGAGCCCAAAGAAGAATCGTAGTCATTATTTTTCTTTTCATTCGTGTTAGAGTCTTCTTTACTTGAGTTGGGAATATCATTATTACTACTGCTCTTTTTACTATCATCTGAAGATGAAGATTCTGAATTGATTTCTTCGTTTTGATTTTGTTGTTGATTTTCACTATAATCAGATGAAAGTGAACCAGATTGCGTTAGATCCTTTGTAATATTATCAATTTTACTTTCTTCCTTTTTGCAATACTCGTAAAGAACTTCTGCTGCTTTAATTGCATCAGTAAAAGTTTCAGCCTCTTGGATTTGATCCAAAATTTTTGTTTCAATTTCGGTAAATTGTAAATTTATGAAGTTTCCAATTTTAAAATATAGATTTACTTTATCTGCAAAATTATATTCTGTAATATCATCATCTGCAATTCCAAAAAAATCTTCATCATTCAATTCTTTATATCCATTAAAAAATGTCTTTTTGAGTCCAGGATATCTACGCTTCATCAACTTTTCAATCCTAACATCTTCTGTTACATTCAAAAATTGCATTGGAACATCAGTCAATTTTGACCAATCTTCTGTAGAAGTATAGATTGCATGACCAGCTTCATGACTAAGCAAAAGCTGATATACAGTATCAGAAGCTTTATCCCAAATCGGAAGAGTCAGGGTTCTGCTATCTACATTAAATGATGCAGTTTCTACATTTTTGTGTACAATGTCAAGATTCTCAGTAGCAAGAAGACGAGCGAGATTACCGTAGATTTCGTGCTTTGGTTTCATGAAATTAATTTAATGTGGAATTATTATACACAAAAAAACCACCAAATGGTGGTTTGAAAGACACAAATTTAACTGGCACAATCCAATTTCATAGTAGAAAAATTTCCTTTCTTTTCAAATTCTATCACATTATTAAATTTATCTTGTATTCCGTCTTTATGTGAAATAACAAAAATCGTAGAATCTTTTATGACTGTTTTAATGATTCTTAAAAAATCATCAGTTCCAGCTGAATCCAAAGAAGAATCGAATACTTCATCCAACACTAAAATATTAACATTAGTTGAATTTTTAATTTTTGCTAGATCCCTCCAAGTAAAAAGTAACGCTAAATTAATTCTTTGTCTTTGGCCTTCAGAGAATGAAGAGTAACTAAAATCTTCATATATTGGAGTACAAATTGATTCATTAAATTCTTCATCTAAATTGAAATTGATGTAAAAATCCATCATTTTCAAATATTTGTTAACTTGTTGATTGATTAATGGTAAGTATTTTTTAATTATTTTAGATTTGACTCCTCCATCTTTTAGCATAATAGAAACATATTCAGTATAATGTATATTTTGTTTCTTATCTAAGTATTCTTTTTTTATTTGCTTTAATTCCGATTCAAGTTGATTTAGTTTTTGGTGTTCGGCATTTTTATTTTGTAATCTTTCTTTTATTTCTTTAATTTCTGTACTAATATCTTTGATTTGAGTTTTACTTTGAGATTGTTTTAAATTATTTTGAGAAATTCTATGATTTAAACTAATTATATTATTGGATATTTGTGAGAAATTTTTTTCTCTTACTTCTTCTTCTTCCATAGATTGTTTAATATGTTCATATGCTAATTTTAATTCATCTATGGAAGTTTGACATTCTCCAATTTTTTCTTGCTTCAAATCATCATTTATAGACTGAGTACAAGTTGGACAAGTAGAAGTATCAAGAAAAAATTTGTGATTACTAGTTACAGTAGAAACTTTTTGTGCTAATTTTCCCTTAATTGTTCCTAATTTTTTAAGTTTATCTGATGCTCCAGTATAATCTTTTAATTTTAAATTTAAATCTTCTACCTGTGAAATTAAATTACTATTTTCTGAGTCTACGTCGTTGATATAAGATTCTAATTTTTTAATTTTGTCTAATTTATTTAAAATTTCATCTTTCCCAGTTTTTTCTACATCATCAATAAAATTGATTTGCATTTTAACTTTATCTTCTAGTAAATCTTTTTTTATTTCTAGTACCTTTACTTCTTCTTTTAATGATTTTATTTTATCTTTAACAACAGAATTCATCGAAGAAAATATTTTAATATCTAACAATTCTTCAATGACTTCTCTCCTACTTGCTGCTGGTAGTTGCATAAACGGAGTAAAGTTACTATTACCCAAGATTACAATTTGAGTAAATGACTTATAATTTATTTTTAATATATTTTGCTCGAACCATTTTTGTTGATCTACTGAAGATGCGTTTTGATCCAACAAAGTTTGTTCTTTATATATTTCAAATATATTTGGCTTCTGTCCTCTTCTTACTTTCCAATTTACTGTGCCAATTCTAAATTCAATTTCAACCAAACACTCCTTTTCGTTAATTGAATTGATTAATTGTGGCTTATTTACTAAACGATAAGATTTCCCAAATAACCCATAAGTAATTGCATCCATAAATGAACTTTTGCCACTTCCATTTTTACCTAGAATGCAAGTGTTGCCATTTTTATCCAGATTAATTTCAGTAAAAGTATTACCAAAAGAAAGAAAATTTTTAAATTTTACTTTTTTAAATATGATCATATACCTTTGGGTGGAATAACAATATCATTGGGTGTAATAACGGTATAGAGATTTCCAGTAACCTCACATGTTTTTATTAAAATTTGATCATCATATTCTATAACATGAGTTTCTGGCATACCGGACTCTTCTAGCATTAAAGCATAACGAACAGCATCGTCTTCTTCTTGGAAAAAGAAGACTACTTTTTTTCCGTCTTCATTCATCACGGAATATGCTCCATCAGTTTCTCTTCCGTCTAGTGTTATCAAAAACATTATACCATCTCGCAAGCCTCTCTGTAAACATCTTTTAAGATATTTTTTATCATATCTTTATTTAATTCCATTTCACTTTCATCAATGAATCTTTGTAGTAAAGATAGTGTGTCTTCATTTTCTAATGAAACGTCAAATTCTTCCGTATCTACTGAAATATGATTTTCTACTATTTTTAATTCAGCAACATTAGATTTAAGAATTTTATCGATATAGCTTTCAAATAATTTTACTTTTGTTTTTTTTCTAACTATTACTTTAATTATTTTGTTCTCAAAATTTTTAGAATTTAGAGTTTGATGTGGTGTATCTTCATAATATAAATTGTAGTGCATTTTATATGGATTATCAATATAATAATGCTCTAAAGTTTCTGTATCTAAAATAACAAATCCTCTAACTTCGTCAACATCATTAAAATATATTTCGTATGGATTTCCCATATAATATATTTTTCCGTTATCGGATCTAGTATGGTAATGTCCAGAAAAAACTTTTTTAAATTTATTGAACATAGATGGGTCTCTACCATCTTCCATTGTATGTCCTTTATGTGCAACAAAACCGTTCAATTCCAAATGACCCATAAGAATGTTCGATTTAGTTTGATTGATTAAATTTATAACCTCAATCTCATTTTCTTGATTTATCCAAGGCACGAGAACTGTATTAAGTCCATGAATATCAATTTCAGTTGGATTTGAATAAACCTTTATATTTGGATACTCCGAAAGAAGCAAATCTGGTGAATTTATACGATTAGTAGATTTAAAATATACATCATGATTTCCACTGATTAAATGTACATTATATTTGCTAAGTGGATCTAACACCACTCTTTTAGTCCATTCCAAACCAAATAAATCAATTGATTTTCTGTTATCAAATGCATCACCAAGATGAACTACAGTCTCAATATTAAGTTCTTCTAATTTAGGAAAAAAAATATTTTTATAGAATTGCTCAAAATAGTCTTGAAACAACTTAGAAGACTTTCTTGCTCCCCAATGAGTATCAGTAATTAATGCAACTAACATAGTATATTAAATCAATACCTTAATTTTGAATGAACATTATCTTTTATTGAATTATAATCACTATAATTACACACATCCAAAGTATTATCGTCCACAAAAACCTGATCAAATCCAGATCTTTCTAATATTTTACCCTTTATTTCTAATTGTCTTTTTTCTTTTTGTATTCGTCTTAAAAAAGCATAATGTATAACTTGAGTGAAATATGCAAATGGGTTCTGTGATTTTTCCGGATCAAAATTTAGAACATACTGAATACAATTTTCAATTCCATCACAAATCATATCATCTTTAAACATATAATTGACAAAATTTGGTTTAAATGACAAGTGAGTGGCAATCTTTAAAAAGCATTCTCCTATATAATTTGGAATTCTTGGCTGCGGTTGGTCTTTTTCTTTCGCTAATTTTACTAAAATGCGATATTCCACTAAAGCAGCCAAGAATTCCTTATTATTAACATAGTGAACACTACGCTTTCGTTTTGTCATGACGGCTGTTGTTATCATGGATACTTACAAATAATATGTATAGAAATTATAACATACGATCATATAAAAGGCAATACCTAAATAGGGGACTTGACAAAGTAAGAAAAAGTGAGTAGGATCTGCTTTGTCGGCTTTGATGAATAATTAGTCTTTATTAATTATTAATAACAATAAAGAATATATTCTCTTTAGAGAATGTTTTTCCGAAGGAAAAACAATTTATAAATTATTAAATATTTTTTCTAATATCTTTTTAGCTTCATCTACATTAGAAATATATCCCATTTCTTTTGTTATTTTAAAATAATTAATACCAAATTCTGAATTTTGTTTTTCATATTGTTTATGTCTAACAAATTTTTGATGCATTGTAATCATATCGATATCAAAGGTTTCACTAATTGTAATTATATTTTTCATATCAATTACAAATATATCATCATCTGAGGTTTTCATCCATTGTTCTATCTTATACGCGATTCCGCCTCTCGTCTTTACTTCTGTTAAAATTACAGGATCAGAAACTATCAAAATAGATTTTTTATTTTCTTGGGATGGAATTACTTTCGCAAATAACTCTTCTCCACTGATTAATTTTATACTAGCATAAAAATCCTCTTCCATTATTCTTTTAAATTTATGGGTATAATTTCATAATTAAATTCTTCTTGGTTATATAGCTTGACTCTCTCTATAAAATGATTTAGAGTGTAGTTTTTCTTTCCATTAAAAGTACAATCATCTGATATATCATATAATGTAGCTCTGTCTTTATTGTTCCCTTTTCTTAATACTCTTCCAATACTTTGTAGATTTCTAATTCTAGATTTACTTGGAGATGCAAATATTATATTGTGTAAATTTCTAATAGAAATTCCAGTACTAAAAACTCCATAACTTGCAACTATAATCGCATTATTTTCTCTTTCAGTAATTTCTCTTACTTCTTCTCTGTCATTCACATCGACACCGCCATGAACAAAAAATACTTTTCTATTTTTTTCACTGTGATTATTTATCAATTGATATAAAGGTTCTCCATGTGATTCGACCCTGGCAAATAAAATTAAACTATTTCCTTTTAAATCTAATGCTAAATTTTTAATAAAATTATTTCTTTTTTCGTTGCCAATTATAAATTGAATTTCATCTTCATACTGATCAAATTTTTGTGGAGAATGTTTTAAAACCAAACAATGTATATCCAACTGAGATGCTCTACCTTTATCTATCATCTCTTTAGTATTGATTGTTTTATATGTTGGTCCAAATAATCCAGAAATCACCCATTCATGCGTTTGGGAATCCTTTCCCCCATTAGATAATGTACCAGTAAAGGCAAATCTATATTTTGCATGATGGCATTTTTTCATGATATCAATTAAGGACTTAGATTTTGCCTGATGACCTTCATCAACTATCACACAATCAAACTTTTCGAAAAAAGATTTTTCCATTTTGTATATGGATTGCCATGTAGATAATGTAATTGGCAAGTTATTATTTTTTTCTTTTCCAGAATATATCATATGACAATATTTTTCTGATTCCCAACCATATTCATTGAAGTCTTTTGACATTTGGTGAATTAATGATGTAGTTGGAAATATTATTAATATTTTTAGCCCTTTGCTAGCATAGTATCTAGAAATCGAATATATTATCAATGATTTTCCAGATGCAGTTGGAGATATAATTGTTTTTCTATTGAATCTTAGACATTCATATACAGCATTTATTTGATAATCATATGGTGTAAAAAAACATATTGCAGACATGTATCCTTTTACACCATCTAAAGTTATTTCATCATTTATTTCAAATGGAAGTCCATAATACTTATTTTCTTGGAATTCATATGTATATCCTAGAGATTTTATTTTAGATATTACTTTGTCTAATAATCCAGCATATATTTCACCAGTTGATATTGATAATAAGTGTATAGTTCCGTCCCAACCAGTTTTTCTAAACTGTGGCATAAATTTTGCGCTTTCAACTTCAAAAGTGAAATATGGTTGAAGTTCATATAAAACATGTGGTTCACACTGTAATTTTATAAAAACTTCATTTTTTTTTAAAATAGTAACATCAGCCATATCCAGAAATATATTTTTGGTACTCAATTGAATTTTTTATTTGATATGTTCTACTATGAATCATTTTTAAAATATCACTAAGATAATTCAACATTGCATCATAGTATTCTATCTTTAAAGATACTTTTGAAATATCTTCATCTGCACTTAGGCAGCTATTTAAATGTTCTTTGTCTCTTATTCTTTTTTGATATGACTCTTGGTATTCCTCTGGATTTGCTTTGCCGGTATAATACTCGTATTTTTTGTGCTTTATTTTATTCTTTTCTTCTTGCGCTTTTTTCTTTAATAGAAGTATATTATTAAAGAGCTCGTAATATTTTGAGTGCAATTTTGGTATATTTAAAGATTCTACATGTAAATTGTCTATATCTATTTTAGAATCTTGATCCCACATGCTTTGTATTTCATTGATATTCATAAAGAGGATTTCCTTTGTTATCAGTTATTTCATAGTAAGTATACTTAAATTTTACTTCTGCCGTAAAGAATTCTGCATCATTATCGGTGGCATCAAATAATAGTGTAGTCAAATCATATGGAAATAAATCATAAAATTTTACTTGGAAGTTTGGTCTTTGATTGCTAGTTAAAACTTGTAACGTTCCATCTGAATACAAATTTAGTTCTGAATTTATATTTGTTTCTACTTTTTGATTTTGTCTTTGTAATATATATATTTGATCCAAAGACTCCGGATAACCTAAACCTCTAATCCAATTTTGTATTTCCATATAATTTTCTAAACTTTCATCGACCATAAAACGAAGATTAAAGTCTTCAAATTTTATTTTATCTCCTGGTTGTGGAATGTCTCTCAAATAACTTGGTTGATTTGCTATACCCAGACTTAATGCCGGTATATTTGCTGTATTGGAAAAAAATGCAACTTTTGGAGATCTAGTTATAGTAAATTTAAACTGCGTTGGCAGTAAAAAATTTCTATTTTGTATTTGGTTACTGTATGCGTTTCCGGTCATTTTTTGAACTATTTATAGACATAAAAAAAGAGGACCTTTCGGTCCCCTTTGGAGATATTTTTTATATCTAAATCACATTAGGTTTTTGACCTGTACTCTTCTGTAGTAGCGGTTTGCGTTGATGGTTAGCGCACCGAGACCCTTTTCTGCACCTTCGGCAAATGGATTTGCTACCATTCCGTAGCGAGTCTTAAAGCCGATCTTAGGCTGGAAGGTGTTCTCACCAACGGCACGAACCATTTGGAGAGGAACATAAGGACAATAGAAGAGACCTGCATCATAAGGTGAGGTTCCCTTATAACCAACAACATAGTACTGACCACCATCAGCACCAGGATTGGTTCCACCAGAATAAGGATCGATATATACGCGATACTTACCCATTAGAACGCCAGCAAAAGTGTTGCCGGTGTCATCTACGTTTAGGTTAGCATTTAGGGCAGGAGTGTAATCGAGTACGCCAGCCATGGTTAGAGCTGATGCAACATCAGATGAACACATGATTACATTACCCTTTCCTCTACGAGTTCTGATTGCAATTGCGTTTGCATCACGCTCGATTTGGAATAGTAGACCCTTGAACTTCTCAACTGACCAACGGCCATTGGAGTCGATGTCTAGGTCGAATACACCAGCAGTTGCTGTATTAGTGGCAGCACCTTGCTCAGCAACCTTATAGATGGTTCTGATTACTTCGCGGTTGATTTCAGCAAGAATCTCGGTTGAGAGAATATTTGCTAATTCCGCTTCAGCATTCAGACCGTGGATTGCCTTGAGGTCTTGTGCTAGCTCTAAGCTATACTCGGCCTTTAGTGCTCTTGACTTTGCTTCAACAAGAATCTTCTCAATTGAGAAGGCCATTTCGTTGAACTGACCTGTTCCAGAATCGCCTGAACCTAGACCTTCTGCGTCACCAGTCTTCATACCTTGACCTACATTGTAGCCAAGTGAAGAAGCAGTACCAACTGGATTTAGAATGCCAGGATTGCTACCAGTTTGTGTTCCACCAGTAGTACCCATACCAGCAACGGCATCGGTAGCATTGGTAGCACTTCTATTTGCGTTGGTTCCAGAGAAGGCTGTATTTACTTCGTTGTAGAATGCTTCATCACCAGTTTGGGAATTATAACGAGAGCGCATTGCGAAGATAAGTCCGGTAGGACCGGTCATTGGTTGAACACCAGCGAGATCGTATGCCACCAAGTTGGGCATTGAACGACGAATCAAGCTGATTAGAACTGGATCGAAACCAGCAACAGGACCACCAGCAGCAGCGCCACTACCGACACTACTGTAAGCGCCATAACCACCAGGAGCATTGCCTGAGTTGGTTGGTGACTCCATTAGTACACCACTAGAGAAAGCTTGTTCTTCTCTAAGGAATTTTTCTTGGTTTTCGAGCAAGACAGCGGTTACTGCTTTACGATGAGAATCTTTGATTGGATCAAGACCATCATAGTTGAGAAGCGGTGCCCACTTTTCTTGCAGATGCTCGGATTGGAACATTTGCGTTTACCTCTTAAAAAATGTGTTTGTTTTTGTTTGATTTAATATTAAAATCAGTTTTTGGCCAACATAGAAAGGGCTTTCATATAAGTGTTCATTGAAGGAGAATAATCTTCAGTCAATGAAACTACTCCTTCTGAAAGAGTTTCAGGTTGAGCTACTGGAGATGTTGATTTTGTTGGAAAATATGATTCCTTTAAAGTCTCCAATTTTTCACGATATTTTACTTCACTTTCAAACTCAACACTTTCGGCAAGTGAAGCGAGCTTTTCTTTCTGAGTAGTAGCTAGACCACCAGATACTTCATCAAAGATTCTATCAGCAACCGACTCTGAGAGACGCTTGTTGAGTTGAATATTTCTTTCAATCTGCTCGTTGAGTTTTGTCTCCATTTCATCAAGTTTTTCTACCATATTCTCAAGTACATCATATTTTTCTTCAGGGAGTTGTACATAATGATCTTCAAAAAGATTCTTGAGGTTAGTCAAGAATGATTCACTTAGTTGCTCTTTAATTCCATATTCAATTGCAAGAGTATTCTCTTGCATCCACTCATCAGCAACATACTCTAGATATGAATCAATACGATCCTCTAGAGTTTCCTTCATCAACTCTACTTCTTCGCAGAGTCTTTGCTCATATGCTTCCTCATATTGCTCTTCTAGAGCAACACGAATTTCATTTACTTTAGAACGAAGTGCAGATTCAAAAATTAGCTTTGCTTTATCTTTAAATTCTTCTGAGAGTTCTTCGCCCTCAACGAGAGCTTGAACGTCTTCCTCTACATCAAATTCTTCTTCTAGCTCTTCTTCCTCTTCTTCCTCTTCTTCGTCCTCACCTTCATCTGACTCTTCTTCGTCAGATTCATCTTCTTCATTAATTTCTTCTACTTCTTCTAGATCTTCTGATTCATCTAGAATATCTTCATCTTCCTCATCAGCTTCTTCTTTCATAGCCATTTTTTGCATGGCATCAGCTGCATGTGCCTTTGCATTTACTACATCACTTACACTCTTGAGTGTAGCAGCTGGGTCTTTGATCTTAGCTGAGTCATCATCTGATTTATAGTTTTCTGGTGTAGGACCACCAAGGTCTTCCCATCCAGTTGCACTTTGGCCATCAGGAATACCTGTGGTTAGATGTGGCATTGGCTCTGCTGGTTTAGCACTTGCATTTACAGCAGATTTGGATTGCTTTGTGCCTACTTCCATTTCTTGTAAGTTTTTTCCACGAGACATTTGAACTCTCCGATTTACCTTTTTATTAAATCTATATTTATTTATAATTTATGAAATTACAAAGAATTTAAAAATTGATCAAATAATTCAATTTTTCTTTCATCTAGTTGTCTAGTGTCAACTAGATGATTTATCTTTTTCTTAGTGTTTTCTAATAACCAAGAATTCCTTGATACATCGTATATCCATTCAACGCCTTCCATAATTCCGTTTACAAATGCATCTGGAGCAGATGGATCAGCAACTATATCAGCAGCAGTTGCTAACATAAAGTCATCTGAAACATAACGAACTCCATTTCTTTCAACTAGTGATCCAATTCCACGAGAAGAAACTCCCAATTTTACTCCTTCCGATATAAGTGAAGAAGCAATTTTACCCATTGGGGTATCTAAGATTTTAGCTTTTCCTATAAAATTATTACCATCTTCTCTTAGAGAGGTAATCATATGTGAAACTCTATCCAGATTTACTGTTGGTCCATCTGGGTGTCCTAATTCACCTAAAGCTCTACCTTTTTGGATATAATTGTCACTATATCTTGTTACTTCCCTGGAAAGAGTTTCCATTGGGTAACATCTACCATTACGATTTTTTATATCTGCTTGTAAAAAAATTCCCTCTATGTAGAGAGATTTTTTACCATTTTTTTCCTCAGTAATAAATTTTACTTTAGAAATTTCTTCCGTGATTAGTTTCATAGCTTTAGTTTGTAAATGCTACTTTGTTTACTTTTATTCCAGAGGTTGCATAAATTACATCAGTTGGTAGTTTCTCTAGGAATTCAACGGAATTACCAGGAATACTAAAACTATATGTTGTTCCAGCACCAACAGATGTTGATATACTTACTGTAACTATTCCACTAGTATTATTGTGCAATCTAACGCAAGTTGCAGAAGAAATACTAGATGCTGTACCAGCAGTAGTTGGAATTGTTACTATATCAGAAAGAATTTTAGTTCTTTGCATTATTTTGTTTTTGATTCGATTTAGTTATTTATTATTATTCGTTTTCTCCGAATAAAGAAGCAGCTACTTGTGGTCTATATGAATCTATTTTTTCTGCTGATTTTGCAAATAGTAATTCCTTTATTTTGTCGCTGATCTGAGAAGGTGATTCATCAGAAGCAACCATGTCCATTAGTTCATCCATAATTTTAAAATTTTAATATATTTTTAATTATTTAGAGATTAAATTTCACCACCAGTTGGTGGTTCGACTGCTTTTTCATTTGCTTGTGGTTCAATTGGAACTTTTCCCATTTCTCCTTGTATATTGTCTCCTCCATCTAAAGGCATTCCAGTAGCTGGATCAACAGGTTGATTTGGATCAGGAATAATTCCGTCTTCTATTTCTTTCTTTATTATTTGATCCTGCTCTACTATTTCTTGGTCAGTTTGTCTCAATATATTTCTTCTCACATAGTCTTGAGAATAATACTTTCCAATATATGGCTCAGCCATTGATAGCATATTCAATCTATCTGTCATTAATTCTGACTCTTTTAGCTCCGCAAAATGATTGTCATATAAGAAATCATATTGTATGTGCTCACTCATTAAATCCCAATCTTCTGGAGTAATTATATTTTTTAGAATTAGTTGAGTCCTTAACATATCACTGAACATGTTAGAAAATCTTTTTCTCAATCTTCCTACAAATTTACTAAATTTTAATTCGTCTCTTAAGATTTCTGATGATCTACCTAGATTGAACCCACCTTCACCATCAATTCTAGATGAAGGAACATTTAATGCTTTGTATAATTTAGATTGGAAGTAATTTATATCAGTAATCTCTCCAAGATTTTGTCCACCAGGTAAAGTATCAATTTGAGTTCCTCTGCCACCTTCACGACGAGGTAACCAAAAATCTTCCAACATACTCATGAACTTTTTATCATCTCTGATTTCGCCAGTTGATGCATCGTACACTAGTTTATTCCTATAGCGCATCATGACATCACGAAGATATTGTTCTGCCTTTATTTTTGGTAGATTGCCAACATCAATGTAAAAAATACGACGCTCCGGTGCACGAGATAATCTATAGATTACCAATGAATCTTCAATCATTCTCAATTGATTGAGAGCTTTTATTGCCTTATTTAAATAAGAAAGTGTAGTTCCTTTATTTCTATCTACTAGCCCAGAAGTACAATAAGTTATAGCATCTTTTGCAATTTTAACTCCTTTATCAGAAGATGCCATTCCCATATTAGCGGCACTTGCTCCAATGGGATATGAACTTTTAGGGTCATATATAAAATATTCTTCTATCTCTGGGAACTTAAAGTTCATTGGGTTTTCGTCGCCAACTAACCCACTAGTTCTAGGTTGATTTTGATCTTTTTTTGATTTTTTTTCTTGCCTTACATATCTCATTTTCATGGAGTCAATATATCTCAACTCCTGAATTCCATCCTGGGGTTTTTTTAGATCTATTACTTTATGGTAATAAAGTCTCCCATCAACATACCAATTTCTATAAATTTCGTGTGCTTTTTTATTGAAATCTAATAGTTCAAGTATATATTTAAATTCTTCTCTTATTCTTTGCTTTATTCCATCACTAGCATTCAAATTTGACAATTCAATTTGAATAGGTGAGTCGTTAGTATCTGATACAATAGCTTCGTTTACAATATCTTCAATGGCACTGTCCACTTCTGGATGTAGTGCCATTTCTCTATATCTTTTTATTAAATCAAATTCTGTTCTATATACACCTTCAATGTCTACATATGATCCGAAAAAACCACTAGTTAAATAATGGTCAACCCCATCCTCATCATTAGGTGGGACGGGGGATACCACAGAAGGTGATAGTTTTTCCGAATCTTCAATAGAAAAACCAAATAGTCTTGCCATAATTTATTTTTTTAGTTATCCTTTATTTATTACTTAACAATATTACTAGATCCAGATTGATCTGTAGTACCTTCACCGGCAGTCCAGTAAAGAATTTGGAATTCAACTGTATAAGTTTCTATGTCATCACTTGTATCATATGATAAATCAATCTGACTTACGTTAGTTGGGAAAATACTATAGAATTTATATGTTCTTAGTGGAGTAAGTGCTCCACCAGTTCTATCTCCATAATTTGATTCAGAGTTTTTAGTTTTTCCTCTTCCAAGTTGATATACATAAGCATCAGTCATATAAGATTCTGGGCTAGTTGCGCCAGTTGCATTTTCCAATTTATTGATGTGATTCATCCATTTTTCAAATCCGGTTCTCAATTTGAAGTCCTCATCATTTATGATAGTAACTGTCCATGGATCAAAAGTTCTGTCTCCAGCAACTTTTAAAATACGACCTCTAAATGGCACATCGATTGGATTTACATTAGAAGCTGGTAATGCTGCTGACTTACATAAAAAGCTAAATGTTTCAGCTTCTCCACCAGCTCCACTAGACCAAAAATTTTGAATTGGCGCAGGGAATGATGGAATACTTACTTCAAATAGATTAGGACGAGCGCCACCACCAGCTAGTCTTTCTTTAAACTGAGTGATTGTTCTTAACTGTGACATTTTTAATTCCTCCTTTTGTAATTAATTTATATCTAAATTAAACCCTACCAGTAACTTCTTCGAAGCTAACTCCAGTTCGAGTAGCCACAAATGTAAGTGTGACATAATTAATTGACTTGGTTGGTTTTAAGAAAATATCAGCTCTAAATTCATTGTTGTCAATTACATCAGGAGTGTTATTAGTCTCATCACATATTACTCTGAAATCATATACTCCTCTTTTTGCTTGTACATCTCGTAAATATGGTTCCACAATATTCACAAAGTTTGCACGAGTTAAAGAATCATTCAATTCAAACAACTGAGCTTGAGCAGTTCTTTCTAGTGCTTGTTCGACAGTCAAGAACAATCTACGAACATTAATTCGATCAAATGCAGAAGCATAACCAAGAGCAGTTTTATCACCAAATAGAATTATGCCAATTCCAGGTTGATTTACAATGGAATTTACTCTAATTGGATATAGTCTATCTCTTTGTGCTTTAGAGGGATTGTATGCTAATTTAATTGCATTATTAAGAACTCCTCTCTGTTGTCCAGCTGGTGAATACCATGGATAAGAATTTAAAGAAGTTCTAACCATCAATCCAGCAATGTCTGGGTTACATGGAATCCAACGGAATTTATTGTTGAATCTATCATATGTGTACTTGTAACCAGTATCAAATACAGCATAAGAAGAAGAAGATAGAGGACTAAAGAACTCTATAATTTCATTTGTTTGATCTTCAGTATTTGTTCTATTGACAACATCTTCTCTATGTGGAGAAATTACTGCAATACAATCTTTTCTAGCTGAAGCAATTGAAATCAATTCTTGGGCTTTTGCTTGTGATAATGACTTATCAAGTAAACCTGGTCCCATTATCAAATAATCAACAGCAACTTCATCTTTATTGGAGAAAAGTCTATATGAAGTTGATAAATCGCCTAAAGTGGCTGCCATTCCATTATTTTGACCATAATCCTTCCCTCCAGATAATGTATAAGTTACATTACCAATAGCGCCGTAAACTTTATCTTGAGCAGGAGAATTCCATTGTCCTCTTGCTGTAGTTAATCCAACAAAGCCGCTAGAAAATCCTGTTTGATATGTAGTTTCATTGTTATCGCCATCTGAAGGATTATCTCCAACATAAACATAGTTTGAATTTTGAGCAAGATATTCCTTCCACCAGAGCTTTTGGGGTGAATTTACTGCAGAAATTGTATCAGTTGCCTTAGATAAGAATAAATGCTTTTCTACTAAGTTACCTTGAATTCCGGTTACACTACCAGTATCGTCCACTATTGCAATATGAATTGCATCATTTCTTCCTTTTCTTTCAGCAACATATTGGTTTGTTGTTGGCTTTGGTGCCAAAGAACTCCAATAGATTGTGCTATTTGTTAGTCCTAAAGTTTGTTGGTCATACCAATCTAAAATCGCATCTGCGCCAGAAAGAGTAGTTGAACCTAAACCACTAGAAGAAGTACTGCTAATTGCTACTGTATTTCCAAGTAAGAATGACCTTAACTGGTTTTTCTCTGCATAGTCTACTGGAGTTTCAACCCCACCATTTGATACTATTGATGTAATTTTTACATCTACAGTTTGACTTATTGTGTTTATTCCAGTTATAATAGACTTCAAATAACCTGTGAATTGAGAAGTAGAGCCAACGCCAGCAACAGTAATATTACTTAAATTTGTAGTTACAGCATATCCAACTTGAGCCGTTGTAACTGCTGAACCCACTTTGAGAATTTGGTCTGCTTTATCATCAATTACGCAAACTTTAAGATTGTTTGACCATGTTCCTGGTGTTTTTGCGGCAAAAACAAACTCCACATTGTCTGTTGTAGAATACAGTGATTCATACTCGTCAAAGTTTTTAATGAGCAGACTAGGTACACCAACTGTTGAAATACCGCTTGCTAATCTCGCAGCATTTGCATTTACTAGATTGCTTCCTGAAGTTCTTACTACTTTAAGAACTCCACCGTAAGACAAGAATGAAGATGCGCTCATCCAATATTCATATTGAGCATCTGTTGAACTTGGCTTACCAAATACATTAATTAACTCTTGCTCTGTAGTAATATCAACTGGATCATCAACAGGTCCTATTGCAAATGGCCCTGCAATTGCTCCAATATTATCGAGTACATTGTCAGCTCTTCCTACAGTTAAATCAACCTCTCTGACAAGTACGCCTGGAGATAATTGAGGAGTCGCCATATTTTTCTCCCTAAAAAATCAGTTTCTCTAAAAAATATTTATGAAAAACTTTATTTACATGACATTGAATTAAAAATTGTATTCCCACATATAAGACATATCTCCATATTCATCCGTAAACCATCTCGTTCCTTCATTATCAACAAAATTTTCAGATTCTGTACCATCCACTATGAATCCAAAAGGTGCCATATCTTGTTCTAGTTGATTCTGTTGTTCTTCGTATAATTTTTTACGGACATCATTGTCCGTCATCTCTTTAAAATAGTCTTGTACTATTAACCATGCAAATATAACAAGACACATGGCTAAGTCATCATTGCATCCTTCTTCAGCTTCAAATGAATTATATTTCTGGACAAATGTAGTTAATTCTGATATAATATCATAGTCACTGACTAATAACTTTTCTTCTTCTATAATTGCCTTCAAATTTAAACAGCCAACTTTCTTGACTGTTTTTGACATCTTGACTCCCATCTGGGTTTTCTTACCAGAAAAACCTTGTCCAACAATCTGCCCAGCTCTACCACGCATAGAACACATCAATACATTAGGATACTCTAAATCGTAATGTAATGCAGCAGCTACCTGATCCCCCACATCATTCACTTCACACAGCACATAGGAGCTGTTGTAAGCCTTTCCGGCGTCTTTTATGACATATGGGAACATCATAGGCTTTATTTCATTATTTCTATACTTTGCCACGACTTTATATGGAAAAGTAGTTATATCAAATACTATAAATGCTGAGTAATCGATTTCAACTCCTCTTGCTACATCGACAGTAATTACATATTGATGATCTTCTATTGGATCTTCATACACATCAAGACCAGCATTTGATGTCTTCGGTCTATCTTGAACTAGAGTTGCTAATTTTGCGCCAGATATTAGTGTATCAACTGAGCCAAGGAATTCACATTCAAATTCTTGTCTCCACTGACTCTCGCTTGTGTTAGCAATTGTTGTTTTCTTAAATTCTTCGTCTCTTCCTGGAACATCAGTCCAAAATACTTCAATTGGGACATACTCATTCTTAGTTTTCTTCGCATCATCCCATAATTTATAAAAGTGATTAAGTCCTTTAGGAGTAGAAACAACAATAACTTTTGATGATTTACCAGAAGTAATCGTAGGATATACTGAACTAAAGAAAGAATCTGCAACTTGATTTGGAACGAAAGCAAATTCGTCCAAGAAGATAATATTGTATGTGCTACCTCGGACAGATGATGCTGAAGTTGAGGCAGCAAATATTTTAGAACCATTTTCCAGTTCTAATGAACCTTTATTCCAAGAACAGATTCCTTGCTGTAGCCATCTAGGTAAATTTTCATATCCAGTTTGTAAACGACCAAGTAGATCTCTTGCTGTCTGTGCCTTGTTGGCAAGAATAGCAATATTTACATTGTCATTAAAAATTGCATAATGTAGAAGATACGATACTACGGTAGTTGATTTACCGGACTGCCTAGGAAGTTTACAAATGTTAAATCTATTTTTATGGAAAGAATTTAACATCCTTTCCTGAAATGGATACATTTCAAACGGTTGTAAACCATGATCAAGAGTCACAATTTGTATATAATTGTTAGCAAAATATACTGGATCTTGAGCACATCTTGCAAATTCAACGATTTGTTCTTCTGTAAATTCAATTTGGGTATTTGCTTTTTTTAGGAGCGGATTACCAAGATAATGTTCTTCAGCCATAAAAAATTAATATAAATTTACCACTTAACTTTATTTGCCCAATAAGCAGCAGACATTTTTCCTTGAGCAATATTCTTGGCGTGTCTGGTTTGGAACATATGACGACGCATTGCGTATTGTTTAGACTCTCCTTTTTTCTTAGGAGAACCTTTGACTCCCAGTTGTCCAAAACGAATCAATTTTTCTTCTCCATCTTCACATGCCTTTACCACATGTGATTTTCCAGTTTCTCCTGATCCATGTGGTTCAGACTTTGGCTTATTGCAAGCCATTTCAGACTTTTTTGATTCTACTATTTCAACCCCCTCTCCTATTGTACCGTTATTCATAAGATAATTTTTTGATCTTTTATCTGGTACTTGGATTATAGGAAGATTTTGTTGTATTCTACTTGGAGCATATGTAATAACTTTACAATTTGGATAAACTTTATTTGCTTCGTCTGTTATTTCTCTTCTATTAGGCATTCTTATTTGTGGGAAGAACATTTGAATATTGTAATATTTTGCTCTCCACATTAAAGTAACAGAAAAGTTGTGTCCATATTGAGTAGGAATTGTCGTTTCTGACAATTCAGTAGAAGTTCCAGTTTTAGATAGCTCCTTCTTTTTTGCATTAGCTAATTGAATTTGAGCGTTATTTAGTTTTTTTTGTGCCTCTAACACTTGAGGGGATACATTTTCTTCTACTTCAACACATGATCCCTCTTCATACTTTTTTGTTCCCTTTTTTCTTTTGTATCCATCCCAACAAGGATCACTCTTAGATTTTTTTGCTTCTTTGATTAATGGATCTGCAGTAATCAGATCAATAAATTCATAAGAAGCATTACCAAACATGTCTCTTACTATCTTACTTTCTTTTTGAGTCTCTACTTTTTTTAACTTTGTATAGTAATCTGGTACTTCATCTAAATGTTGAAGTGCAGTAATTCTTGCAGCAGTCTTGTCTGAAGTATGTTCTCCTTCTACTTTAATTCCCATCTTTAATTGGGTATTTATCTCATCTAATGAAACCCCATGCTTTTTTGCAATTTCTTCAGGAGACTTATATGCCTGAACTGGACCTTTTGGGTCCTTTTCTTCGTGCATGGATGAACAATCTTTATATCCATGCTCAGGGCACTTTTTTCCCTTTTTTGTTTTATTGCATCCACAACCCATTTCAGATAATATTTTATCTACTAAAGAAATCTCTTCATTTCTTGGTGGCAAGAGATTATATTGAGGAACTGCTTTAGCACCAGTTCCTCCCATTTTTCTTACTATATTTTTTGCTGCTGCTTCTTCTCCAGGAGTTCCTGGTTTATCTATTATGCCAGTTGCTTTAGTTTTTTTTGTCTCTTTTTTATGTGTATCTCTGTTGACTTCAAATGAGATTTCATTTAATTGTTCATCACTTTGAAGATATTCTGCTGCAGTATCAATATAATCAGCTGCTCTGGTAATTTTAGATTGTACCCAAGCAGGTAATTGAGTATCACTACTCTTGATTGCTTTTCTTAAATTCTTTACAGCTCTTTCGATTGAATCCAATTCAATCCCTGCCATATAGCCTTCATCATCTTTCTTTTTGCCACTAGCAATTTCTTTGTGATCTTCTTGTATCTTTTTCATTTCTACTGCAGTTTAAGCATTTATTTTTATTTATCTTCGTCGATGTCTTTTAACTGACTTTTCAACATTTTTGACAACTCTGCAGTGGATCCAACAAATAAAGCATTAGTAACATTTGTTGGACCTTTCTGTTGCTTAACTTCATCTAGATCTTTTATTTTTTTCTGAAGATCAATGAGTTTGTCAGTTGCATCAGAAACATTTTTTATTAGTTGTCCAACAACTTCATATGCTCTAGGAGCATCAGTCTCCTGTGCCAATTCTAGGACATTATTAATTGCTTCTTGTCCTTTTTCTATAATAGAATATAAATTCCCACGAGTATATTCATAATCTTTTTTTATATCGTCCATTGCAGAATTTATATTTTTAGCTGGAGATTCTACAATAGCGGTTTCTACTACTTCTGCCTTAATTTCAGAAGGTCCATTTTCGATATTAAATGCTTCATTTAATTTATCGAATTTTTTAGTCATTCTCATGATAACTCCTTAATCTAAAGAACCGGAAAATCCAAAATCGTCACCAGGCTTTATTAGTAAATCATCTGCAGAAGTAATCAGTTTAACATCTGAGCCAGAAATGTGATCCAACACTACTGTAGAATCCTGACCTCTCCTTACACTCAATGTATTTCCACTAATAGATTCGACATAAATTTCCTCTTTGTTTATATCTAAGAAGGATCCAACAGTTATTCCCGTTGAATTTGCAACCTCAATTAATGTATCAATTTTACTTATGTCTTTAGTTAATGTGGTTGTTACAGTTCCAGAATAACTTTGAATCGCTTTAGGTTCCACACTATATACGACTTCTCTTCTTGCCAAACCAGATGAATCCCCAGCAGCAAACCCAATAGACACCTTTTTGATAATTTCGGAAGATACAGAATTGGAAGATACTGGACCAAATAGGAAAGTTTTAGCAGTAAATTTCAAGGTATATATTAATGCTCTTCTTTCTGTGTAATCTCCTTCGTAATTATCTGTCATCGAAATGTTATCTAAAACAATCTGAACATCTCTTTTTTCTCCTATTTCTTTTACTAAATCCACAGTTAAGTTGTAATTTGGTTGAAAATATGGAACAATTTGCTCAATAATTTGAAGCATATCTTCATTTAATTTTGTAAAAATACTCAATTCAAAATTTAAATTATATGGAACAGGCATATATGCCTTTCTTATTTCATTGTTATTTACATCTTTTGTTAAAAATGTTTGAGTTGTTGTTAATTTTCTTGTAGTGTCATATGACATTCCTATAAGTTCAAATGACATTCTAGGTAATGTAATTTGAACTGGTTTATTTAAATCTGGAACTTGTTCCAGTCTAGCTAGAAACTTTTGAGTTGGCGAATATGCCAAAGGAACTTTTAATACTGAGACGACATCATCATTGTTATTTTTATGCTTTACTGTTATTCCATTAAAAAGTGTACCAAATGCAACTACAGTTTTTCTTATGATTTCGTGATAAAAATATTCAAACATTGTCAGTAAACCCTTATAATATACTATTTAACGATTTATATATTTATTAAGGTGTACCAAATGGATTTGATTCACTAAAGTCAATAATTTGCTCTGATTCTATTTGAATTTCTTTGTTTTCAGAAAACTTATCAAATACATTATCATCAGTAATTTTTCTTATCTGATATGCTGCACTAGATGCTGCTCCAACTAATGTTTCCCCTGGCTTAAAATCTCCAGTTATATTTGACAACTCCAGTTTATTGGTAGAAGATGACCAAGATTTCACCCTAGCGGTATTTCCACTAATAGAACCAACCACTGTTTCATTGTATACATATGTACCAATACCTACCATATATGGACTTGAAATTTGTATCAATGGTGGTTCTATATAACCAATTCCGGAAGTTGTAACTCCAATTCTTGTCACAACTCCATCTTGTATTATTGCTCTAGCTTGAGCTGGTACGGTACATGCACCAATAAACTGAACATTTGGTGGATCCGAATATCCAGATCCACCATTTGTTATTGTTACCACTCCAACGATACCATCACCGATTGTTGCAACAGCTGTTGCTCCATCACCACCACCACCGTAGAATCCAACACTAGGCGGACTAGTGTACCCAAATCCAGGATTTGATATTTCTACTGCTTGGACTCTCAATAAAGTTGCATCTGGTTCACATAAATCTACTATACCACCAATCATAGATGCAATACCAATTGCAGTTTGACCTAAAATTGGAGGAGCTATTTTGACCTGAGGTGCTGTTTTGTATCCATCTCCTCTATTTGTTACTTGTATAAATGTAACCCCACCATTTACTATTGATGCTATAGCAGTCGCAGATACTCCAGTACCAACCATATCAAATGTTTGAATATACCCTTGGTTTTCTACATTATCATCAATAAAAGATATTCCAGTGTTTATTAATTCATCTTCATATCGGAATAATTCGCATCTAAGCGTGTAAACATATGTTTTTTGTAGTTGGTAAAATGGAATTTCGTGTTCAACAAATTTAATTTCAAATAATCTGTCTCCAAGTGGAAAATATATTAAATCTCCTTCTTTTGGTCTAGTTGCCAATTCTATATTTGATTGATCTTGAATTAAAGGTAAAATATAATTTTCATAGCGTTCTTTTGATATTATTAAAGTTAGATCAGTATATGGTTGAACACCAAACTTAGTTAATAATGTTCCAGCCCCTTCATATCCATCATAAGTATCAACATAAGCTTCAATAGGATACGCACCATTAAATTCAGACTCTATTACTTCTTTAATAACAGTATTTTTAGTTAAATATTTTCTAGGTAAATAATAAACATCTACTCCATACATTTTTAATTGTTCATTTATAAGATCTTGAATGAGACCTTGCTCAGCTTTTGAGCCTTGTAGAAAAAATGGATTTAACATATATTATCCTATCATGTCTAGTGGTGGAAGTTCATATGTACTAGACATTCTTTCCATTAATATATCTATTTCTCTTTGCGCATCGTCATATATTGGTCTACCATCTAATTCAATTCCACCAGGCAATTTGACTCCTCTAAATTTAATTAAATTTTGTCCCCATTGTCTTTTAATTAAAGCGGTCAAATATTGCTTTAAAAATGAATCATTCCATACTTTAGTGGATTCTGCTGGGTTTAGTGCTCTATAGCAATCAATTATTATTGTTTGTCCAACTGTCAAACTCGACCAATCAATATCTAGATATAATTTATCTTCTCTTTTATTAAATCTTACTTGTTTTTGTGTAGTTAATAACCAATTTAAATCTTCAAGATAAGTTTTTACCATTGAATATGTAAGAAGTTCAGTAGATCCCCAATAATAGATATCATTCAAAAATAATTGATATTTTATACTAAACATTCCACTGGAAATGCTATTTGATCCTTCAAATTGAAATATTTTATTTACTCCAATCACATAAGAAGGTATCTGAAGGTAATTTGCAGTTTCTTCATATTCATACGTCTTATTTCCTGTTACTGTTGTTATCCCTACTCCAGACTTTCCTCTGCCTCTGTCTATATCTTCTTGAGTTATCTCATACTTTAACAACACTGGAGATACACCATCAAAATGACGTTCTTGGAAAAATTGAACTGCATCATCTACTAAATCTTCAACTTGTTCCTGTGCGACATTAATTTCTAATACTGGTGCACCCAATTTTCTCAAACAATAATCAATTAATTCTTGTCTAGTAGATGGTTGTGCCATTTTAAAATTTAGATACTATTTCTTGTTGTTTTAGATATAATTTAACGTATGATTTAGCAAAGATTTTCAAAGTTTCAAGATCTTCTATACTATCTATATCTCTAGATACTTTTTCGTATTCAAACATTTTATTGAAATCCTCTAATATAATTTTTTCAGGATTCATTTTTAATCTCCAGTAATAATTTTTTTATGAGATCAATATCGCTTTTTATTTGATTGACATCTGATTCTAACTGATGTAGTTTTTTTTGCTCTTTATCTTTATTTTCCTTTATTTTTTTGTAGTTGTCATATTCAGTAGAATTTATATTCAATATGGCATTTGTATTTGGATCTCTCACTAAGTTGGAATTGCCCCTGACTTTATAATACATATTAATCTACTGCAATTATACGAAGATCTCTTATTCTAGGTGGATATGTTTGATTAGTTGAAGTTCCAATTATTTTTATACTAAATGATTTAAACGGTCCTATTGATTCAGCAGTAAATTCATAATCAACAAAAGGAGTTTCGGTCCCATCTTGAATTAATATATCTGTTTTTATTGGCTTTTTATCTGGTGTGCCATCATTCTTCGATACGTCAATTGTCACTCCATTATTTAAATTTGAATATCCAGGAAACGGGAAATAATTTAAATTTAAATTTGTATCATTTGAAACTGAGTATAATAATCTTATGTCACTATTTACATTGACATATGCAGATAAAATGACCTTTAAAGTTTGAGCAGGATTTTCTAAAAGTATAGGTTTCGTCGCATACACAAATGATGATGGATCATCAGTTAAGGATGCAACTCTATCGTCTGTAGTGAAATCTTTTATTTTGTTATCTACTCTATTTGAAGTTAATATCACAGATGATCTTTCTATTGCCGATAAAACCGGAGACAAATATGAATTATTAGAGGATAATGTTACATTTAAACAAAATGACTTATTGCCAGGTAATGTAGTTAATTTAGAGTTTTCATTTAATGTCGAACATATAATTCTGTTGGAAGGCAAATAATTTGCGACATTTAAAGAGGCTTCTTCAAAGCCTTGGTCTACAAAAGGAGTCTCATTTCCATCTATACTTTTTCCAGATATTGTTCGTATAGTAGAGGATACCTCAGTATTAGCGGGAGAAAATACCTCCATATTTGGAGTAATTATACTATACTGTATATTTTTTGTGGCGATTACATTTAGTCCTCCAGTTGATTTGCTCTCTTTTATATAAAGAGGACTTGTAGTAGTTCTATCTTTTCCATTTGAATTCATCAATAACTTTACTGTGTAATAGTCTAAACCTATTGGATCAGAAACTGTAGCATCAGAAAGTTGATGAATTTTATTAATTCTTCTTAATGATATCCCATTCAATTCATATTTGTATACGGAATCTCCGACTTCATATGATTCTGATTTAGTTCCATCTATTCCCCTTGTTATTCCAGATAAATTATTTCCAGATAATGAAGTATAAGAAATTATTTCTTGTCCAATTAAAATGTATCCAGGATTATCAACAGAAACTGGTAAACTTTCAAAAGAAGAAAAGTTAGTGACATCTTCCAAAGTAATTACTGAAGTTGCAGCAGCACCATAATCTATTGATAATGTAGTTGGATTTATATCAGACATAGCATTTGAAATTTTCACTACATCGCTGCCGGAATGCATACCATGATTAAAATGATTTACTTTAATGTGTCTACCATCATTTAGTTCTATTGGAGCAGAATCCAATAAAACATTTGATCCATTTCCATTCAAATCTAATGTTGTCCCAGAATTATTAGTATATCTTATTGTTTTTCCAATTCCAGTTTCAAAATTACCTTGAACTTGGTCTATTATTAATTCATTGTAGGCTGAAATTTGAGATACTGATAATCTTATATTTCTTCCTAATTTATTGGTTCCAGGTGGATTGACCGTCAATAAATCCCCAACTTTATATCCTACTCCACCAGAAGAAATAGTTGCCCCAGAAGAAACAACTGATCCACCAGAAATAGTTAAATTTACAGTTGCATTTTTTCCACTCCCAGTTAAACTAATTAATGGGACATTAGAATATGAACCATTTTCATATGATTCACCGTCGTCTATTATACTCAAATTGCCAAAAGAAGAACCACCATATCCAACAAAATTTCCACTCGCATTAGTAATGGATTGCGTTATAGTATTACCAAAAGTTAAATTTAAATCAGATACAGTTTTTGATAATCCTACTCTAATTTTTTTAGCATTGAATTCTAACGAATCTTTTAATAAGGATGCGGCAGATTGATCAGAATCCAAATCAGAATTGTAGAAATTTATATTTCCTATATTATCTATTTTAAATTGTGCTCTTTTTAAAGTATATTTCAAATCGTCATATTGGCTTGCAGTCCAAGTTGATCCACTTTGCGATAAAAATAATGATCCAAAATCAACTTGTTTTGTAGTTAAAATTTCCTTAGAGTTATCTGAGTTTAAATTTGTTACATCTATTTCTCCAAGTCTGGATGCCCACACTTTATAATCAGAGGAGTTTGATATGATCACTACTGCATGATAAGTTTCTCCGGAGAGGTATACGGGAGATGGAAATTTAAAATTAGTAGCAACACTTGCATCCTCTGATGTCGAAACATCATCTGGATATAAAGTTACCTCACTATATGGGTATATTATATTATCAGGCACTCCCAACTTCATGGGTCTCAACTGCACAGTAACTGGTTGTGAAGTTACTGCTTTAGAATAAAAATATAAATCAATTGATGTTGCAAATATCCCCGAACTTGGAACTATATAAAATGATTGTGCTAAAGGACTTTTTATTTCCATTGATGTGATCTTTTTTTTATTTATTTCTGTTTTAGAATCTATCGTGCTCTTGGTTTACCATCGGATCCTTTACTATCAGATTTACTTTCTGATTTACCTTCTGATTTCTTATCGTTGCTGCCAGTATTAGAATTTTTATCTGGCTTAGATCCAGGTCCAGGAACTATGTTAGCACCCTGAGATTGCAACGCAGCAGTTATTTTATCTCCACTTTTTTGAGTAACATTTCCACCATCACTATAATTCACCTTAATCCCCAATTCTTTTGCAACTTGTTCTATGTTTTTATAATTTCCTGGAAGAACATCATTTGCTGCATTTACCAGTCTATTTTGAGCGGCATTTGCATATACTGGTGATCCAAAATTTATTTTTGTAGGTGGTGGACTAGAAGGTACTGGATTAGCTGTTGGAGCAACATTGACAGGTTTTGGCGCAGAAGGAGATGATGGCTGAGATGGAGTTGATGGTGGTGGTGCATATACGGAAGGACCAACAGAAGGCGGTGGAGGTGTTGGTATTTCTGGAGCAATTCTTGGTTTACTAACTGACAAAACAGTTTCTTGTATAGAATTTAATGTACCTTGAGCATAAAACTTTTCTTCTGCGGAACTGAATACTACGCCTGGAGTAAAATCATTTACACTACTATTAGATAATCTAAAAACTTTTTCTCCAGCGGTAAATCTATTTTTTTCATTATTTGGTATTTTAAAAGATCCAATCAATGAACCAACTTCATCTGTAACTAATTTAATGTCAGTAACGGTTGCTATCGCACCACTCGTTTCTCCAACTAACTGCATTCCAATTCTAATATAACCATACAAATTAGACTGTCCAGAATAAGATAAACTAAATGTATCAATATTTAAAATAGTTGAAGTAGTTGAATATGAATCTGATATTACCTGTGATCTATCATACGGATTTGCATAATATTTCTTAGTTGGACTATTATATGGTCCTATTTTATGATTTGGGGCACATATCCTAAATCTAGATAAAGGTCCAGAAAAACGCATCGTATTAGAAAAATTATTAATTAATTGGGATTGTTTAAAATACGATGAAGAATTAGTTGATATCCCAGAAGATATTAATTGGTATGGGATTACGTTTTTAACATCCGATAAATTATTAATTGGATTCCCATCTCTCGAAAATATTTGTTTAAATCTACCTGATTTTTTAGATCCATCACCAATCCATGCTCCAGATTTAGGTTGAATTCTACAAATTACAACTTCTCCAGCTACAAATTTACCATTCACCATGCTAATTTCTATTAATTTTGGAATTATGTATTCATTGACATTTTTTGAATCAAAAAATGGATACATTCTAGTGAATGGTTTTAATCTTTCGGCTTTAAATTCAATGTTTCTACTTCTCATGTATGGAATTAATTCATTAGAGATAACAGAAGTCGTCGATGATATTTGTTCAGAATTGCCAATTTTAGGCAAAGAATTAAATGAAGATGATGTTTTTATTGCATTAATATTTTGTTTTTTTGTAGATGTTTTTATATCATTATCTACAAAATATTTTCCTTTATTTGTATTATTTTTACTAGATTTTGGATTAAATGTTTGTGATTTTTGTGGTTTTTGGTTGTATTTCCAATACTTTGAACTAGAGTTCCACTCAACTGGGTTAAATCCCGTCTCTTGATTATCTTGAGTCACCTCAATTTGAGCGTCATTTTCAGTCAAATCTCCATTTAATTGAATTGAATTTGGTTTTACTTTATTTTGACTAATCCACACATCTGATGATGGATTAAGTATTATACTCCCATTATATTCAGAAGTTTCATATGGAAATACATCAACTACTCTTGTAGAAAATTGTTGCGTATTTTCTACCACTTCATCATAATCTAAAGTTACAACATTTCCAGTTTTTTTTATATTTGTGGATATGAAATCTTCAGAATATTCTATGTCAACAGAATTATTTTTATCCAGAATCAAAGAAGTTTCACCTATAACCAAATCACAATTCGTAGTATAATGAGTAGGTCTAAGTTCTGATAAATTTACATTGATACTATTTTTTACAATCGTATCTTTTTGTTGATATATTGTCGTAGTAAAATTATCAACAAAAAATCCAGATTTAAATCTAGTATTTCCATTTTGATCTAATATTACTAAACTAGCTGTATCTTTTTCTAATAGAGACAAAGATGTATAATATTCTAAATTTTTTATTCTTTGTTCGAGAGATCCAATATCTGACATTGTATAGCGTTTATATTCATTTCTTGTTATACTAATGTCAGTGGTATTAAAAGTATATGCTGGTATAAATGCCCTTGCAATTTCAATTGATTCATCCAATGGAATTGGTAATTGTGGATCATCTGATGGATCTCCAACTCTTACTTGAAATATCCCATCTTTAGATAAGTAAATACTGTCAATTCTAGGCAAATAATATGAATAAGAACAAATTATAGATTCATCGGATGCAAGTATGTATTTTGATGAATTGTTATATTCTACTGAAAAATTTCTAGAAGAAAATTCAAAAGGAGATTTTTGATTTTCAGCAACGACATATGGGGATACTTTTGGTCTTATGTCAATAATATCACTATTTCTGTTTTGATTTACACTTGGAATTTGAGAGTAATCAAAATTTTGATATGAATTTACAGTGGTTATATCTCCAGTGTCCGATGAACTATATTCTGATGATTCAAAATATATTTTTATTTTTCTTATTGGTTCTTTATATTGACTTTTTCTAATTATTCTAGAATAGTCATACATGTTATTTCTTTGGCCATCATCTAAAACATAATTTGAAGTTATATTTTTATCACCAATTTCTATAGAATTCACCGAAGCAGATACTAAAGAATTTTTGAATTTTATACTTTCTCCAATTATAAATGTTTCAGAATTAAGATAAGTAAATTCTATTGTGCTTGAATTTATCTTTCCAACACAAACTGCAACCGCACTACTAATCTCACCTATTAAAGTTTCACCAACATTAAAATCATTAGTACTAGCTGAATTTCCGCTTATATTTGATAGTGTTAATCTGGGGGCTTTTGGATCCGATGACAAATTAGAGGTGTCATTCAGTTCAAATATTCCATAAATTCCAACTACATCTGGCCTCAACAAACATAATTCTTCATCTTCAACTCTTGTCCCATATGGATAATTTCCATATACTAGCCCATTGTTTAAAGTTGTTTCTCCAATTCCAGAGCCAACTAATTTAGATTTATCGATTATTATTGATTTAACAATAGATTTATTTTTTATTTTTTGACTTAATTTAGATTTAGTTAATGTGGCAATCAACCTCGCATTTCCTGACGTAGTTTCTAAGCCATTAAATTTTATGATAGAACCACCAGAAGAACTGTAACTAGTGGAATCAAATTTATCACTACTAAGTCTTTCTATTGTTCCATTACTTGTAATTAAAACATATCTTTCTTCATCAAAAGGTAAAAACTTTTCGTTATCTGATGCAACTACATTACCGGTAGAATTTGATGTGATAGTTACGTCAAATTGTTTTCTTATTGTTAAAGAAGAATTGCTCAAATCTACATTACTAATATTTGACTTTGGTAAAATTGTGTATAGCTTTTCGTCCAAAACAGATAGCGAATTTGATCCCAATAAAGAAAGATCGGTTACTGTAGTACTGGAATTTGGCAGTGCTCCATCGCAAATTCCATTTACAGTGGTTACTCCTACTACAACTAGTGATGTTGGATTTACAGTTTGAACTTTAGAATAAGTTACATCAGATTTTCCTGGTATTGTATATGAAACCAAATCATTGATTTTTACGACTCCAGGAAATTGAGCACTTGTTACACTTATAGTCGATATGCCTGAACTTAACGGTGATATATCTGCTATTCCAAAAGGTCTTTTTTTAATTTGAACAATGTCGGCAGAAAATGTATTTGCGACTCCAACAATTCCATATAAAGATTTTACTTGATCTAACGTGTAACTTTTAACTGAAGTTGTTACTCTTGTTTTTTCGTCTTCTACACCATTAAAAATTATTTTCTCCCCACTTATAAAAAATCCACTTGTATTGTATGCAGTCAATATGCCAGAATTTGAAACTCCATATTTTAAGTATCCTACTGCTCCACTAGACTTTCCTTTTACATAAGTAGATTCATTTAATGTTATTGTTTCATTTACAGATATTTCTGTAAATGTTTGTACATCATAAACGTTTATTTCCCATTGATTTACGTCTGGTAGACTAGAATTATATGATCCAGACTCTAATGCAAAATCGTATACTCTAGCTACTCCTATTTCTTTTCCAACAGATATACCAGAATTGGTTCCTTTTCTCTCATCTCTTAAACTAATTGTGTAAGTGGTAGAAATCCCTATAACTGGAGATCCATATACTCTGTTTAAGCTTATGGTTGATCCAGTGTTGTATAATATACTTTGATTCTCTAATCTTTTTGTAGTTCTGGCTTTTTTAAAATCCAAAAGAGTAGATGAAACAGTTTCAACTTCATAACCCTTAACATATGCCTTTAGTGGAGAAATGCTATAAACACCAAGATCTTCAGATGGTACATTTCCATTAAATGTTAGTTGATTTCCACTATAAATTCCATCATTTCCAAGTAAATTATTTAATGATTCTTCTACTGTTATAGTTGGAGGTTTTACGTAATAATCTCCAGATTCATCATAAGTTCTTCTTGCTAATTCTTTACCTAATTCATTTAATCTGGGGTCTCTTTGTATAGATCTTACAATACCATCTATTATTTCTACAAGTTGTATAAAGTTTTCTGGTATTTCTTCGTCTGGTGCTATTTTAGTAAGAACTAATGAAATTGCAAACCTATCTGCGCCTGGAGCAGCATAATTTAAAAATCCTTTGGCATTATCATTCAATGAATTGTCATCTTCAGATGTAATTATGTCTTCTGTTACTAAAAATCCCACCTTATATGAAGGAAAATTTCCATACTGATCCAATAATATAAATTGACTATCATTTTTTACAAAATATCCTCTTATAAAATATACACCAGACTCAACTAATAAAGTAGATCCAACTGAATTACATGATACATCAATCGTGGAAGCGAATGCTTCATTTGCCTGTAAGTTTATAATTGAATCTGGATCTATTGTAATATAAGCAGTTACATTTTGTTCTAGTAGTAGATTTTCACCATCTGAAAATCCCATGTATTCTGAGGTTTCAAAATCGGAGTCAATAAAATTGACATAAATTGTAGTATTATTTCTTACAGATATTTTATCACTTATAGCAGATATTACTTTAGCTCTAACTCCGCTTTTTTCTCCTCTAATAGTCGTTCCAATAATAGAGGACAAATATTGATTAATATTAATGCCATTAAAAGAATTTTTTAATTCTACAGCATAATATCTATCATTGTATACTATTTTTCCAGGTATTACTGGACTTCCCTCTTGGAATGCCCAATTTCCAAATCTTTCAATTTGAGTTTGAAGTATGCTTTGTAGAGTGGTTAACTCTCTTGCCTGTATTGGATAACCAGGTTTAAATAGTACCTTATGGTAGATATTATCTTGATTGTAGTCATCAAAATATGGGAATACATTTAAATTGGTTTTTTGTGGCATGATTATCCTAATTTATTAGAACTGCAAGATTACTTTTATATCTTCTTTTTGATTTGGAGACCTAGTTATTGATGGTCTATTATCAACATAAATGATATCCCCAGAATGTGGCTTTACTTCTGGATTTGATGTACCTGAAATAAAATTTTGCCCCAAATTATAAGTAACATTATTTATTACCGTTGTTATACCAGTGTAAGAGTTGTCTATTTTTAAACTTAAATTAAATCCACTAATATCTAATGAACCGCCAGATAAAATAGTAGATGTAAATTCTACTTTATCGTCTCCATATAGAGAGACTACATCTGATTTTCTAGTTCTATTTTCATTATATTCACCTCCTAAATTAAATCCATATAAAGACCTGTCTTGCCAGTATTTTAAAACGCCAGTTTTATTATCATAAGATATGACTCTACCTACAGCTGTAATTCCTGTTCCTACGGTTTGAGTTATTATAGAATCTGGTATTATTGTAGCTTCTTCGTAGTCTTGTACTGAATTTTTTCCTATTAATTTTAAAGCATATACCGAACTTGCTCTTTCTTTATCCAAAATAGTATCAGAATTAAAGCTCAATGGATTATTAATTATTCCTATTCTAGCAATTTGATTTCCAGTTATAAAATCTGGATTCGTCGAATCATTTTCAAATCTAGAATAAATTAACAAATTGTAGGCACCAAGTTCATTATATATGTCATAACCATGTCCTCCTTTTGGCGGTATGATTACGTCAAATCTTGGTAGGACTGCATTAGAAGGAAATGAAATTGAAGATAAATCAACTTTACCATAAGTATATCCATTTCCTCCATCTGTTACGAATATAGAAGTAATTTTTTCTTCATTTCCTACTACTATACTAACTTTTGCCCCATTTCCATCGCCAAGAATTGGTAAATCCGAATAGACGTTTGGAGACCCCAAATTTTGACCGAAATTGGTAATGGTTGCAACTTTAATTTGACCACCATTTGTCGCATTTAATCGTATTTGTTCATAATTTATAGAGGTTTCCCAATCACTAGGAACCGGCATGAAATTTATAGAATCAAATTTTATTACATCTTCTATATTTAAAGTGTACAAATATTTCCAAGTATATCCATCTTCTGTAATTTTTGGCTCCAAGTCTATAAAATTAGGTTCAGATAGAGATGGAATTCCCTCTGGATTGTCTGGGGATGAACCGTTATTCAGACAAATATACACTCTATAATCTTTAGTTAAAACATAATAATTTGATTGATATAAACTCGTTTTTTGTGATGGCTTTGATAAATTGTTTCTTGTTATATTGTGTCTGTACATATCATAAGTAGTACCAGACTCCCAAACTACTTTATTAATTACACTTCTGATATCACGATCTGGATTTATTCTTTTTAATGAAATCATACTATCCCAATAGTCATTTTCATCATCAAATGAATCTTTTGGTGGTGGTGGAGAACTATCCCAAAATTGATTATATTCAGAAGCGTTTGGTAACCCAACAAACGCATATAGATTATTTTTACCAGATTTTGCGGAATCTATAAAACTTTTTGAGTTTAAGATTCTAATTTGATCAGTTATAATTGCTGACATTTATCTATTTTTTAATATTATTTATGTTAAGTAATTAAAATATTTTAATGGTGCTCTTCTTCTTACTGTTGGACTGGTATTTAGTCCAGTTACTCCATAATTTGACCCTACATCAAATTGTTTTGGAGCAACTCTCCTATTTGACGTAAATTCTATTAAGCCCCAATTATAATTTCCATAATACCCACTGAAGCCAAGTCCAGATATGCCGTTATAATCTTTTACACTAACTACAACTTTAGCCACATCGGTTATACCTATTCCATATGCGCTAGTTTGGGCAATTGACACTGACATGACTTCATATACATTATCAAGTGCAGTTGTCCCTATTCCAATTGTTGATCCATTCGACGACAAAGATTCCAACCCATTTCCAATATTACTATTATTTACTTCAAAATAATAATTTTGTTTTATATTACTAGTTAAAATTGGGACATCAACAAAAGTAGAATCTCTTAAAAATGAATCTTTTTCTATTAATAAATCAAATATTAGTCCAGTTTGAGCCACTCCAGTTATAGATGTAGTGGCAATTCCAGTAATTATGCCAAAATCTCCTTTATATGTAACAGCGGATATAATTTCAGTTTGGGGTGTAGGCGGTTCTATTAAAACTAATGGAGGTTTAGTAGTCGAATATCCAGAGCCAATTCCAGTAATATTGAAAGAAGTAACTTTTTTATTTGATATGTTTGAAGTTACAATAGCGGTCGATCCTATACCTATAGGGTTTTGAATTACTACTTTTGGCGCTTGTAAATAACCGTTACCAGAGTTCACTATGTTTATAGATGAAACTTCACCATTTGAATTGATGGTTGCAGTTGCAGAAGCTGACACCAAGTTATCCAATGATATAATTTGTATTGTGTTTTTTAAAGGCGTGTTATTATTTTCTTTCTTATTATCAAAAAAAGTTTTCACATTTTGTACAAAAATCTGAGTTGATCCAATACCGACCGTTTTTATTATGCCTGTTGTTGGGAATACTAGAGGTTCATATATTGTCCTATCCTTTGTTACTTTTGTTCCATCTATAAAAAGATCATTTTTTTGTCTAGTCCAATTTATTGGTCTCAATAATTGACTGTCTTCCGATATTCCTCTGCCTTTGTATACATTTGTTCTGGCTATATCAACGCTTAAAATATCTTCAACTTGCCTTTCATCTTGTTGGTTTGAGTAAGTTTCACTATCTAGTTTAATAACATCACCCGGCTTTACCGTTTCTAATATATCTACATCCAATACGTCTATTCCCTCAGTGCCCCTGTAAAATATTAATTTTACTTTATCTGAATCTCCATTTACATATCTTTTTAGTGGTTCAGAAAACGTTATAGTACTACCACCATTAAAAATATAACCAACTCCAGGTTCCTGTAAAACTTCATTAATAAAAACCAATAATGTTGATTGTATATCAATGTTGGAGCCTGGTTTTGATGTTATAGAAAATCTATTTCCTTGATACATTAAAGGGAAAGTTCTTTTTTTGTTATTAATTAAATATGAAATGTCATCTAATAATCTTAAACTTCCTACTGACCAAGATGAAAATGCATCATTATAAGTCTTTACTACATTTAAAATAAATTTTTGATATGATGATGTAGTTGGGATTCCAATAGGACCAGATATTGGTAATGTCAAACTGTCGTTTAATTTATAATTATATCCAAAATTTTTAATCTTAAAATCTATTACACTAGATCCTTGTCCAACTATCACATCTATGGTGGCTTCAGTTCCAACTCCAGTTGCCCCAGAATACACTAGAGGTATGTCAGAATAAGAAAGAGGTTCATCAAAAATAACTTTTGGTGGATCATATTCTTTTATTTCCACTAAAGTATTTGCAGAAATTGTAGACGATGGAGAATTTGCGGTAGAAACTAAAACAAATGTACTACCTATTCCTACTATTGGGACATTATTTAATATTGAATTTATTTCAATAATTCCATTTGAAATTGGAATCTTGGATAAATCTTCTAAAAATATTATTGTAGATCCAGATGAAACTAAATTATTGGTTTTTGTTGTATAAATTTTTGGATATGATGTGTATCCAATCCCAGGGTTTGTAATTGAAACTCCAACAATACTTCCATTTTGGACGGTTGCTGTTCCTATAAATTGAATATTTGCTAAAAATGAATCAAAAGTTTGTACTCCAACCCTTACAAGCTGATAATCTCTTCTATAACCAGATCCACTATTTCCAATACTTATACTTTGTATAGTCCCAGCTGATGATACAGTGACCGTACCTCCAGCTGAAATTAAAGGTTGATATCCAAATCCAGAACTAGATCCTATTGATAATATAATTCCTCCTCTTGGAATACTTGCATTATTTGGATCATATGAAATAGAAGTTGCAGTTCCTGTAAATTCTATTTCAGTTTTAGGTCCCACTTCCTCTACATTAAAATCTTCGGTTGGGATTTGTAATATATTATTTATTAAAACTAAGGGAATATTATTTGACACACCCACTAAAGATGAAAATGATTGTTTTAATTCAAATGTTTTTTGCAATGAATTAAAATCTTCTGATATATCATCAAAAACATAATTTCGATTATACGTATCCTCTAATACAAAGGGATCAGCCGATCTAATAAAAGTTCTACCCTGAAATTTAGATTTTGATAGGGTTTCTAACGAAATTGATTCAGAATCTTTGAATTCATCTTCCGCTGGGAATGGACCATATGGGGCTTCAGAAAAATGAATTACATTATCCACGATATTGTAATTTCCTTTCATTTTTCTAACCAGATCTCCAGAAAAATGAGATGATATCCCAGTTCCAAGTAAAGATCGTCTTACACCGACATATCCAGTGCTACCAACTCCAACTGATTCAATTGACATTATTTCGTCATTAATCTTAATTAGATCCCCACCAAAGAAAGAAGATATCCCAGAGAAAACTAAAATATTATCAGTTACTTTAATGTCACTGATAATATTCGATGTCACGGATAATCCTACTATTGGAGATTGAATTACATTATCAATCGCTATTAAACATTTAGAATTTTGATTTGTAGCTGTAATATAATGATCTACTCCTGTCCCCAAACTAACAAAGTCAAACAATATTGGTGGAGTCAATAGAGCATATTCTGGACTTGAACATAATCCTACCCTAGAATTGTCAAATTTATAAATGTATGCCTCAGGTGGTAATTTGTTTGTTATTCCAATCCCAGAAACAAATGTTGCAGCTATTCCTATTGAGTTTACATTTGATGTTCTATTAAACTCTTCTGATCTGTATAGAACCTTTTCTCCAGTAACAAAAAAGTGATTTGGTAAATATATTGAATTTTCTTGTAATCTAACATTAAATGGATCACTACCATCAAATGCCCTTTCAAATATAGGTAAATTTTTATGTTCTAAATTAAAATTAGTTCTATTATTGTTTTCATCATTTATTCCAACTTTACTGACAGAAGTTACTATTTGAGAATTTTTTAAATTGATTACTTTTGGTGCATTTGAAAATGGCGTAAACCCTAATGTTTGTTGAAATATTAAAACTTCAAGATCTGCATTTGGTATAGGGGTAAAAAATACTTCAAATGTTCCAGAAGTGTTAATTTCAAACTCTCCCAAATTTATATCACTAACTATTCTACCATACTGTACCCCTAAAGATTGAGTTAAATTGTTTGCAGTAAACAATTCCGAGAAATCTATTCTATTATTAGTTAAATCATTAACTTGTATCAAATAGTATGCAGACTGATACTCTAATGTATGCTCTATTATTTTTGTTATAACAGGAGAATCAGTAGAAGCAAAAGAAACTTTGTTACTAGATAAATTGGCAAATTTTAATTGTTTTTGTCCAGATGCGGAATACTCAGTTTTTGCCAATGAAACAGATACAGCATTACAAGTATAATTTTGGCTAGTGTCAAAAGGAGAAAAATCTATTTTAATATTATTTCCTTCTTTGTAAGTATAATAAGTTCCAATACCGGTCAATGAATTGGAATTTATGTTTAATCTTCCATACTCTGCAAAAAATAAATTTCCATCTTTATCTTCAGTTAAATTTATTTCATTAAACTCAAATGACTCATCATCTCCAGAAATTTCCAATACTACTTTCGAAGAACTAAACTTTTCTGGCAAAATTACAATAGTTCCTGTTGTACCAGCTGATACAACAGTATTTGATGATGCTATACTTACACTGTCACTAACATCAAAACTAGAAGATTCAGTTATAAATTTTTTTGTGTCGTAGTAGACATAACCATAAGAATAATCATTGATTTTTCCATCTACTGGAAAAAATTCTAAAATTGCTTGATCTCCAACTATAGATATAGAATAATTCCCTAAGTCCTCTTTGCTATAAAGCTTAGCATAGTCATTTGTAGTAAGTTGTGAGCCATTGTTTATTAAAGTTACTATAGAAGATTGTACATTAGAATCGTCTATGTCACTTTGAACTGTTAGAAAGAATTTTAGGGCTCTCGTTTTTGCCATTTTGTATTAAATGTCTATTGCTGTTACAAAAGTTGATTTTCTATTTGTATTAAATTCTCCACTTATATCATCGATTACCAAGACTCTATTCCCAATTGATTGTGAGTAATCTTGTAACGTAGTTGAATTAAATGTGATCTCATCTGATATTAATTCGGAATTTAGAGTAAATGTATTTTCCTCTGACCCAAGATCGAAATCATAGGTAGTTTCTAAATCTATAATGGTATTTAGATCAGCTACAGCAACTATATTTCCATTATTTTGATCTGTTGATATTCCAGTTCCACCAATAGTTTCTGATTCGATAGATAAATCGCTAAACTTTTTAAATCCAGAAGTATGATTTAAAGATGAAACAACACTTTCCCACCGATCAAAAGGAGTCCTAGATTTAACTGAATATGAAAAATATTGATAATAATCACTATCATGAATTCTTTGGCTATTGACATTCAGAAATCCTACTTGGTTTTTCCATCCATCATTTTTAATTGTATAATAATTGACTTTACCTACAGAATCTAATTGTATAGTTTCTTCTATTTTTCCAACTGAACCACTAGTTTTTCCAACTAAAAATGAATTTAATTTAAATGAGTCTACACTTTCAATTTCGATATAATTTGTTTTTGGATCCCAATTACTAACTACTCCTTGTTTTCCATCAGATTCAACTTTTTCTCCAATTACATATGAATTTTTCTTTATTATTGGGTCAAAAATTGGAATATTTTTTACTGGAACAATATTTCCTCTAGATTTTTCTGGATCGAAAGTACCTAATTCAAAACTAGAATTTGCCACATTCTCCAAAGAAAATGTTATATATGCTCTATCATCATTTATTGCAGTAGAAAAAGCAACAACATTAAATTCAGAATAATTATATTCACTAGAATTATATCCTTTATATGTTGTGCCATCTGGTACAAAATCTGGATCCAGTTGTAATATGGAAGTATTTTCTACTATGATTTTATCATTAATTTCGACTGGAAAAGTATTTGGGTCCGTGAAATCATAATTAAGAGTTGCAGTTGCTCTTTTTAATGGAACATCATAAGTTATAGAATTTATTCCAATCCCATTTGAATTATTTACTGGTATAATACGAGGTTTGACGTTATTAAATCCAGTAGAATTTTTAATTATTGTAACTTTTCCATTTAAATGGTTGAAATTTAAAACTGTATCTTGAATTTGATTGGTAACAGAATCGATAACAATTAAATTTGGTGAATAATTATAAAATCTACCTTTAAATGTGGTTACTACTCGATCAATTGATGAAAATGGTTCTATTCTTAAAATCCTAGGTAGACTTAAAGTGGGTTTGACTGTCGGATCTATTGAATATTGATATCCAAAATCTAAAATATCTGTGGATTTTATTTTGCCTATACTATCACTTATAGAATATAAAACTGCATCAGTTCCAGTTTTACTTGTTATTGATGTTATTCCTGGTAACTTATCATAATATTGACCAGGAGAATTGATTTTTAATGATTTTATTTCACCATAAGCTGTTTTTGAATTGGTATAATAAGATATGTCAGAACTAAAGGAAGAATACAAATTAGTTTCTGAAGTATTCCTCAAACAATAATCAAAAGAAGTGCTTGATATTCCAACTATTGGATACTCTCCAGAATAATCACTAGAAACAATATTAATCGTATTGTAATCAAATATTGACTCATCAATGTAAATTTGTTCTTTATTTTTTGGTAAATTTATATTTGTTTTTGGTTTTAAATTATAATATAATTTTTGTGGAGTTTCATCAGTTACTTGCAACTCCAATCTAGCATTAGCATCAATTCCAATATTACCAAATTTAACAGTGTTAAAATATTTTTTGTTGAAATTTATGTCTTCATATAAATCAAATTCAAATGCAGATAAATTTTGTACCCCATCATTAAAGGAAAGTGAACTATCAGATAGATCAAATATAATTTTTTGATTTCTTAGTATATTAATATTTGGATTTATTTCATATAGATAACCAGAAGATGACGATGTAATATTAATTTTTTGATTTGATGTGATAGAGTTGTACTCGCTACTAGCTAAATTTAAATTATCTTTGTCTATAACTATGACATAATATATTCTATTATTTTCCAACCCAATTGATGGAGAACTTGAAGTATAAATTATTGGTTGTCCATTGTAATAATTGTGATCAACTATTTCAATTGTAGAATCAACAGTATTAATTGAGGAAAAATATTTTTTATTTGTGGTTAATCTTCTGTTTGCTTCATTATATTCTAGTTTTAGTGTTGTTGTTATTCCAGATTTTACATTAATTGATATCAAATCCCCCACTCTTAATCCATGAGTAGATGATGTAGAAACCCTAATATTATTTCTTTGTAAATCAACTTTAATTACATTAGGATAATCAGTTTTAAAACTGTGGTAATTGCCTGTACCATAATCAGTGACGTATAAAAACGTAGTTGTTGTTCCAATTCCAACATACTTTCCTTCAGTTCCAATTGAAACCTTGTTACTAGATATACCAATAAAATCATTAGATAATTTTATTGAATATATTTGTTTTGAATTAGATAAATCAAATATACTAGAACCATTAGATACTTTAATTGAATTACCGCCATTTGGCGAATAAATTAAAGGCGTATTAGTATCTAAATCATTATTTGGAATATAAAAACTACCAGCAGGGATATTTAAGCTTGTAGTTCCAATTCCAGTATAATTAATTGAAACTGTTGATCCAGTTGTTGTCCCAAAACCAACGTTTTCGGTTGGATTGAAATAATATTGTCTATTTAAAGTTTGTGAATTGAATGGTTTATTTAAATTAAAGTTGAATTTTCTAGTTAGTTCTACTAATTTGGATTTTGCAGTGTGAGAGGATCCGGTTGGATTCCTAAGAACTTTTATTTTTGACTCATTTTGATCAATTTTAAGTATTTTTATTACTTCATCGTCAATTTTATAAAAATCATTTTCTAGTAAAAAGGGAAATTGTAAATTGCCTTCAACTGAAAAAATAGTAACAATTCCAGTCGAACTGGTGCTATTAACTGATTCTGTTAGGGTTAAAAATTGAGATCTTACTCCAACATTTACAAAATCATTTATATTTTTAGATTCGGGAAGATTTAATTTGCCAACAATATTGACAAAATCCAAATCATTTAATTGATGAGTTTCAGTAGATATTCCAATATAATAATTTGACTGCGAATAAATTTCTATATTGTTTAATGTATACTTATTATTTTGTAATGTGGTTACTGGTTTACCCAATACATAGTCTACTGAAGCATTTGCCCCATAACCATTAGTGGATGAATTATCAAATTTAACATAATCTCCTACGGAATAATTCTGTCCACCAGTAATTATTCCGATTGAATTTAATTTTCCATATGATGTAGATTTAATCTTTATGGTTTGATTTAAATCTTGGTTAGGAGTGCTTAAAAATTTATAATTTGAATTTAAATCCTTTAATGAATAAAAATATGTGTTTCTAAGAACATTGTTGTAATCAAAAGAATTTTGATTACTCTTGGGGTCGAAATTTTCTATTATTTTTTTGGATCTAAAATATTTTCCTATAATATAAGGAAATTCTGGTTTAAAATCGTCATTTTCAGATACAGTGCAGAAATAAGCATATGTTCCATTCGGATACTCTGGTGTTACACAATACCTTCCATTATTTTCATCTAAATCTCCATTTCCAGTAAAAACATAATCATCTACAAAAAAACCATTTGGAAATATTATATTATCTCCTTTTTTTTGTGGGGGTCTTTTACTAGATGGCAATAATTCATATCCAGATATTATTTTTTTAATTGAACTTTTCTTAATTGGATTTGAGTATCCATATGGTCCATATATTGGATTTCCATCATAAGCCCATCCTACAATAGGAGAATGATATTTTATATTTGAAGTACTGTTTTCATAATCAGACCTGAATATAAGATTACCATTTTCATCTAAAAATTTAGAAAATACTTTTTTTCTAAGCTCGGTTGGGTAATATAAATGTGAATATTTTAAGTTATTATTTTCCCCTGGTGATAGTACTCCATCATCAGGAGACAACAAATTATTAGAATTAATTATTCTAAACGTAGAATTAACATTCCAAGATTTTATTTTCGCTTGAAATGAAGAATTCTTACCAAAAGTTATAGCCTCAACTAAAGTATTATTTTTTTGATATCCAGATCCTCCATTAACTACAACTACATTTTTAATCACCCCATTATCCACAACTGGATTTAAGATGCAACCAATACCAGAGCCGGTTATAACTAATTCTGGGGTAGTGTAGCCACTTCCACCATTTATGACATAAACATCTTTAATGACTCCATCCACAACATTAGGTAAAAATTGAGCATTTTTACCAGAATTTATTGTAAAAAATGGTTGTTTTTCATAGTTTAATATTTCAGAACTTCCATACCCTATTCCACCATTTTGAATGTAAACATTAGAGATTGAGCCTCTAAAAACTGGAGTTAATTTGGGTAAAAATAAATTACTGGAATAAGAAGAAATTCCAGTTTTTCCTAATACTTCTAAGCTTATTGGTTCATGTTTAAATGTATGTGTTCCTATACCAGATGTAGAAATAGTTACGTATTGGTTAGTTTTAAAGTAAAAATCTTTAGCTGTAGTTCCTACACCAACATTAGATAATTTAAAATTATTGTAATCTATTCTTGTGACATAATAATTTTCTTCGCCTAAGCCTACTGGATATGTTTCGGTGCACTGATATTTAACTATATCACCAGTAACATAACCATGATTATTCGCTGTTATTGTACTATCATAGGTATTAATTCCAGATGAAGCTATTATAACAGTATTATTTTTATAATTTTTACCTGAATTTAATACCGTAACAGATGATATTTTTTTCTTTTCTTCTTTTGATATTAGTTTTTGTGATCCGTCTCCATATGAAGTTAAACTAATTGCAATTCCAGCCAGTGCATCTTCTTTAGTATTGTGTAACTTTATTTTTAGATCATCCTGAACTGAAACATAATATACTGAATTAGTAGATATACCGCCTATAGCCTTCTGATTATTTGTTTGATATATTACTTCTTCATAGGCTCTAAATTTATGATATGTTGAGAATGAAATTGTGTTTTCTGCTAAATTTACAAATTTTACGGTTGGATTTAAATTGACCTCATGTTTAAATGAAATTAAATTTGCTTTTACTTCGGCTCCTGATCCATTTCCTCCAGAAATTTTTATTTTTGGTTCATCTAAAAAGTCAAATCCGCCATCTAAAACATTAATTTTTACCAATTCTCCGGTTACTTCCAGGTAAGGAATACAAGGATCCGTAGTAGTAATTTCTGGTGATATTTGAAGTGAAGGTAGATTGATCACGTCATATTCTGATCCTGGTGATATGACATTTATTTTTTCAATCTCTCCATAATAAATGAAATCATTTGATTTGTAATTTAATATTTCTACACCATTCGCTAATATTCCGGTCGCACCAAAATTAGTTTCTTCTAATTTTTCTGGAATTTTAGGCTCAGATAATTTTTTAATTAAATTTGAACCACTTAATTTTTTATTTTGTTCATTAGTTATATACTCGCTCTTAAATAATTGGCCAGAAATATTTACTTTTATCTGTTCCCATTGATTTAGACTGTATGTATAATACCAAATTTCGATATTGTTATCATCATCAAATAATAATACAAAGTCGTTATCTTGTAAAAAATAATTATTACTTAATAATTGAATTTTTTGATTATTAGTAAATGATTCCTGCTTTAAGTTTATTGGTGAATATAACCTATTATACTCAATATTAGTATATCTATTAAAATATATGTTGGATCTACTTTTGTATAGTCTTAATTTACTATCAGATATTCTTTCAACATAGTAAGTTTGATTGTGATTAAGTTGATTATATACATTCAACTCTATCGTTCTGCCGTCATCAAGAGTATATGTAACTGGATTTTGTAAGTAAACTACGGAATCTCCAGTTTTATAATCATGTATTTGAGATGAATTTACAGATATATCAATATCTACAATGGAATTATTAATTTGAGTTGTTATTCCAATTTTTTCATCTTCTATTGAATTCAATAAGCCAAATAAATTTATTGAAAAATTCTTTTTTGCAATTGAATAATCTACATATCCTGGAATCCCTTGTGAGGTCACATAAACATTATCTAAATTATCGGAGTATACATTTTGTACATCACTAATAATTTCGTCACCAAAATTATTAACATACGTTTTTACTGACTTTGTTATTGAATATATTTTTGAAATTCTATATGGATTTGTTACAATTATTGATTTTTTATCTTGTGAAACCGATTCAACTTCAAAAGGTTGTTCATTGATATCATCAATATCAATATCAAAAAATACAATATAAATTTGATCAGAAACAGTAACAAAGTTTGTATCTATTGTATAAATTTTAATTTTTGAATTATCGAGGTATTCAAATTTTGAAACTTTATGTTCGACTGGAATATTTGTTATCCAATCATTATATTTAAAATTATCTTGTAATTTTCCTAAAGTATTAAATTTTATAAATTGTTCGTTAGAAAAATATCTAGAATTGTTTGGAATTTCAATATCCTGTAAAATACCTAATATTCTGACTTTTATTTCTGCATCATTTACTAAAGAATATGCATAAACATTTAGATATACATTTGAGCCAACATCTATATCGTCTATTTCACCCGTACATTCTAAGAATTGATTTATATTTTTTGAATTGTACTTAACTACACTCGTACTAAATTCAGTTTCTACTATAAGTTCGCCAGATTCAGGGAAATTTATGGTCGAATCTACTACAATTGAAGGTAAATTTCTTCTAGTATTTCTTATGACTTTAGTTTTTGGGTGAATAGAAAAATCCCCAAATATTGATCCTCTAACACTAATGTCTTTATCATAATCAAAGTCTAAACTTAACACATAATAAGTATTATTATCTTTTATTATTTCCTCTACTTTAGTAACAGTCCCAAAAGTTTCTTTCAATCCTTGAGATTGTTTTTGGAACAAAGTCCTATTATAAAGTTGATTTGCATCACCTTCAATTGATTCTACTACTAAATTTTTTGTTATTTTGTAATTTGAGTCTGATGGTCTAATTACAAAATCTCTAGGTTTAATGACTGTTGCTGGGTCGCCATATAGTGCTTTAAACAATAATTCAAATGAAGTATCTGTTCCTTTGGTAGAATAGAAATTTTTTGAATTTATAATAAAATTGTTTTCATTTAATTTTAATTCGCCATCAGAATAAAATTTTACATTTTCAAATCCAGGAATAATTTGTTTTTTTAGTTTGGCAAAAAATTCTTTTAAGAATAAAATACTTAAATTTTCTACAATTGATTCATTTGAATGATTAGAAGTTGTAGATGTGGAAAATGTTAACTCTTCTGGTTTGTTACTGGTAGTATATGATGTTACTCCGCTGAATCCCCTAATACAATTTAAAAATTGTGATTCCGTTTTACTTTCATATAAAATAATTTCATCGTCAATTCTAATTATCCCATTATTATCTGGGAATCCACTAGTAGATTCTACATTTATATTCGCATCAAATAAATCAACAGCTGATGATAAACGAGTTGATTCTATTAAATTAGTAACATTTTCTAATTTAATATATTGATCTATATTTTGAAGTATATCATAAGTTGATCCTTGTCCATCTAAAGATTTATAATATTGACTAAGAAATTCAGAAATCAGTGGAAATTCTTCCCTAACAAAAATAGGAAGTTGATTTTCTACAATAGATGATATTTTTACTCTTTTCTTAATCATTTACTTTCTTACGATGTTGTTTTCTTTATAGCTAGATGAAAAAGTATAAGATGATCCAGATGTTGATTCACCAGAAGAGATTGCATCAGACACCATATTTACTGATACTCTATTAATATCTAGTTGCAAATATAGATCTTGTAGTCCAACTACATCATTAGATTTTGGTGTTGCCGACAATTCTATAATTGGATTTCCACCAGAAGTTGCATCAGTTGATACAACGTTTAATATAAATGTGTTAATTTCTCCTTTATCATAGTTTACTGTGCCAACATTTCTTCTTAAAATTTTTGGTTCAGATGAAGCAGTCAATTTAAATAAAACTAATTCACCAATTGATTTATCACTTTGATTTGGGATGTCAGTAAAATAAACCGTATCAGATAAGTCATTTATTTTGAAGCCAGAACTTCTAATATTAAATCCATCACAATCTCTGACAAAAAATGAATTACCAAAACATATCTCATATGTAGCTGGTTGGTTAATAGATATCAATAAATCTCTTCTAATTGAAATTCTTGTAATATTAGACGTAATTGCCTCGTTACTATCATCGATTATTTTTTGATACTTACTATACTTAAATCTTGCACCATACTGATTTAATTCATTAGATTTGGAATAATTTGAAATATTTTGTTTTATAGTTGTAGATAAGTCATTTACATTTAGAGTTAAATTTTTATCATAGTAGACATCTGAATCAGTTTCAATATAAAGATATTTCAAATCTATAATTTGAGGTAATATTCCAGCAACACTATATTTTTTTAGATCGTTTAAAATATTATTTTTCACGGTATTTGATAAAAATGTTTCTCCATATTTTGGCTTTATAGCAATGAAAACTTTTCCATACTGTGGTGGATCCAACTCCTCTCCACCATATGCAGTTACTGAATCAGTTTCTGGGTAAATTTTTCTTATAATTGATTCATAATCTAGATTTGTTACTGCTCTATTTTGAGCCGAATATACTCTGGGGGCATATTTTTTAATTGAACTTATTGATTCTTTTTCTTGACCACCATCTGAAATTTGATTTGTAGTGATTAAAGAAAAATCTCCTTGAATAATTCTATTACTATCATCTAATATTCTACCTAAAAAGCTAAAATTACTAATTCTATTTGCACTAGATCCATTGGAAATTAAATATGAGACTTCAATATAATTCCCAGCTTCTAATTTTCTTCCAAATATTCCATCACCAAAAAGTATTTCATATCTTTCGTCTTCTATTTCTTGAAGAAAATATACTCTAGATGTTGATTTTGCACTACCCAAATCGTCAGTAAAAGCAAAATTTCTTTTTACTGAGCTTTGTTGGGTATCTTTAACACTAACTTTAATTGTTGATGTATCTATGTTGGCATTATCTAAAATAAATTTTTGATTTTTATTTAAAGGATCTACTAAAAAATTTGTAGAAATAAATGTACCTTCATAAATTTCAATATCTTCAAATAGTGCAATATTGTCAATTACTGGTACAGTAATATCATCTAAGGTACAAAAAGTATAGCTTGAAATGGAACCAGAAGATGTAGAACTAGGAGAGGTACAAATTACACCTTTTTTTAATGTTAAAGCGTTCGATTGTGTAGATGCATTTATAGTATTAACAAAAAAACTAATTCTAGCTCTTGCTGAAGTTGTTGATTTCGGTAAATATCCTATATTTTTTGCCAACGAAACCACATTTTCTCTTAATGTAGCGGAATCAATAAAAACTTCATTACTAATCATATTAGCATTATATGAAGTAATGTAAGTATTATATGCCAAAATATCAATAATTGTAGATAAATTAGATCCCTCAAAATCATAATCACTAAAATTAGAGTTTGACCTTAAATAATCTCTAATTGAAGTCTTTATTTGATCGAAATCTAAATTAGTAAAATTTACTAGCGACATTTATCTTGTTGGCAATAGTGCAAATGTTAATTGCTGCGGTAATACATCAATTCCTATAATTTGATATTTTATTGTTACTTCAAATTCATTTTGATCATAATTTGGGGTTGCATTGACAGAGATTAAAGATACCCTTGGCTCATAGTTACTAATCGTAGTTCTTATTTCATCTTCAATTATAGATCCAGTTATTGAGTCTATATTTTCGAATAACAGTTTATTTACTCTTGAGCCAAGATTTTGATTGAAAAATCTTTCACCATTTGAAGTTAATACTAAATTTCGAATTGAACGAGCAATTGCAGTTTCATTTTTGATGTCAATTAAATCATAATTAAAAGGATTTACCTTAAAAGACATGCTAATATCTTTAAAACCCTTACTTACTCGTTCTAGTGGCATCTCATTGGATGATTCTTTTCCTATTTATTGGTCTTCCACTCGGTTAAAGGGACTGGTTCTGTACCATATTCCCAATCATCATAGTCATCTTCATTCCTTATCTTCTCATGTAACTCGTTTTGCATATCAAAATTGTGCTTTTTGGGCTTATAATCATCTGTTATGATTTCACGAATTAAATTTTTATCTTCTGACATAAAAATTTGTAATATTTCACTTATTATCTATAAGATCAAGATCGTTTTTTAAAATTTCTTTCAAATATTCTTCGCTCCAATGGTCATAATAACCGGTTTTACTCAATTTTTCTCTAATCTTCCTTAATTTTTCCTTTTCTTGAGCTAAAATCAGGTTATACTTACCATTATTTGTCTGAATTTCACCTATAAAAGTGGAATATGCGGCACAATCCTTGAAAAATGTCCAATTTTCATACTTTTTGTCATAATATTCCACCCATTTATCCAATTCAGAAGGACTTAGATCATCTCCTACAACATAAATGATCGCATCATAACCTAAGACGGGTTCAATTTTTTCTATATTTACCTCAATTACATCATAAAGGGCCAATTTAGCATAAGGACACACAGAAAACCCAGATAATTCAGGTCTTAACTCAGATATTCTCTCTATCCACTGTAAAATATATTCTTTTTTAGACATAAAAAAAGAGCCTTATGGCTCTTATGTGTATATTTTATTTAATTACCTTGACCTCGGTATGGTTTCCGTGCCTTATTCCTGCTCGTTGCAGAATATTTTGTATGTTTCCCATCACCCTGACGGGTAGACTTGGGTTTGGATTCAATTTTATCTGATCCATTCAGACTTTTGATTTTAGCCATTAGATTTCCTCCAATTCAATTTCATTTGCATCAATTTCGCCATTGTAAGACTTTTCTGCTAACTCAAGAAGAATCTCTGTAGACTCTTCTTCAGTTAAGTTTGTATAAATTTTTCTTCCTTTATACAAAATATTAAGCATAAATCATCAGATCACACGAGTCTTTTCGTGACCAACGCGAATGCGAGGATCACACCAAATCTCAAATCCTGCTTCTTTTGCATCGAGACAGAATGAGACATCTTCTCCACACATATCTTGTACAGCACCAGATTCAAATACTTGCATCTTAGGTGCAAACCAAGGATACTCTAGATTTTCGAATACACCATTCTTAATCAGAACCCAACCAAATCCAGTATAATCAACTGTAAATGGCTTACGACGCTTACTGATGCTCTCTACTGTCTCATGATTCATGACTCCACCATTCTGACGGAATTCTTCTTCTTCGAGCCAGTGAGCAACTGATGTAGTGCGACCATCTTCGGTTGCATACCAACCAGCAACAACTTCTTTTTCTTCACCTTCTTCATTTAATGCAAGATCACAAAGTTGCCAAAACTTCTCACTATTGAAAACAATATCACTATCAATCCAAAGTTGATAATCATAATTTAGTTTTCCATCCCAGGGAATCTGCTTTGGTCCACGAAGTACATTTGCCCCAAGACACTTACAACGAGCAAAGTTTACCATACTCGAATAGTCTTGTGAGATTTGAATACTCATACCATTTTGTACAAGATCAAAACATAATTGTACAAATGCTTTTAGAAATGCAAATGAACATCCTCTACCTGGTAGACAAAAGACAATGCTCTTGCCCTTCATTCTTTCTTTAATTTTTTCATAATCCCATTCTTGTTCTTCGTTACGAATGGGCGCTTTTGCCTTTACTGTAAAACCTTTTGCCATGGATTAAAATACACTCCAATTCAATTTTAGCGTTCTATTTATGATTTGTCAATGTGATGAATTTAATACTAATTCTTTGTTTGTTGTCACTTCTTCATACTGTATATCATTCATATTGATATCAGTAAGCCATGACAGCTTTTGCACGAAGTCCCATAATCTATTGAATTCTTCTTCTGATAGGGAATGATATATGCATTCACTTTTTACATATATGTGATATGATTTATTCATCCTTATTTTTTTATCTGGACGCATTATATATCATCACTAAAATAAACCCAATCGGTAATCCAATTAATTTCATAAAAGTTTTTGGATACCTAATTAACCATCCAGCAAATACAACCTTCCAGAAATTCCAATATGGCGTGGGGGGTTTTGGGGAATTTTTTCTGGCGGCGATTTTTTGGGGTCTAATGGTTTTTCGATTTAATTTCAGATTCGAACTATTCATAAGATTCTTATGGGCGGCGGATTTTATTTGGAATGGGGTTTTTTTGATTTTTTTATGTATTTGATACTTATGAGGCGAGTGGATAGCTTTATAGCTTATGGGGTCCCATTCTTTTTTACCCGCATGGCCCAACCCTACCACGGCATGGACGATCCGTCAACTGTCCCTGTGACACTTTTTCGACTGTCTTTTATACCTATTATACGCCACAGTTAGGTATACTTAGTGGGGTAACAGTTAATTACACTGTCACCCCATAAGATCTTAGTGCCAGCTTACCTTCTGCCAGCCATCCTGACGGCACCAGTAGATACTGAAACCAACCTCTTTAAGATCCCAAGTGAACCAAACTACCTCTAAATCGTCCCACTGTTGCTGTAGATCAAAGCCGACTTCTACAGGTCCAATGCGATAGAAACCACGCCATTCTTGCCACTTCTCACAGAAGCTAACTGCGCGAACAGTTAGAGTAAACAATTCTTTCACGATTGCGACTGCAAAGCATACGATAATCTCGCACACTTCGATGTAAATTTTCACCAGATCTGCACTGTTGGGAGTGTAAACAATGGTGCCGCGATTGTTGATCATGAGAATCAAATAGCGATGGGATTGTGGGGGCAGTTTAACGACATGCCCAGGTCGGTTAGTTATACCTAGAGGCCGAACTTTTCACGGCAGATAGGACCGATTCCCAGCTCGATTGATTGGGGATTGGTTAGATCACGACCGCAACATGAACAGCTGCCAGTCTCTTTACCGTAGCGAACTGCGGCGGTGAGAGGATCACTGGCGGCCTCTAAAAGCACCGCCTTGATATCATCAGAGAGGCGAGAATCTAAACGGTTAGGTGTAATTTTACCGAGATACTTTGGCTGAGGACCATAATTACCTTCCTCAGTCTCAGTCTGAGAAGTGACCCATAATGCCGTATTGTCACGGTTTGGCTTTACATTTACACCGCTTAAACGCAGTGTGAGTCGCTTCAATCCGCGAGACTTTGCAGCCTGAAATACACTGAAGAGCCGCTCAAACTGGGGCTCGTTGTTATCATCCTCCGCAGATTCTGCCTGCAGAAGATCAGTGGAGAGCTTGTGAGCCCAGGCCATCTGAGCTGGCGACAGGCCACGCTCGTGAGACTGCTGCCATAGCGACTTTGCAAAGCGGCCAGAACACCACTGCAGGAGATCCTGCGCAGCGTCATCGCTCAGGCGGCTTTCAAAGGTTACAACCTCCCCACGAGCGGTGACGGTCATCACGCGAGGATCGCTCAATGCGGCGTGACGCGCGGCGCGTGCAATGTCATCGGCGCGGCTGACGCTGCCAAGGTTGGTTGCGGTGACGGTGAGGGTTTGCATGGCTCGATTGCATTGGCTCCGCCAATGTAGGACCTAGGAAGGCGGCACCGTGGCTCGAATCGCCAAACCGTAACAATCCGTCACACTACTATTTCATGGCAGGGTAAGCGTGGCTCACTTTCGTCGCTGGGCTTCGGACCCTCTACCGGTTTCACCAATCCTACCATGCCAGGGGGGCCAGGCCAGCCGCCCCTGACATAAAACTTTAATTATACTTTATCGGCAAAAGTTTCGACTTTTGCATCATAAAACCCCAGAGAGTTGTAGAAGCTCACCATACTTCTAGCCTCTGAAATAGTTTTGAATTCTTGTGTTCTTCTCTCGCCATTGAAGCGAGGGTAAGGTGCAAAGAAAGAGATGCGGATTGTCATGAGAATCTAAAGCGATGGGGTGAGAATGTAGGCTTAAAGTTACAGTGAACCGTTTTGATCTAGGATGCCGCAGGATAGATCAAAGCCGCTAGATGTCGGATAGATTCCGACATAAAACCTACCGATTCCTGCTGCCAAATACTCATCACCCACGCGAGCTTTTGTGTCAAGTCCGAAGTAAGCTAATTTGCTGAATTTGTAGGGAGTTTGGATTCTCATGATAAAGAATAGCGGTGGGATTGCATGGGGACTTTATACTCTGCCCCCTGAGAGTTAGCTACATTCAGATGCGATGGCGCAAGCCGAAAGGTAACTTAGAGTTGCGCAAGTTAAGCTCTGCAGCATAGGTTAGCATCTGATCGATGTAGAAACCCTCACGGACAGGATTCCAGCCAGCCATAGCTTCTGCAGCCTCTCTGCAGTCTTTAATTACATACTGGAGAGAATAGGCGTCGAGAGTTTTAGCCTCGGCAGCCCAGCGGCTGAAGTGCTCGGCGGTTGCGGCATCGCGTGTGGGGTTGTAGGTCACAGCTTCGCCCTTGGTTGCGGTTGCTCCGCCATTCTGAACCCAGATCGCCAGCTGCCATGGCCGCATTGTGCCAGTGGCCAAACTGGCTTAATTTGGCGGATTGTCTCGCGGATCGGCTCCCGATGCTGTAGAATTATCTCACAAGCAAAGGAGGCCACGAAGGCCGTTGACGATAAGTAAGCCACGCTAACCCTGCGAAAAAATAATAAGATATAAAGAATAAAAAAAGAATAATAAGATTTGTTTAATTATAATTTGTTTTTTATGTGAGGATGATATCATAAGGTATCATCCCCATAAGACTCAATCAGGCACCGAACATTTCGAGAAAAAGATCACCAATGTCCGGTTCTTTACGCTTAGGTAGTGGTGAAGCATAGCACACACCGACTGCGCGAGCGTAGTCCCAGATCTCAATAGTGCCGATACCGATCACTGTACCATCCTTTGAGACCTCATTGCACACGGTACGGTAGGGAGTGCCTTTGACCCACTTGCGGCAGGGATCGGGGATAATGGCGGCCATGGGGTGTCTTTGTGTTGACCCTGTAATTGTAGCGCCTTGTGGGGGCTTCTGGAGGCATCTCACGAGATCCTGTACCGGTTCGCCAGCTGGCACAAGAATACGAAAAAACGAAAAAAAATATAAAAAAAGGGAGAGATTTCTCTCTCCCTGTGTGAGCCTATTGCACCGTGAAACCTAGTCTCTATCTTCCTCCACTACGATAACTTTACGATCCTCATTGAGATACTCTGTGCGGATAATACCTGGAGCGATCTCTACTTGACCGATGATAAATGCAGCAGCGAGTAGTTCAATCATCGAAGAATCCTGTGGCGAACATCAAGAAACTGTTGTACTTCATGAGACTGAAAATACCAAATGGTTTTTCCGTCATTATATGCCCACATCAATTCTTTGGTGTGGATGTCATAAGTTTGCATGATTTCCATAGGTTAGCCTATATGGTGAAAGTGAAAGCGAACAACAATCGAAAGAAAGATCAGCATCGTTCGGTAACTTGACAAGTGAGATCTGCAACCTTAGCATCTAAGGTTTTGGCTGCCTTGAAAGATGCAACCAGTGTGTTGCTGAAAGTAACAGCAACCAGTGCAAAGACAAAGATCTTCATCAGAACAGACCTTCTTTCACGAGACGATCATAAAGAACAGAAGCAAGTGCACCACAATGGGAACAAGCTTTTGCGTATTTAATGTCAGACTTGAGGCTATACTTTTGGGGGTGATTGTGTTGCTTACTGTAGACGAATTTGTAACGATGAATAGCAGAAACGAGTTTCAGCAGTTGACGCTTTTGCAGATCATCAGCTGCGATTTCATACATTGGGATGAAGTAGCGATAGTCTCCGCGTTGATTGCAGCGGTTCAGACTATCAACAATTGCCTTGGCCATTGTGCCACCGAAGTAAGGCGTCAGCTCCACCATCAGGAAAGCCGAGAAAGGCGCCAGAGCGTTGTTGGTGGGGATGGATGCCTGCTGCTCCTGGAGCAATGCCAAAGCCTCTTGTAGAGTGTTCAGCGATGCTGCTACAGTGGCGAGTTGAGCAGTGATGGCCTGGAGGTCGGTGTTCATTGGGCTTGATTGCCTCGACTCCTTAAAGATACCAGCCACCAAAACCAGCGGTCTAGCCGCCTTGTGCCAGTGATCGAACTGGTTGCCGCGGCCATAGCTGGGGAGGCTGCCTGCTAGAATTAACTCACAAGCGAACCGAGGCTAAGAAGGCCGATGACGAAAAGTAAGCCACAGTCACCCTGCCATGAAATATAAAAAAGAAAAGTATAAAAAAAGAGGGGAAAGATTCCCCTCTAAATCTATCACATGTTCTGGAAGAAGTAGTTATCCTCCTCCCAGTAATCAAAGCGCATTGAACTATCCCATGTTGCCTGATAATCTACAACAATCCAGCTGGGAAGTTGACGCTCAGAGATGTCAGCGATAATTTCCTCAGTAAAGTGCGCCTCGCTATCGTATTCTCCTTGGTAAGCTTCTTCGAACTCATCGAAGTTGCCGATGTTTTCATAGTAAATCTCCAGAGCTTTCTGGGGATAATTGACACAAAGCTCCAGGAATTGCTCCTCTTGCTCCTCATCATCGAACTCGATCTCTGTCTCGATCTCTTCCTTTTGCTTTTGCCATTGTGGCGTCTTAGCCTCGATCAGAGCTTCGTAGAAGGCCACATAGGCAGCCTTGCCGTCAGGCTTGACATAGCCGCAGCCAAGCACAATGTCAGTACGTGTGGCGTTCTGCTGCTGCAGCTCGGTGACCTTGGAGATGAGTTCGGATCCGGTGAGCATGGCTCGGATTGCTTGGGACTCACCTAGTATGGGTCCAGATGCCGACCAGATCCAACCAGCTTGTGCCAGTGGTCGAACTGTCCCAATTTGACCAGAATCGGTTGAAACGACCCCACGACCTGCTAGACTGTTAGCAACAAGAGAAGAGGAGAGCACGAAGCTCGTTGACGATAAGTAAGCCACGCTAACCCTGCCATGAAATAGTTAAGTATAAAGAATAAAAAAAGGATCATAAGATCCTTATGATAATTATTATTAATAATTATCAAATGAAATCACATAAGAGGCGAATCTTTCTGCGAATGACATCAGCATCGCCATGACTCCACACATCATCATCGTAGGCATTTTCGATCATCATGTAGATCATCAGCCATTGCTCTTCAGTGAACAGCTGACGGTAGATGGTCTTGGAGAGCGAATCGACTGCCATGGGTGGAATCCCTTTCGACTTCTATAGTCTCTCATCCCCCTGTGGAACTGGTCAAGCGTCTTGTGCCAGAAAAAAAGTGGCACACCTTATGGTCATCAGGTGGTCTGTGCGTCTCATGGCATGGTAGACTGTATTCAACAACCAAGGGAGAGCAAGAAGCTCGATGACGATCAGTAAGCCACAATCACCCTGCCAAAAAATACGAAATACTAAATTAAAACGAAAAAATACGAAAAAAATATAAAAATCTTGTGGGAGCCTGTGATACTGTCAGACTCCCAGCAATACTATTAACCTAGGTAAAAATCATCACGATGACCGTACATTAGAGTGTGCCACTGTTCATCAGTTTCAACCTCTACTTCACGATGTTGTTCATTGAGATTCACTTCATAACGACCACCACCTTCACCTGAATCTACTGCCTCATGATAAGGTGCATTCAGTGGACGATAAACATGTTCCACTGCAATCTTGTAGGCTGTATCTACTGCATCAGCCCACACATAGAATCGATCAGTATCAATCACATTCTCCTCAATGTTAAAGACTTTCCAGGTTTGGAAACAATAACGAAATGCCGTTTGATCCTTATACCTAAAGGTATCAGTTCCGATCAGTTCGATACCACCGAGACCATGATACTGTTCAGTCATGAGAAGAAAACGGATTTCCGACTTGTTCATATTAAACCAAAATCACTCAGAAAAACCACATGTCAGCCAGTTAAACAACTGTCCACTCATCACCCCATGAGACCCTGGATGCCCTATAGTTGTATCAACAACAAGGGGAGAGCAAGAAGCTCTATGACGATCAGTGAGCCACGCTAACCCTGTCACAAAATAATAAAGTATAAACAATAAAAAGGATCTTTCGATCCTTATGTTTATTATTTCATGTAAAG